CTACCAAAAAGGGAGCCTTGAAAATGCTGTTTCTGAAATGCAGGAACACCATTGCCTATTTTGTGAGAAGCCCATTGAACATTACCATCATGTAGTACCAAAATCCGAAAACGGTAGCAACACTATCGCCAATATTGTTGGTCTATGCACGGAGCATCACAATCTCGTTCATAAGGATGCTACCTGGCAAAAGAAACTCGCCAAAGAAAAAGTCGGACTCGTCAAAAAGTACAGTGCTTTGAGCGTATTGAATCAAATCATTCCGGCATTGACGAAAGAGATGAATTCTCTTTTTCCGAAGCATTTCTTTGTGACCAATGGTAAAAGTACCTACGACTATCGTACAGCGCACGGTGTGAGTAAAGACCATTGGCTTGATGCTTATTGCATTGCCTGTTCTGTTTTACCCAACGATGTTTGTGATAGCAATATAAACAGCCATGTGCCATACGAATTAAAGCAGTTCCGCCGCCATGATAGAAGAGTGCTACACAAAGCGAACATGAGCCGCGTGTACACACTCAATGGCAAAACAGTGGCAACGAATCGCCACAAGGCTATTAAACAGACTACCGACAGTTTGGAAGAGTTTCGTCAAAGCCATCCAGGTGATGTTTGCAAGCTCAAGGTGAAAGAGCATCATCCTGCATATAGAAACTTGAACCGTAACTATCCAGGAAGTGTATTTCTTGTTGACGGGCAAGTTCATGTGATGCAAGGAGTTAGCGGCTCACATAATGGCAAAGCAGATGGATATTACAATACGAATGGCAACGCATATCCATATTATAAATGTAAATTTGTTGTCAAAAACGAAGGAATTGTATTTGCATAAATTAGTAGACCACCTATTTTCAAATAGAAAATCACCTAATTTTGCAAATACCCAAATCCAACAAGGAGCTGACCCACTCCCCTCATGTCTTCCCGTCTTGATCCCCTTGCCCGCAATTATTATCGCCGCAACAATTACCGGCAAACGGCTGGCTACCCCAAGCGTGAATGGACGACCGAGGAAATGAATCTTATCCTCGTCCACTCCATCCCCGACCGTCAGCTTTCCGCCCGTCTTCAGCGCAGCGTTCAGTCCATCCAGGTCATGCGCTGCCGTCTTCGTTCCAAGTCAACAACCCCGCCTAAATCGGTCAGCCGGTTATAGACGGGACTTACGGGGAAACCCGTAAGCCCGGTTGATTAGCCTCGGTGAACGGCAACTTCGGTTGCCGCGAACTCCGTTATGCATTTGATGAGCAATCATCTTCATAATATAGGCACCCCGATCATGCTCCACAAGTGTCGGGCTCTGCGGGCAATGTGTGTGTCAATGGCGCAAGTTGTTGATACATACCGCTAAACATCTCTAAGGGTAGGAGAAGTGCGTAAGCCATGCCGAAAGGCTAAAACAGTGCATAACATTGGCGAAGTGGACCACAGGGCGCAAGCCCTGACTTATAGTTTTATTATTATTTTACGAAAGGAGTATCTTGCATGAACACTTGTGTTTGCGTTCTCAGTAATAGTGGTGAACGCCTGATGCCTACTTTCCGCCTCGGCAATGTACGCCGTCTTCTGAAAAACGGAAAAGCAAAAATCGTTAAGCATCACCCGTTTACCATCCAACTGCTGTATGACAACAAAACGAACACACAACCCATCGAAATCTGCGAGGATGTAGGTTACAACTACATCGGCATCAGCGTGAAAAGCGAATCTCACGAATATGTATCTGCTCAGTATGATACATTGCAGGATGAGAAGGAACATCACGATGATTGTCGAATACATCACCGTATACGCAGAAACAGATTGCGCTACCGTAAACCGCGCTTCGATAACCGCAAGCGTGATAAAGGTTGGCTTGCGCCTTCTCTGGAACATAAGAAGCAGTTGAATATCAGTCTTATCGAACGGTATGTATCTGTAATTCCGATTACTCACACAACGGTTGAGGTTGGTTCCTTTGACACGATGCTGCTGCAAGCCATTAAGAAAGGTGAAGCAAAACCGGAATGTGCAGACTACCAGAAGGGTCCGCGTTACAACTTGGCTACACTGCGTGAGGCGGTATTCTACCGTGATAATTACACCTGCCAAATTTGTAAACGCAAAACCACGGATGGTGCCATTTTACATATGCACCACATGTTCTACTGGAAAGGCAGACACGGCTACCAGCTTGACGAATTGGTTACAGCGTGCGAAAAGTGCCATACATCCGCTAACCATCAAAAAGGTGGCAAACTCTATGGTTTCGGTAAAGACAAAAAGTTTGCTGACCTTTCGGGCGCAGCATTTATGAACGTCGTTCGCTGGCAGATAGTAAATGCATTGTACGCCACATACGGTAAAGAATTTGTGACCATCACTTACGGCGCGATGACAAAGGAGAAGCGCATTGCGCTTCAACTTGAGAAAACCCACAACAACGATGCGTATGCAATGGGAGATTATCACCCGGCATGTCGTTGCAAGTTTAGACATTACCAAAAACGACGCAGAAACAATCGTGTGCTGGAAAAATTCTACGATGCCACTTATATTGACGCTCGCACCGGTAACAAAGCAAAAGGTAAAGAACTTTTTAACGGCAGAATCAGCCGTAATCACAAAAAAGATTCTGAGAATTTGCACAAGTATCGGGCACGCAAAATAACAAAAGGTAGACGTTCTATTAGAAGTAAGCACTATACCATTCAGTCGGGAGATATGGTTTTCTATGCGGGGAAAAAATATATAACAACTGGTTGCTTTAACAAAGGAAAATGGTTACGAATTCCAGTCGATAGCACGGCGAAATCGGTCGCTGTATCAAAAGTCAAGTTAATCAATCATGTTGGTGCGTGGAAAGAAGGTCCTTCCATATAACTTCTTATAAACGCATTCAAACCCGCCTAAGCCTAGCGTCTATAGACGGGGTATTCTACTTCAAAAATAATAAATTTCAATTTTCAAAATCCAAGGAGGTAACAATTATGTTAGGTGGTTTTGGTTTAATTCTCGGTATCGCTGGTTTGTTCGGTTCTGCCGCTGCAGCTGGTTACACATCCAATGATATTAAAGGTTATGACGCTCTCGGTGCCTACCAGCGCTCCATCTCGGAACCCACCCCGGAAGAGAAAGCCATCTATGAAAAGTGGCGTGGCAAGTGTTTCAATAACCGTAACGAAACTTTCTATACCCTCATGCAGGAGCATCACGTTGATTATGCTGACGGCCATCGTATCTGGTGGCAGCATGTCTTTGAGGATGAAAAAGTTGAGGTCAATCCCAACTACCTTGATCGTATCAGCGGCATCCATGAGCGTGCTCTGCGCTATAAGGCGGAACAAATCGGCAAAAAGCGCCGCGGCTGGTAAGGCAGGTGAATCCTTATGCCCATCAAATTTCTTCTCCTCCTCCTTATGTTTTTCTCCCACCTCATTGCTGATTACAATCTCCAGGGCATCCTCGCTGATTTCAAGCAGCGTTTGTGGTGGGACCTCAAGTACTCCAAGGTGTTCGTTCAGGAACATTATCCTGTTGATTACATCACCGCCCTCATCGAGCATTCCTTCATGTGGTCAACTTGCATTACGATCCCGCTTCTGGTTTATTCTCTGTTCTTTCCCTATAACCCCCACGCAATCGTCTATTTCTGTTCCGCCATTCTTACCAATACCGGTTTTCATGCTATTATTGACCACCAAAAAGCAAACGAAGGTTCTATCTCTCTTACCACCGACCAGCTCCTTCATACCGGTCAAATCTTTTTTACCTGGCTGTTCTTCGTTCTGTCCTATTAAAAAAATAAAAACCAGGGTCGCAAAACCCTGGCGTACATCCTCCCATTCAAAGGAGCCTTATCATGAATTCTATCCCTCAGTCCTCCCAACAGCTTGTTGAGCTGCTCAAATCCAAATCTCTTCACATCTCTGCTGCCGAAAGCTGCACCGCCGGCCTCTTCTCTTCCTCTCTCGCCAGCATCCCCGGCGCATCCAGCGTTATGGAGTATGGCTTTGTCACCTACTCTGCCGCTGCCAAAATGAACCTTGTCTCTGTCAAACCGGATACCATCAAGAATTACACTGTTTATTCCGGTCCTGTCGCCGCCCAAATGGCAATCGGCGCAGCTCAAAAATCTGGCGCAGAGCTTGGCGTTGGCATCACCGGCATTGCAGGTCCTCATGCGGAATCTCAGCCTGCCGGCACTGTCTATATCGCCGTGGCCAATTCGGAGATCCAAAATGTTTTCGTTCGCCGCTATCTTTTTCAGGATCACGACCGCAACATCATCCGCCAAAAAGCCGTCCTTGCTGCCATGGATCTTGTCACCGCCGTCGTCACTTCTACCGGCCGCCAGCCCCACTTTGCCTGGTCCTGCAGTCCCGCTATCATCCATACCGTAACCGAATCCAAAACCCACTCATTCTAATCACTATATAATAAGGTAGGTAATTTGCTGTCAATAATCCACGACTAAAGTCGCGGGCTTGCTCCAGCGAGTCCGTATTTTAGAAGTGTCCGCAAGGATATGTTGACTACCCTTTGCACATTAAGTTGTGCCCCGTTATAAGCGAATAGATAGTTACCGCATAGTGTAAATCCTAGCCGTGCGCTCTAAGACAACACATCACATAAAGCCGAGGTAAAGCCGACAGGTGTGGCTGTATTAAACCGTTTATAACCTTGGGGAAGGATTCTTACCCTCTTCGGAGGAGTGAGCAGCTTCTTTTTAGCTGCTAATTTATCAAAAGGAGCATGGCATTATGCAATATGTGTATGTACTTAACAAACACGGCGAGCCTTTGATGCCGTGTTCTCCATGCAAGGCTCGCTTATTGTTAAAGCAGAAGAAAGCATGCGTTGTAAAACGCACACCGTTTACAATCAAGCTCCTGTACGGAAGTGCAGGATATAAACAACACATCACTCTCGGTGTTGATGCTGGCAGCAAGCATGTCGGCTTGTCTGCATCTACTGAGACGCGTGAACTCTACCGTGAGGAGGCAACTCCACGCAATGATGTGGTTGATTTGCTTTCTGCACGCCGTGCTTTCAGACGCAACAGACGTAACCGCAAGACCCGTTACCGTGCGCCACGTTTCAACAACAGAGTGCATAGCAAACATAAGGGTTGGTTAGCGCCATCTGTGGAGGTCAAGATTCAAGAACACATTACGCTTATCAAGCGAGTATGTCGTATCTTGCCTGTTACGCTCGTCAGAGTAGAAACAGCAGAGTTTGATACACAACGCCTAAAAGCAATGCTGGAAGGTAAACCTCTGCCGGTAGGCACAGATTACCAGCTTGGTGAGATGTACGATGAGTATAATGTACGCCAGTATATATTAAAGCGTGACAAATATACTTGCCAGTGCTGCGGTGCGCATCCAACAAAAACAAAATCTGTAAAGCTACATGTGCATCATATCGAGACCCGTAGAACAGGTGGTAATGCTCCCAATAACCTGATTACGCTTTGCACAGCTTGTCATAAAGCTCTACACGCTGGAAAAGTAACACTTAACGGCAAAAAGCGTGGCAAGCCTCTCAAAGATGCAGCTTTTATGGGGATTATGCGTAAGACACTTATGGAACGCTTGCTTAAAGAGCTGAAGATTCCTGTACAAGAGACTTATGGCTACATAACCAAGTACTTGCGTGAGAAGCATGGTATTCCTAAAAGCCACACCAATGATGCACGCTGCATTAGCAAGAACCCATTGGCCATACCTTTCGATACTTGCTACTACACGAAGGCTATACGCCACCATAACAGACAGCTGCACAAAGCAACTATCCTTAAAGGTGGTATACGCAAGGCTAATCAAGCTCCGTACACCGTAAAAGGTTACCGCCTTTGGGACAAAGTATTCTATCATGGCTCAGAATGCTTTATCACAGGCAGACGAACTTCTGGATACTTCGCTCTTAAAAAATTGGACGGTACTGTTGTTTCTAATAGCGCGTCCTACAAAAAATTGCGGCTACTAGAACCCGCAACAAATTATCTAATAGAAAGAAGGTGAAGGGGCAATTCCTCCCATGACTGAAGTCACGGGTATCCTTGCCCCGTTATATGAATAAAGAACGCCGCTCCAGAATTCGCGGTCTTATCAAAGCTTTCAAGGATCTCTCCTCCACCATTCAGAATGATCTCTCCTCCCAAGTTCAGGACCTGCACGATCTTGAGGAAGAAGCCTTTGATAATATGCCGGAGTCTATGCAGGATTCCGACCGTGGCACCACCATGCAGGACGCCATGGATGAACTTCAGTCCGCTGTTGATCTTTGTTCCGAAGCCTCCGATGCCATTGATTCCATCGTGGATTCTTTACAGGCCGCTACAGAATGATTTTCCCTCCCCATCAGGTAGTCTACCGTGCAGTGCATCTCGTCCGCCAATACGCCCAGCGCCCAAAACCCTGGGTAATTGATTCCGTTCTCCCACCCCATCACGGTGTGGGTCCCGCATCGCAGCCGCTCTGCCAGTTCCCGCTGGCTTATCCCGTTTGCCTTGCGCCACTCTCGTATAATTTGCCCAATCTCCATATTTTCGTGTCCCCTTTTCAATGTTAGTACAGGTTTCCGTTCTAGTATCTTGAATTCCTTTGTGCTATACTCGCATTATACAACAAATGGTTGTCAATTACAACTATTGGGATTAAATTTCCGCAATTTTCCAGTCCATCTTTTCGGACGTCAATGAATAAGGAGGAGCCATGAACACACAAACTATCACCCTTGCCCAGCTTTCCACCACCTGCCAAAACGCAGCCTACATCAATGTCCACCTCTACACCCCGGCCATGTCCTCCCTCTCCACCTTCAAGCCAGATCAAATCCGCTTCATGTCCGCCTCCACCGGCGTCCCGCTGCTTCGCTTCCAAAGCAAAACCAGCACCATAGTCCTGCAGGCTCTCAGCATTCAGGCCGCCGTCACCCCCAGCACCCCCGGCAATGAAATCCCTTTTGGCCGTTATACCTACTCCTACACCACCTATGATTTCGTTCTGGATGGTGTAAATTATTCCGTAAATATTTTTCAAAAATCTTGAATTTTACTGTTGACTTCTTGTAAGTAACGTGGTATGATAATATCACAAGGTAAGCAATAAATAAGGGGTATTTACGAAATTTGGTGGTTTAAATAAAATTACTTCATTTTGTATGTATCACAGGCATTTGGATGTTTGTTGCGCCTGTCGATTTTCCCAGTTGACAGCTCCGCAAGAGTGGTATTGCCTCGTGTAATACTACTCGTAGCAAACACCCAGCCAAGGGAAACACAACCTCCTGCTTCGGCAGGGGAGTCTTATCATAAAGGAGGTGGCGTATATGTCCACTGTATATGTGCTTAACAAAGACGGTAAACCTTTGATGCCTACGATTCGCTGTGGGCATGTACGCCGTCTGCTTAAAGAACAAAAAGCACAAGTCGTAACATCAAAACCGTTTACCATTCAACTGTTGTATGAAACCAACGATGTTGTGCAGCCTCTCTACTTAGGCATTGACCCCGGCAGAACCAATATCGGTGTTGCTGTTGTTAAAACGGACGGCACGGCAGTCTTTACTGCGCATTTGGAAACCCGTAACAAGGAAATTCCGAAACTGATGCAAGGGCGCAAAAAGGCCCGTCGTGCAAGACGCACCAACGGCAGACGATGCCGCCGTCAACGGAGAGCCAAAGCAAATGGCACCATTTCTAAAAAGTGCGTAAAGCAAACCACTGCTCAAAATGGCAGTGTCAGCAAGCGTGCAAAGAAAATTGGTGTCATCAAGCGTCATCTTCCAGGTTGTGAGAAAGAAGTCCTTTGCATCGGCATTAAAAACAAAGAAGCAAAGTTCAGTAATCGCACAAGACCGGAAGGTTGGCTCACACCTACCGCAAATCAGTTGCTGCAGACACACATTAACTTGGTGAAGAAAATTCAAAAGTTTCTTCCTATCAGTGATGTTGTGCTCGAAATCAACAAATTTGCGTTTATGCGGCTGGACAACCCCAATGTTCAGAAATGGCAATATCAGCAAGGCCCACTCTACCAAAAAGGGAGCCTTGAAAATGCTGTTTCTGAAATGCAGGAACACCATTGCCTATTTTGTGAGAAGCCCATTGAACATTACCATCATGTGGTTCCACAATCCGAAAACGGCAGCGATACTATTGGGAACATCGTTGGTTTATGCACAAAACACCACGACCTTGTGCATAAGGATACCGCGTGGCAAAAGAAGCTTGCCAAAAAGAAAACTGGACTCAATAAAAAATATGGTGCTTTGAGTGTGTTGAATCAAATCATTCCGGCACTGACGAAAGAGTTAAGCTCTCTTTTTCCGAAGCGTTTCTTTGCAACCAATGGCAAAAGTACCTACGACTATCGTGCAGCACACAGAGTTAGTAAAGACCACTGGCTTGATGCCTATTGTATTGCTTGCTCCGTTTTGGCTAACGATGTTTGCGACAGCAATATAAACAGCCATGTGCCATACGAATTAAAGCAGTTCCGCCGTCATGATAGAAGAGCACTGCACAAAGAAAATATGAGCCGCGTGTACACGCTCAATGGCAAGTCAGCTGCTACAAATCGGCATAAAGCCATTAAACAGACCACCGACAGTTTGGAAGAGTTCCGTCAACGCCAACCTAATGATGTTTGCAAACTCAAGGTAAAAGAACATCATCCGGAATACCGAAATCCAAAACGCAACTTTCCCGGCTGTGTGTTTCTTGTTGGCAAGCATACTCATGTGATGCAAGGAACCAGCGGCTCACACAACGGTAAAGCGGATGGATATTACGACACAAACGGCAACTCGTATTCATCTGGTAAATGTAAGTTTGTTGCCAAAAACAAAGGAATTGTTTTTGCATAAATTAGTAGACCACCTATTTTCGTAAGGAATCCCACCAAAAATAATAAATACCCTAAATAAGTAAAGGAGGTTTCCCCGCTATGTTCAAACCCAGTACCTCGGTTCCCAAATTTGGCGAAATCCGGCTGGGCTGCGCTCCGCAAGACCATGCCCTGCTCGGTACGCACAAGTACGTTGGTATTCATCCCTATCTGGTCGTCAGCAATGATGTTTATAACAAATTCAGCGGCCAATGTGATGTCATCCCCTTCACCACCAAGCGCTTTGCAAGTGCCAGTCCAACGCATGTTGATTACCCGGCCGGTTCCATCCGCGGCCTTACGCGGGATTCCACCCTCGTGGTCGAAGCTCGTGATACTCTTTTGAACACTCAGCTGGGTGAACCGATTGCCCGCTTCTCAGATGAAAACTGGCAGCGGGCCAAAAAAGCTTTCCTCACTCAAAATCCATTCCTTACCCGCTGGGTCATCCCGGAACCCCGCCCAACACCGGTTGCATAGTTTTTCTTTGCATTTCCTGTCTACATACGTTATACTATAAATAACTAGAAAGGCAGGATCTGTATGGGCAAAACTATTATCGATCGGTATAACAATGATTCTGTTCGTATTGATCGTTATCAACAACTTATCTCTGATATTACCAATGCTTATATTACGGTCAATCACGGCAAAACCGTTCCGCAGTATATCCAAAAAATCATTCCCCGGCTTTCCTACACGCTCGAAACGTATGAGCATCAGTACGGCACCCGGTTTGAATCCTTTTCCTATCAGCAGTACGCATCGTTTTATAAGCAGGCAATCATCGGCAACTCGGCAAGTGCAGTTATCAACCGCAACAAGCTGGTCCTTCTCTCCTGTTACCTGGATTACCTGGTTCTTCAAAACGTTATCACGCTGGATCAGTCAACAGGTCATCCGTTCCGTCAGTTTCTTCAGATGTCACTGGCTGATAATGAGGACGATTCTCAAATTCTGTCCAAGCCATCCCTTACTACCGTTTCCAATCCCAGCAAACCCACTCTGCAGCAGTCCCTTGATTCCTATTCTCAGCAGATGCTCTTTTCTGATGAAGAATTCGAATCTCTGCTGGAAGCTATCTTTAATAACAGCGATCTGGACTGTATGCCCCGTGCAATCTATACCCTTGCCTGGTGCGGTGTGGAGGTCAAAAACATTGCTCTTATCAAAAAAGCGGATGTCGATCTTACCCGTATGGTAATTTACGCCACAGAACAAAATCACCTCCCGCAGGATATTGTAATTTCTTCCTCTTTCTGCTGTATCAACCTTGAAAAAGCCATGCTTGCGCAAAGTATCCTGGTGCCCAATCGTACCGGTATGCGTGAAGTATTGTTTTTTGGCCGCGATGATTATGTGATCCGCGGTGTAAAAGGCGCCAACAAGGCCGAAACGCCGGACCCGGACGCCAGCGGTTTTTATATCGTCAATAACATCAACCGCGTCTATTCTCAGCGCCAAGAACAGCTTCCGGTGAACAATCCCTTCAAAAACAAAAAAGTTCTCGTCAGCTCTTGTTATAAATCCGGCCGGTTCCTGCGGCTCTTCAAAACACAACAGCTGTCAGAAAAACTCTGGGGCGTTTATAGCAATGATTTCGTTTACTCTTACAAAAAGTGGCTGTCTTACAAGCAGCTCAACTTAAAATAATTTTTCTCATCGTGGGGCATCGTCGTCCCACATTTTTACGGGCGCTATAATACAAGTTTTCGCAAACACTATTTTCAGGAGGTTTTTCCCATGACTACCGAATCCATGTCCATTCACCGCGCTCTGGTGGAACTCAAAACTATTGATTCCCGGATCATCAAAAAGATCGATTCCGCCAAGTTCTGTGTCGCCGCCAAAGCCAAAGCTACCAAGCTCGGTGCAGTCACGGTGGATGAATTCAAAACATCCGCTCAGGCCAGTTATGATTCCGCTATGGATCTCATCAATCGCCGCAACGCCATCAAGGCCGCTGTCTCCAAGTCCAACGCGGTCACAGAAATTTCAGTCAACAATAAAACATATACCGTGGCCGAAGCTATCTCTCTCAAACAGCACGGCATGGAATACCTGGACTACCTGCGCAGCCATATTCAGGCTCAGTATTCAAACGAAACCTCTCAGATCACTTCCGCCAATCTCCGTGTGGAAGCCAAGGCCGATGATATGGTCAAATCGATCTGCGGCGGCGATTCCAAAACCAAGGATGCCGATCCTGAAACTGTCGCCAAGATCCGCAACACCTATCTTGAACAGAACTCCATGGAGCTGGTCGATGGCCTCACCAAAGGCTGTACTCAAATCATTGAAGATCTGCAGTCCCAGATCAATTCCTTCAACAACGAAATTGATTCCGCCCTCTCTGTTTCCAACGCCGTCACCCAGATCACATTCAGCTACTAAGCTGTTTTGATACCATTTGCCTGTGTACCGAAAGCGTCAAACCACAAGCCGCTTTGTCCGCTGTGGAATAATGACAAAGTTAAAACTATAAACACCTGTTCCACGCTATCAATAATTATGATAAAAAATATTGGTTCATTCCTCGCGGCTGCGTTTTTGTGTGCCTAGCCCGCCAGGATGAATGTATTTGCCCGGAAAGTTTAATGCTTAACGCTTAAACCTCAACGCTCAAATTTCAAACTTTATTTTTCATCAAGGTTTATTCCTCAACCCCCAAGGCTCAAGGCTCTATTAAATCCTTGACGCAAGGTCATGTGCATGGCTGTGTCGGCACCTCGCTGTCCTCAAGGCTGGTACATGGGTAACGTGCGAAGGCGGTAGCACGTTAAAACAATCCGCCCTGGTATGATTCCCGGCAGGTCGGCTGCTTTACCGGTCCAATCCCGGCAGGAATCAATGAATTGGCAAAATAAAAAAGCCCCATACCAAACGGCATAAGGCTTTTGCTATTTACCTTGTGACAATCTGCCACACCCACAGGATCGCTCCTGCGATTGTGATAACATCCGCCACTTCGGCAATAACTGCACTTAGGCGTTTCCTCACGGAACCACCACCCTTCTTTCATTTTTAGCTTCGCCTTCTCAATAAAACGTAAGACGAAACTTTGTGAAAGAGGAAATTGCTAAAAAATGATTGTGCTAAAAATTCTGAAGGTAGTGCAATTATATCTTATCATGACTTTTTTCTTTTGTCAATTCGTTTCTCAGCGTCCGCAGCTTAAAGCGGTCAAGCGCCCGACTTGTAATCGGGAGATTGTTGGTTCAATCCCAACCGGGCGCCAATCTGGGGTGTTCGTATAACGGTTCGTACTCCTGCCTTCCAAGCAGGCAGCGCCGGTTAAACTCCGGTACACCCCTCCACAACAGAATAATTTCATTTTGGTTTCACACCGTAAAGTCCCGTCACACCGGCGCGGCCAACCTGCGGCCACACCGGGTAGCAAACGGCTCCACACCTCGGTCATATCCAGTGGTCAGCGGCTTTTTCGGGGTTCTTGCTTCCATTCAGTTCAAACAGTTTGTCGAGCTGTCTGCGGCTGAAAATGCCCTGTTCGTATTTTCCAAATGAACTGCGAAAAGCTTATGCCCTCTTTGTTATCAAACGCAAGCCACTAGTCGTAAATGGCGTTGTTACAATTTTTTCCTGTAACTGCGTATATCCAGGTGTTTGAATTTGAATCTATGTACCCGTCACCAGTACAAATATATGTACCATATCGCGGGATGTCGTCTCCATCATGAAGTTATTCTGTTACTATGCCAGGTTAGCTCAATTGGCAGAGCAGCCGTTTTGTAAGCGGCAGGTTGTGGGTCCAACTCCCCCACCTGGCTCCACCGTTCCGGTTCACACCGGGGCGTCATGGCTCCCAGCGCCGGTCAAGTCTGGGGTACGCGGAGGGCAATCTCTCCGTCAAATCAGTGGGTGAAATAAACTCGCTGGACGCTTTATTCTGGTCTAACCCCCAGATGCTAAAGCAATGGCAGAGCAGCGGCACACTGCCTCAAAACTAATCCGTTTGCACCTTCGGGCAGGTAACAGTCCACCTTGCCGGGTTCAAAGCCGTCTTTACGGCAGTCTTAACACGCAGTACCCGGCATGAAACCGATCGGCGGAACTTCCAGTTGGCTTCCAAACACCTTTCCAACTGGTGGCAAGATGGGAAAGTCCTCCGGGCTGCGGCGAGTGGTAAGCAGCGGTAAGTACCTATCGACATATGGCGAGACGGCTAAGCACGTCGCTGGTACCTCAAGGGTGGGATGCCCTTTCACACGGAGCAATACTCAAGCTGGTTTAAGAGGCGTCCCTGCTAAGGACGTAGTCAACAACCTCGCCTAAACCGTTCCGCCGGTTATAGACGGGACTTGCGGGGAAATTCGTAAGTCCGGTTGATTAGCCTAAGCCCGTTGCTTCTGCAGCGGGGGAAACTACGTTGTGTACCAATAATATAGGCACCTTATCCATACTCCACAAGTGGTAAGCTCTGCGGATGTTTGTTAAAAATCTCTGAGGGTAGAAGAAGTGCGAACATCATACCGAAAGGTAAAACAGTACAACAACATTGGCGATGTGGACCACAGGGCGCAAGCCCTGACTTATCGATTTATTATTTGCGAAAGGAGTGCCTTGCATGAGCACTTGCGCTTGTGTTCTCAGTAAGAGCGGCGAACGCTTAATGCCGACCATCCGTCTTGGCAAGGTGCGCCATCTCCTGAAAGACGGAAAGGCAAAAATTATTAAGCATCATCCGTTTACCATCCAGTTGCTGTATGACAGCGAAACGAATATTCAACCCATCGAAATCTGCGAGGATGTGGGTTACAACTACATTGGCATCAGCGTGAAAAGTGAATCCCATGAATATGTGTCTGTACAATATGATACATTGCAGGATGAGAAAGACTGCCACGATAGTTGTCGTAAGATGCGCCGCATCCGTAGAAACAGGTTACGTTACCGCAAGCCGCGTTTCGATAATCGTAAGCGGAATAAAGATTGGCTTGCACCATCTCTTGAACATAAGAAAGAACTCAACGTCAATGTCATCAAGATGTATTGCGAGGTAGTTCCTATTACGCATGTAACTGTTGAAGTTGGTTCTTTCGACACAATGCTTGTAAAAGCCATCCAGGAGGGTAAAGCTATACCGGAAGGCGCAGATTATCAAAAAGGCCCTCGCTACAATTTGGCTACCTTGAGAGAAGCGGTATTCTATCGTGATAAATATACTTGCAAAGTTTGTGGGCGCAAAGCCAAAAATGATAGCGCCATTTTACATGTGCACCATATGTTTTACTGGAAAGGTCGTCACGGTAATAGTCTTAATGAACTATTGACGGTGTGCGAAAAATGCCATACACCAGCTAACCACCAAAAAGGCAGCAAGCTCTATGGGTTCGGTGAAAATATAAAGTTCGCCAACCTTTCCGGTGCAGCATTTATGAACACTGTGCGCTGGCAAATCGTTAATGAGCTTTACGCTACTTTTGGAAAACTGTTCGTCACATTCACTTATGGCGCAATGACCAAGGAAAAGCGGATTGCTCTTCATCTTGAAAAGTGTCATAACAACGATGCGTATGCAATGGGGAACTTTCATCCAGTTGACCGCTGCGCGTTTGAACATTATAAAAAGGTGAAACGCAATAACCGCATTCTCGAAAAATTTCATGACTCGCAGTACATTGACATCCGCACCGGCAAAGTGGCTAACGGCAGAAGCCTCTTTAACGGTAGAATCAACCGTAGCCATAAAAAGGATTCCGAGAACCTGCACAAGTATCGTGGGAAAAGGACTCGTAAAGGCTACCGTGCTCTACGCCGCAAAAAGGTAGCCCTCAATCCCGGTGATTTGGTTTCTCTTAACGGAGAAATTCTTGTTGTCCATAGCACTCATGCCGGAAAGAATGGTTATGTAGGCGTAGAATTCAAAACTCCATCAAAAAGCGGCAAAAAGTCTGCCAGTCTCAAAAAACTAAAAATTGTTAAAACGTCAAACTCCATGCACTCTGCGTGGACTAAAGTATCTTAAAAACGTTTGTACTTACCAAGTATACCTCAAATATACTCTTGGCCAGCGCATTCCTTACCGCCCAAGTCGCAGGTGACTATGGACGGTGTAACATGCTCCCATATCTCAATGGTAGAGAAGCGGCCTTATAGCCCGCCTAGCACCAGATTAGTGCGCAATCCCTGTTCAAGTCAGGGTGGGAGTACCAGCCTTACGGACTTGCCGTAAGGGATTGGAAACCTTTTTTGGTGATTTATCGGTCAAAAAAAATCACCGTTCGGTATGGCAGCACCGATCAAGAACCAGACCTGCCACCCAATCACCCCGCTGGTAAAACCGTGCTCCAGCACCGCACTCTGGTCATATCCGAGCGCTTATCCAAGTCGGCTTGGTTCATTGATTCTAATCAATCAATTCAACTGCGGTGGGGTGATTTTTTCTTTGGTGTTTCGCCCCTCACGGCGTTTCATATTTCCGGCAAAGTCCCTGGTACCTACAGGCACCGCCTTCACGGCCGCCCCGCATACCGCTTCCCGGTCATACCCGGAAGATTGAATTTCCCAACGTGATGTCAACCTTCAAGTTCTCGCTGTACGGCTCGAACTTGTCGTTTGCCGGGATTTTATTTTTTGATTTTATTCAGGAGGTGCTCTTTCTTGCTCTATACTCAGCATCAGCTTGCCTCTTTTTCTACTGATCTTGGTTGTCAGGTCTGTCCCCAGCTTAATAACTGCCCTATGGATGCTGGTGCTGAAGAATGGTTCCAGCTTCACGTTGAACTCGATCGAAGGAGAGCTGTCACATGAAATCCCGTCCCACTCCTGCTAACCTTTATACCACCCGCCGCATCGGCCTGCAACACTGGCTAGACCCTGAATCAAAAACCCTTTTCTCTCAGGGCAAATATCCTACCAAACTAACCTATCAGGATCTTCCCGGCTGTTTTCTTTCCGGCACTTACTATGGTACCAGGGGCTATCTCCGCACTGATTCCATCAAAGGTCTTTGGTATCAGCCCTGTTATCACACCAATCACATGTTTAAGGACGATTTCCTTTACATCTCTTATCAGCACCCCATTTCATCTTGTCCTTTATTAGATACTTACCTCTCTTCCCCTGATTCCAAACTTTATGATGAAGTTATTTTCGGCGGTATCATCCCACATTTCCTCCGCTTTGCAGAGCAGTATTCTTTGTATGATTGCACTTCCATCTGGTCGCAGATCGAAGAAAAACGCACCTGGCTCAAAGCCAACTATCCTACAGATTATCGCCATGAAGTTTTAATCCCCGATGCCGAAACGTTTTCCGGCCACTATCACAAAATTAAAATTCCCTGAATCCTCATTCACTGAATTCTTATTCAGCAAAAAAGCCATAAAGCATCGCAGTACATTTTCTGCGGGGCTTTCTATTTTTTACTCTTTTTCAAAGGGGGGTGTTTCCATTCCAGTCGCATTTGTCCTTCTCATAATCCTCGCAGCCATCCTTTTTTGGGCTTGGCTTTCCCCGCATTATGATGAATTTGGTTCCAAAATTCTCAATTTCTTCCGTCAGTTCACAAACAAAAAATAAGGAGTTTTTTCAATGAACAAAACCGTTGGCGCAGTTATCTCTGCTCTTGTTATCATCTTCTGTATCGTTATTGCTCTGTTTTGTACTGTCCGTATTCCTGCTGGCTATGTCGGCGTCATTTACAACATGAACGGCGGCGTGGCGGAAACCACCCTCACTCAGGGCTTCCATCTTGTCAAACCCACACAAAAAGTTACTACCTACACCATCGGTATCGAACAGTCTTACCTCACCTCCGGTAATGACGGTGATTCCAAAGGCGATGAATCCTTCGAAGTCCCGTCCAATGATGGTAAAGGTCTCACGGTCGATTTAACTTTTACCTACCGTTTTGATCCCGATCATGTCGCGGATACCTTCACCCGTTTCAAGGGTCAGTCCGGTAAAGACGTCAAAGAGGTTTTTATCAAGCCCAACATTATGTCCTGGACCAAAGAGGTCACGGCCAAGTATTCCGTCATTGATCTGCTTGGCGACCAGCGTGCTTCCCTCAACTCGGAACTCACCGCCTACCTCAAGGATAAGTTCGAGCCTTATGGCATCATCATTGAATCCGTTTCTCTGATCAATATCGACCCCGATGACGAAACCCGCGCAGCTGTCCAGAAAAAGGTCAACGCTCAGCAGGATCTGGAGCTGGCAAAGATCGAGCAGCAGACAGCCAATGTCAATGCCGAAAAAGAAAAAGAAGTTGCTATCACGAAAGCCAACCAGGAAAAAGAAACCGCTCAGATCAACGCCGAAGCCAAACTGATCGAAGCCCAGGCTCAGGCCGATGCCAACCGTCTGATCTCCCAGTCCCTCACCCCGGAACTGATCCAGCAGCAGATGTATGAAAAATGGAATGGTCAGCTTCCCACTGTCCAGTCCGGCTCCGATACCCCCATTATTGTCGATACCACCAACTAAATCATGTTCCACATTTGGAGGTGCTCTTATGGTCATTCTTAATTCCGGTACCTTGCTGCTTCTTGTCCTGCTTGCTTTTGCTGCTGGCTTCCTTGTTGATGCTGCCATCGGTGTCCGCACCCATCTCCACGATAAGGAGGATTGAATTATGAACACTTCTAAACCTAATCCGCACACTGTCACCTCCACCACCGTCATGGAATCTGATTTTGACGAACCCACGCCTCACCGCAAACCCGGCAAATCCACCGGTCGTCCCCGCTCTCGGCACAAGCACATTTACACAGAAGCCTGGTATGTTCATTGCTATACCAATCAAATTACCGGCAAAACAACATTGCTTTATTATCCGCTCCGTTACTGTACGGTTTGTGGTCGAATCGGTGGTATGCAGATAGCTCCCTTGTCCGGGCAGAACCGCCTTACCCCTCCTATCGGTTCAAAAGTGTTTTCGGAACCACCATTTGGCTCCGGCGCTGTTGATCTTAATAATTTCACTATTTTCAAAGGAGAATAATTATGAAACCTAAGTTCCATCCTGGCGATCGCGTCACCGTCATCAAACCTTATGTTGCCCCCATCCCCGATATTGCCAAGGACAACGAAATTTTTAACGATATGTACAAGGCTTTTGGCTTGGATAAAGATATCCGTGGTGTCAAGCCTGGTGATACCTATACCATCATTGAAGTCGAATCCAAACCTCGCACCCGTACCGACGGCAAAACTGTTTATGCTTATTCTTACCAGGGCAAAAGCGGCAAGCGTTCCGATTTTATCTTGTGGGAAGATGAAATCAAGCTGGTCGAAGCTACCCAGCCCGCCCCGGAAGATGATGATGAAGAGCCGGATACCGTCACCATCGAGATCGAAGTCTCCCTGGACGACAAGGCCGAAGCTCACCGCATCGCTCACAAAGCTGTCGAGCTGGCTTTCAAGTCCTATGCCGCTATCACCAAGGCCATCAATGATCCCGCTTCCATCACCTGGACTGATGATGAAATCGCAGCAGCCCGCAAAAAGGTTGTTGAACTGTCCTCCCGCGTCACGGAACATGGCGGCGATATGATCTTCCAGCGTTCCGGCAATACCGTGAAGTGTATTATTTACACCTCCAGCTTTGACAATAAACCCGCTTCCAAAGGTTTCGCCAAGCCCTTCGATCACGACCCCTTCAATGAATGGATTGGCAAGTGTGTCGCCGCCTGCAAAGCTATGGGTGAACCCATCCCCAGCTTCATCGCCCACAAAAACACCAAACAGGATGCTGCGTGATGGGCACAACACATGAATTTACTGCCCGCATTCGCAGCTTTGCCGAGTGCCAGCGTCTTAACCAGGTCGCCAAAGAATGCGGCCAGGTCGTTGTCATCGACCGCAACGGCAACCAAGCCAATGCCAAAAGCCTGCTCTCCCTTATGAGTCTGGATTATTCCGCATCGGTTCGCATTGTGGCCTCCACAGCGGAAGAACTCTTCGCCCTGCATACCGCCCTTCTCGCCTTGAAATGATTTGTCAGGAGGTGTCCGCCACGTTCATCCTACCGCGCTCCCCGCCCCCGTTTTTTCGTCAAACCACCGCAATCATTTTTTCACTTATCTTAACGGGGGTGTTCTTACATGTTTATCTGCAATGTCTGCAAAAAGATTTTTCCTGATTTCAAAAGTTACGGTATGCGCATGAACTACCGCTTCGGCTATGGTTCCGAAAATGACGGCGATATCTTTGACCTCACCGTCTGCGATTCCTGTGCCGATACTGTTGCCAACGCCATTGAATCCGTCTGTGCCATCAACCCCCATCTCACCGTCGATGATGCCTTCTTCCCCTGCGATGAAGCATGTTCCGGCGATTGCTCTAACTGCTCCGGTGATTGTGCCGCCTCCCAGGACGATGAATCCTATGACTTCGAGGATGACGAAACCGATGAAGACGACGACGATGACGATTCTGACCTTGATTTTGACGGCTGATTAACCCCGCCTTTTTATTTTTTCTTTTCTAATTACAAGTTTTCGTAAATATGCCATATTAAGGAGTCCTTTATGCCTAAAAAAAACAACATCATCACCTTCAACTTTGTTGGTGATTTTACTCCTTCCACCAAAAATGATCTGCTCACCTCCACCCCGGTTACTTACGGCGGCATGTCTGATACCCGCCTCAATCTCAGCTTCGGTGTCAAGGTCGGCAGCAGCGTTCAGTTCGTCTCCCTGCTGGATACTTCTCGCTCCGGCGATGTCATCAAAACTTACGACCGGGATAATAACCCCATTGATATCCGCTGGTCTGACCGCCTTGATTCCGATGTTGTTTCCAAGGTTGCCCCCTACCGCACCTACCGCACCAACATCGGCTCGGATGAAACCAAAACCTTCATCACCGGCTATGATCTGGCCGAGTACCTGGCCGAAGCTCTCAAGAACTACACCGGCCGCATCACCGTCAATGGCCGCATGGTCCTCCGTTACGATTCCAAAGGCATCCTGCGCCGCAACTTCAACATTGATTCCGTTTGGAAACCCCTGCTCGATAAAGACGGCGAACCGGTCGAAAAGCCCAAGCTGGCCATCATGGTTCCCTTCATCTTCAACAAGGATTGTATCGACAAAGCCGACCTCAAGGAAACCGGCAAGATCTACGTCAACGGCTATGTTGAATCCTACATCAACAAGGACGAAGGCGATAAGTATCTGCCGTTGCAGATGATCTTCAATACTGCCGTCTACAACATGGATGACCCCGGTGAAAAGTCCACCTATGAGTACCGCATGGGCGAGCTGGATACCAAAGCCAAAACGATGTTCTGCATGATGTGGGAAGGCCGTGTTGTCAACGGTGCTGAAGAAAAGCCGTTCGATGAATCCTGCCTCACTCCCTTCCAGCTGCGTTCCATCAAGGCCGGCAATGCCACTCTTGAAGATTTCCGTCCCCGCGGCTCTATCTACGGCAACCGTGTTCAGGAACTCCGCCTCATGCGCCCCATGCCCCGCAATGATTTCAAGGATGGTCCGATCGACCTCGGCCTCAAGAATTCCGAGTTTGTTGACCTGATCTACACCCCCACCAAGGATGAATCGGTTGCCGATATGGAAAAGTCCGCCAAAAAGGAACCGGAAACTCCGCCCTTCACCGCCCCCACCTCGCGGGATGAAGACGAGCTGTTTTAATTAACCACCAACACAAAAGGAGCGTGAACCTATGGCGTTCAAAATGAATCAGATCAGCTGCGATCTTGCCAGCTACCCCTATTACATGCTGCTGTCCCCGCGTAAATTCGGCAAAACAACCTGGTGGCGCGACCTTGTTCCTGCCGCCTGGGGCGACGCCTCCAAGGGGCTGCTCATCTCCTGCGGCACCGAGTCCGGCTTCCACCACCTCGATAACCTCCAGGTCGAAGAAGCCCTCACCTGGGACGATGATTACGATGAAGAAACCGGCCATCGCGGCCTTGTTCAGATCGTTGATGATCTGATCGAAAACAATGCCGACTACGGCATCAAGGGTGTCTGCTTTGATACTTTTGATACCCTCTTTGATATCGCCACCGATGAAGTCATGCGGGAATCCCGTCGTGAAACCGGCAAATCCTGCAAATCCATCAATGATGCCTTCGGCGGCTACAACCGCGGCTCTGACCGCCTGATTAAAATCATCAACGATCAGCTCTCCCGCATCCGCAACGCCGGCATCGCCGTCTTCATCCTGTCCCATACCAAGTTTAAGGAGCGCACAGACCCCCTCACCGGCGAAAAGTATGAGCAGCTCACAAACCTCATGCAGGACCGTACATACAGTGCCATTGCTGATAACGCCCAGATGGTCATGGTTGGCACCATCGAGCGCGATATCGCATCCGGCAAAATCGAAAACGAAAAGCGTGTCATCCATCTGCGCGGCACCTCCACCATTGATGCCGGTTCCCGCTTCAATGACCTGCCTGAAACGATCACCCTTGATCCGCAGGATTTCCTCGCCGCCTTCAAACAGGGTGTCGCCGGTGCTCACACGGTTGCTCCGGTTACGGATAAGCAGATCGACGCTGCCGCCAAGGCCGAGCAGAAAGCCGCCGCCAAACAGGCAGCCGTAGCCCGCAAAAAAGAGGAAGCCGAAAAGCAGGCCGAACAGGACGAATCTCACCGTGATGAATATTACAACACCATCGTCAATGGCTTCTCCAACGCCCCGGATGAAATCAAGGCCAAAGCCAAGGAGCTGTTGGCCGCCACCGGTGAACCCAAGTTCTCCTCCCCCAACATCCCGGCTGCAACCCTGCGCCAGATCGCTGACCTCTTCGCAGCGTAAAGGTGGTGTCAAATATGGCAGCACCCAAAGTCCGTAAAGGCCGCCGCGTCATCTGTCACGCCACCGGCATCTATGGCAATTCGCTGGATTATTTCAAGGCCCCGGATGGTTTTTATTACCAAACCAAAGAGCTGTATGAGCAAAAAAAGCAGGAATCTGATTATTACCGTCAGGTCGTTACCCGCATGGCCTCCTATATGGGCTATGAGCCGGGCGATGTTTTCCCAACGGTCATCACCCGCGGCCTCATGCAATTCAAGCATTATGGCTATGCCGCTGTCCTTGCCACCATGGAGGAATGCCAGTCCAAAATTGAATACGCTCTGGCTTCCCGCTCTTTCGGTTCGGACTATCAAAAAGCATCCTACCTCATGGCCATCCTTACCAACAATATCAACGATGTTGCCCGCCGCCTCAAATCTCAGCAGGAATTTGAATCCCGTCAGGCTGCACCCCAACCGGCTCCGCCCCCGCAAGATTTCACTTCCGCTGCTCAGCCAAAAGATATCACAGATTTTCTGGAAGGCGGTGACTAAATATCGAACTCCAAACCTGTCTTGATAAAATCAATACTTCCCGCGCTCAAGACGAAGCCTCTTTTGTCTTCTGCCTCTGGAAAGAACCGGTTTTGTTTGGTGAGTACGATCAGGTCAACTTCGGCAATGATTTAACCATCAAAACCAAAGATGCCCTCTTCTACTACCAGCTTGGCCGCGGCATGTATGATTCCGGCTTCCGCAATTTCGATAGTATTTCGGTCGATACTTACCTTTCGGATAAAGCCGATACCCGCAAAGTCTTCTCGGCCTACGGCGGCTACCCGGAAGTCGAAAAGCTCAAAACCCTCGTGGATGTTGATAACGTCGAAGCCTACTTTGACCGCATCTCCAAGCTCAACACTCTCTCCGATCTCTGCGAGCAGTTTTTCAAAACTTTCCAGGATACTTCCCGCTTTGATTCCATGTCCAACTCCCAAGTCTACGATTTTTTCGACTATCAGCTCAACACCATCAGCATGAACTCCACCCGCGATATGAAAGTCGAAGCTGTCGCCTTTGATGAATCGTATATCACAGAGCTAGATAAAGGCGAAACGGTCGGTCTGAATTACGGTAAAAACTGCCCTCGCCTCAACTGGGCCACTCTCGGCCTCCCCCTTGGTGATCTTTACATGCTGGGCGGCTTCTCCGGCACCGGCAAAACCTCTTTCGTGTTTGAAAATATGATCCTGCCTTTAACCGAATCCGGTGTCAAGTGCTGCATCATTTCAAACGAAATGCAGGTCCGTGCTTACAAACAGCTGCTCACCATCCATATCCTTACCAATGATCTCGGCTACTGGAAAATGACTCGCAAGCATCTCAAGGTCGGCAAGTTCACGGATGAACAAAAAGAAATGCTGCTTAAAGCGGCAGCCATCAGCCAAAAGAAATACTCTTCCATCCGCTTCATCAAAATGTTCGATAACGATACCTCTCGCGTCATCAAGTCGGTTCGCAAATATTCCAAACTCGGCTACCAGATGTTCCTGTGGGACACCATGAAGTCGGACGATGACGGCGGCAATATGGAAATGTATCGCCAGCTCTTGCAGTCATCGCGCAAAATTTTCCAGTGTGCCAGTCGGGAAAACGTCTCCATCGTCTGTACCTATCAGCTGGCTCTCTACATGAAAAACCAGCGCTTTCTCGATGCCTCCACCCTTTCCAACGGCAAGCAAATCAAAGAGGTCTTTTCCGAAATGATTTATATTCGGGAACTCTGGCAGGATGAATATACCGGCGAGAAATGTGATTGTCACGCATACACCCGCACCCGCAAACCGGATGGCACCTGGGAAAAATTCACTACCCCCATCACGCTGGATAAAACCAAAAAGTACATCGTCGCCTTTCTCGATAAAACCCGTAACGATGAAGACGGTCAGCAATTTTTGTATGAAGCAAACCTCAGCTGGAACAACTGGAAAGAGGTCGGCTATTGTACCATCCGCAATGACCATGTAGCCATCGGCCGTTAAAGGGGGGTGCGCCCATGAACGCGGCACTCCTCTCCCAGCGCCTGATCGGCCGCTCGGATGATATCTACACCATCCTCGAAACCCTCGGCTATGAAAACATTACGTTTAATTCAGCCAAAGCCCAGTTCCGCTTTTCACGGGCGGACGGCACCAACCCTACAAGCATTGTTCTGGATGTTGATTCTTTACGGTTTTATTGCTTTTCCACTAACGGCAAAGGCAATCTTTTCACCCTCATCATGTCGCGCCTGAATTGCACTTTCCCGGACAGCTTAACCTTTGTCACCACCGTTCTGGATCTCGACCAGAATGATTTCTCGGCCAAAGTTCACTACCCCTTCGGCGGCTTCTACCGCAAGCTCCTCCCTGATCAGCCGGAGGATTACTCCGTGCCCCCCATCCCAGAGGAAACTTTGCAGCCATACTTGGGCAAGTACAACCAGATGTTCTTCCGCGATGGCATTGATTATGTAACCCAGCAAAAATTTCAGGTTGGTTATGATTTTCTTTCCAACCGTATCACCATCCCGGAGCGTAATTTTGATGGCCAGCTCTGCGGCATCATGGGTCGCTCCAATGACCCCAACTGCCCCCATCAGGACCGCTGGTATCCCATCATCAGCTGTCCGCGCAGCAAAACCTTGTTTGCCCTACAGCAAAACTACCAGCGCATCATCGAAACCCAGAACGTGGTCCTTTTTGAATCGGAAAAAGCCCCCATGCAGTGCGCATCTTTCGGTGCCCATATCTCGCTCGGTCTCTGCGGCTGCCATGTCTCCAAGGCCCAGCGCAGCATGATCTTTTCTCTTCGCCCCAAAACTATTGTTCTCGCTCTCGATGAAGGATTAGAAGAAGACGCTATCCGGGAAGAAGCCGCAAAGCTTGTCCAGAACAATTTAATCCTAACTACCAGGGTCGGCTATGTCTGGGACCCTGACCACGATATTATCCCCGCAGGCAGCAAACAAAATCCCGCCGACCTTGGCCGCGATGCCTATGTCGCCTGCCTGCAAACGAAAGTGAGGTGGTTATAATCGAACGCGCCAAAGACCCCCGCCTGCAAGAACTTTTCGATGCCGGCGTAAATGTATACAGTTTTTCCAAATTAGGCACCATTGAGCAGTGCCAACTCCAGGCGTGGTACTCCTACATCAAACATGAAGAAGGAATCGACAGTATTTATTCACGGTTAGGTGGCTCTATGCACGATGTTCTAGAACAGTTGATTCACCAGCAAGCAACCTGTGATGACCTCCTTCCCGCTCTACATAGTGCCATGGATGAATGTGAAACCCTCGGCCTTACCTTTCCCAAGGACTTTCGCGGTAATAATTCCATCAAAGAAAAATGGATTAAGGACATAACCCACTTCTGCCAGAACTTTTACCCGCCTAGGGGCGAGTTCAAAACAGAACAGCTGCTTATTTACCGCGTCAGTCCTACCCGCGCCATTCAAGGTTACATTGACCTGATGAAATTGGAACCCGATGGCTCTGTATCTGTTTACGACTGGAAAACGAGCACACGATTCGCCCCATCTACCCTATTGGAGCATGGCCGCCAGCTCGTGATCTACGCTATGGCATTGGAACAGGCCGGTTATACAGTCAAAAATCTCGCCTGGATCATGCTCAAGTATGTCGAGATCCGTTACACCTGGTACGCCACATCCCGTTCGCGCAACAAAACCCAGTGTATCCGCATCGTCAACCGCTCCAAAATTTACGATACCATCGCCCCCGCGGTCGAATCCGCCTGCCGCGATGCCGGTATGGATGAAGCCGAGATTGAATTTGCCATGCTGGATTTCAAAGAAACGAATCTTCTCGGTCCCAAGTTCCCCATGTCGGTCGCCCAGCAGTTCATCATCAAACCTTTTGTAGAACCTTACCCTTATACCCCGGAACTCAAGCAGGAAGCTATTGATTACATCAACAAGGTTGCCGATATCTACGAGTCCCTGCCCCAGGATGAAACCACTCCCTGGCCTGCCCGCAAGGTTGATAAGGACAGCGCTTTCTTCTGCAATAACCTTTGCAATTACCGCAAAATCTGCCCCGCCATTCGGGATTATAACGCCCAGGCCCTTATCGCAGACCCGCCCAAAACCGAAGCTGATTTGTTTTAACCAAGGAGCCACCCATGACCACCCGTTCCCCGCCCCCGCAGGGCTTTTGGAATAAATTACAGGAGGTGAATAAAAACGCCATCAATTTATGATCATTCAAGAGATATAACTCATTTTAATACAAAAAGAAATTCATATGTCTTATCTGACGATGGAACATATTATATCGGTACAACCCGTGCTGGTTATGAATTTTATTTTTCCAAAGAAGATTATTCCCTTATCTCTTCGTACTGTTGGCATAAACATCAAGATGGTTATTTACGAACTCTTTATACTTATTATCTTGACGAAAATAATATTCGGCATAATCACTACGTCTTGATGCATCGGCTTTTATTTGGAGAGGAAAATATTCCGGCCAAAATGGAAATTGATCATATTAACGGCAAGCCATACGATAACCGACGTTCAAATTTGCGGTTAGTTACACATGCCGATAATATGAAAAACCAGGCAATGCGTGCGGACAATAAAAGCGGTTATGCCGACGTCTGGAAAAATAAAGGCTGGGGCAAACCGTGGACAGCACAAATTACCTGTAATGGCATTCGGCATTACCTTGGCCATTTTGATACTCCAGAAGAAGCTGCAAAAGCAGTGGCTACAGAACGAGAACAATCTTTTGCTGAGTTCTCACGAGCATCGGAGGATATGTTCAATGGTACACGGAGGCCATGCTAATGCAGAACTACCATAAGCACACCTGCTGCTCCAACATCTATACCCCCGATTCTCCTGCCACCTATGAACAATATGCTAAACGCGCTGTTGAACTCGGTCAAAACATTCTCTGCTCTCTGGAGCACGGCTGGCAAGGCAAATACCACGAATGTCGCGAAATCGCTATCAAGTATGGCCTCAAGTTTATCTTTGGCACTGAAGCTTACTGGGTCAAAGACCGGCACGAAAAAGACCGTACCAACTGTCATATTGTTCTTCTCGCCAAAAACGAAAACGGTCGCCAGTGGATCAATGAAGTTCTATCTACCGCCAATGAGGACGGTTATTACTACCGCCCACGTCTGGATGAAGAACTCCTGTTCCAACTGCCTCCCAACGATGTTTTTGTTACTTCTGCCTGCGTTGCATTCTGGCATTATGAACCTGATTATGTTGAAAATCTAGTCCTTCGCCTACATAACCATTTCAAGGATAACTTCATGCTTGAAATTCAGGCTCATAATACCGATAAGCAAAAGCAGTTAAACGCAAGAATCCTGGAGCTTTCCAAAAAGTACGGTATCCAGATGATTGTTGGCCTTGACAGCCACTATATCTACCCGGAACAATCCGTTGAACGTGATGCTTTTCTTGCCGCCAGTGATACCCACTATGACGACGAGGATGGCTGGTATATGGACTATCCTAATGAAGCTACCGTTCGCCAGCGTTTTGCCGAACAAGGCATTGTCCCACCAGCAGCAGTTGACCAGGCTGTTCGCAACACAGACCTGATTTGTGATTTTGAAGATTATGATAGCGAGGTTTTTCAAACCAACCGTAAACTTCCCACCTTGTACCCAGATAAAACCCCAGAGGAAAAATATCAAATCTACAATCGCTTAATCAGTTCTAAGTTTCGCGAGTACATGAAACACGTTCCGCCAGAGGATTATCAGCGTTACTTTGATGGCGTCAAGATGGAAGCTCATACTTACCGCGATACCGGCATGGTGGATTATCCACTAATTGACTATCAAATCGTCAAACGCGGCATTGAATATGGTGGCATCATCACAAACACTGGCCGTGGTTCTGCTGTCAGCTACTTTACCAATACCCTCTGTGGTTTCAGTAAAATTGACCGTTTCAAATCTCCCATTCGTCTGTACCCAGAACGATTCCTCTCTACTACTCGTATTATTCAGACGAACAGTCTGCCCGATTAACATACATAATCACGCTCATTAAATCAATAGAAGGAGGTGAAAAAATGAATAATTACTATGTCTATGAATGGTATAGAACTGACACTCATGAAGTTTTTTATGTCGGAAAAGGAAGCGGAAAAAGATATTTGCAAGTAAAAGGTCGAAGCGAAAAATTTTTGGCTATTTACAATTCTGCTCCATGTGAATCAAAAATCATTTACTCCGGCTTAGAAGAAGAAGATGCCTATTGCATTGAACGTAACTTAATTCGTTCCTATTTGTCACGAGGAATTCCTCTTGCCAACATTGCAGAAGGTGGCGCTGGTTCACGCGGGACAAAATTGACCGAAGAATGTAAGCTCCTTCATAGCGAAAAATCTAAAGAGAAATGGAAAGATACATTCTTTAGGCAAAAACAACTACAGTTGCGTCATGATCCTAACGGGCCATATAAAAATGCTCTTTTTCGAGAAAAAATATCTTACTTGGTTCAAGGCTCTAAAAATCCTAATTATGGTAATTTCTGGACTAAGGAACAAAAAGAGCGGTTTCGCCAAATTCAAAAAAGTAATTCTTTATATCATGGCGCAACAAACCCAAACGCTCATTCTGTAGTTTGTTTAGAAACTAACACGTTTTATCCTTGCATCATAGATGCTTGTAATGACTTAAATATCAAATCACCTACAAGCATTACTGTATGTTTGCGTGAAAGTAATCGTACAGCAGGTGGATATCATTGGGTTAAATCCCATCAGCCACTATCAAAGGATGAATGCTTTACTCTTCTTTTGAATGCAATCGTCAAAGGAACGAGGTGCTCTTCTGTAATTTGTTTGGAAACTAAACAAATTTATCAAACAAGAAAACTTTTTGAGAAACAGGTAGGAATATCTTCCAGAAAAGCACCCAAAGAATTAAAGCTTGGAACATTGAGCGTTGGTTCTCTTCATTATATGTATGTTCGTGATTATGTTAAGTCGCCCTTAGTGGAAACACTATCGGAAAACCCAGAATAACAGGGAAAATCCTTAGAGCTTTGAATTACGAAGCATTAGAGCAATCGAAATGTGGCGTTTCTAATCAAAACGGTATCGTAACAAGATTCAAAGATTGGACAATCCTGTGACACAGGGCCTTTATGGTCAAGGTCGCAACGACTACCAATGGGTATCCGCAAGGATAATGGTATAGTCTATTCCCTTTTCAAATATGTCGAAAGACAGGGTGTGTCAAGATCGACCAGAATATCAGTGCGCAGGAACCATTCGAGCGTGCCCAGCGCGAAATCCTCGGTGCAGACCATGCTTACCCCATGATTGCCTTTGGCACCATGAAAAAGAAAGCTGCATTTAAGATGTACGCCCGCGCTCAAAGGCTGGACTTTGAAACTGCCAATAAAATCAGCGACCAGCTTGAAAAGTACGAAGTTGCTCTCAAATATGCCGATGATGATGATAAAGCCGATATCAGTATCTATGATTACGTTGACCCAGAATATCAGGATCTTGTCAAACGCAGCGAGGTTTACTGGGGCTTAATTGTATCCAAATCAAAAGCTCCCTGTGCCTATCTTCTTTATCAGGGCAGCATCCGCCGCCAGATTGGTCTTATCAAATGTAAAAGTGAAACAACCAAAAAGGAATATATTACCACTGTCATTGATGGCGCTGTGGCTGAAAAATATAAGTTCCTTAAAAATGACTGGCTGATTGTTGATACCGTAGCTCTTACCGCAGCAGTATTCAAGCGTATCGGCATGGAGCCTCTGACCGTTGATGAACTATCAGAAAAAGTCAAGGATAATCCAGCCGTCTGGAATATCTATGCCAGCGGTCTCACCTGCGGTGTCAACCAGTGCGAAAAAGCTTCCACCACTCAAAAACTCATGCGTTATAAACCGCAAAACGTTTCTGAGCTGTCCGCTTTTGTTGCTGCCATCCGCCCCGGTTTCAAGTCCATGTATCCCACATTTGAGCGCCGCGTTCCGTTTGATTACGGCGTTCCTGTCATTGACAACCTGATTCAAACAAAAGAGTTCCCATACTCCTTTATTCTGTATCAGGAAAATTTGATGACGATTCTGAACTTTGCTGGCTTCCCCATGGACCAGTGCTACGGCATCATCAAGGATATTGCCAAAAAGCATCCTGAAAAGGTTAAACCGTTAAAGGCACAGTTTATCTCCGGCCTCTGTGATAAGCTTCAAGGCCAATGTCCACCGGGCAAAGAGCCGGTTGAAATCGCAAATCAGATTTGGCAGATTATTAGCGACGCCACAACGTACAGTTTCAACTCATCACATTCAGCCTGTATGGCCTATGATTCCCTCTATAATGCCTGGCAGAAAGCCACATATCCCTATGAGTTTTACGAGGTCTGCCTGCAGCACTTCTCCAATAAAGGCAAAAAGGAAAAAGTAGCTGCTCTCAAAGCTGAAATGTTCCGCGGTTTTGGTATTCATGAAGGCCCTATCCAGTGGGGGCATGATAACCGCAAGTTTACCGCTGATAAAGAAAACCACGCCATTGACCCTTCGCTTCTCTCCATCAAAGGTTTAAGCCAAGGTTGTGCCAATGACCTCTGGAAAATGTATCAGTCCGGTAAATTCACCGATTTTTACTCTCTCTGGAAAGAAATGTCCCATACCCGCAGCTTAAACTCCGCCAAGATCGAAACGCTTGTCCTGCTGGATTATTTTAAGCCATTCGCTGGCGGCAATAAGATTCTCAAGTTTATCAGTGCGTGTAATGACCTCTATGGCCGTTCTCAATTTCCAAAGGACACTAAGTCATCGTACAAACCTTACATTGAAGCTTACTCCACCACATCTGACCAGCTTAAAACCTATAAAGATTTCCAGTATGATTCTGCTCTTCAAGCCATCTGGAATGATCTGCCGGATGAACCGCTGCATGTTAAGCAGGTCTTAGATGCCCAGAGCGAGTACCTTGGCTACCTCCAATACCAAAACCCTTCTCTCGCTTCCACCTACCACTACATTCTCTCTATTGACGGCAAATATAAAAACAAGACCATCGCACTGTACCAGCTTGCAACCGGTCAAACCGTTAATTTCAAAATCCGTCCCTCCACCATGGATCAAAACCCGGTCGCTCAAGGCGATATCATCAAGGTTCTTGGCACCAAGCAGGAGGGCAAGTGGTCCCACACCGATGCCGGTTGGGTCCAGTCCACAACGGATTTCAACACCTTCCTTTATAAATACAGCCATGTACGTTAATTTTTTTCTGGTTATGGCGGTTCTCAATACTGCCATCAGTGTTATTGCCACTATTTTCGGTAACGTCACCAAGAGTTCGATGCCTGGTGATACGCCCATTTTGATTTCCACGGCTTATTCCCCTCCCAGTTTGAACTCATCTATCCCTTCAACCTCATTCTCGCCTGGCCGGTGGAGCAGTTCAAAGCCCTCGACCAATGACAACCGGTTTTTATCTCATGATGCCTGGTTCAAACTCTTTCTCACAGCCATCGTTTTCAGCTGGTTCTGGTGGTTCAGATCCTAGGGGGTGATATTATCGAACCAGTCTTTGTTAAATCCGCCCTTGAAACTTTTACTATCCTGATCGATACCCGTGAGCACGAAACCTCGGCGCTCACTCAGCGCATTCAGCAAATGGGCTGCCCAGTCGAACGGCAAAAGCTCAATTTTGGCGATTATTCTGCCAAGGTCATCTTGCCCACCGGCGTTCCCTACAGCCTGGAAAATATCGTCGTGATCGAACGGAAGATGTCCAGTGACGAAATCGCAAATTGCTTTACCTCCCAGCGTGCTCGCTTTACCCGTGAATTTGAACGCGCCAAAGCAGCCGGTGCCCGCACCTATCTGCTTGTTGAGCGCACCACCTGGGAAATGCTTTACGCCGGTACATACCGCAGCAAAATGTCCCCTGTCGCCATGGTGGCCAACCTCACAACCTGGCTTGCCCGCTATGACTGCAAGCTCATTTTCTGTGAACCTCAAACCTCCGGCAAGCTCATCCATGATATCCTCTACCGCGAAATGAAACAGCACCTGGAGGGGGTGCAGCCATGATGCAAGCCGTTCTATTTGTCAATTATCCATCCGCCTCTCCCCTGCTCCGTGCCCACCGCAGCTACCAGGTCGTAACCCGCCTTCAAATCGGCTGCTTCGTCCTCGCTGCCGGCCGCCTGGTCTTTCTCCCGGCCGTCCTCCAGGGCAAAACCTATCTTCTCGTTAAAGGAGTTGATCCACCGCCCCCATGAATACAACCCGTGAACTTCACCGCAAAGAGCGTGCCAAGGCAGAGCTTGAATCTATCTGCCGCAGTTATGCTTCCAAATGTTCCGCTCTCATCATTACCTATAACATCAACGATCTAACACCCGCCCAGCGTGCAGCGTTCAATGCCCGCCAACCTTTTCACTCTTACCAAAGCAGGTGATCTTATCAAAAACAAAGCAATCGCAAACGCCGTCAACATCAAGCGCAACGGCAAAGCTATCGCCTGGCTCTATCAGAACACCGGCAATATCCTGGATTACAAAGATGGCGATAAAGTCAAGTTCGATCTCGCCGCTATCCAAAACGATCCCGATTGGCCTATCCTTCGCCAGGACTATAAAGATTTCATTCTCTCCAATGCAGATACCATTTTTACTCTGGAGTTTGAACCTCGTTTCCGCAAAAACCACACTCTTGCCTGCCTGAAAGAAGATCCCGTCACCCCTAAGCGTTTGTTCTGGATCGGCCATCTTATCAAGCAGCGCGAACCCGAACAGGAGGCTGCCCATGACTGAACCAATTACCGATGCCATTGGCCGCGAAATCCATGTCGGCGATACCGTTGCCTATGCGCAGACGGATAAAAACAGCGGCATCAACTGGAACACTTATGTTGTGATCGGTTTCACCCCTTGCCGCGTCAAAGTTTCCAACCCTACCTACCGCGGTTATGCCTGGGAAAAAGATTATATTCTTCTCTACCCATCCAACTGCATTATCTTACAGGAGGTCGACCCTGAATGACCAAAGAAGAAATAAAAAAGATCCTCGAACAACAGCTGCAATTGTTATCCGAGGTTGAGTACCATGACGTAACGGATGTGTGTAACGCCACAGAAGCAATGATAAATCTTACGTCATGCTTAGCTTCATTTGACTAGTATTTTGCTTTACCGTGTCTTTACGGTTTTTCTCTAGTTCACTTAAAGCGGCTTGATACATGTCATAGATTTCAGTAGGAGTTTTATCACTTAAATCTTGGTTTTGAATGTAAAGGTAAGCGATAGCTTCATACTTGCTTTTCGGAAATAATCCAGATGTTTCAACCACAGCCATTCTTTTCACCTCCTTCATTTGCCTATTGTATCATGTCGCCATTTAACCAACAAGGAGTCACACCCATGAAAATTATCCCTCAATCCCACGAATGGATCACCCCGCTCAACCGTGATGTCACCATGCAGCGTATCGAGCGCATCGCCCGCACCTGCTATAAAAGCGAAGATGCCATCAAGCCCGGCAGTGATTCCAAAATGGTCGCCATGCTCTGCAAAAATCATCATTACGCCATGATCGAGCATATCAGCCTGACCATTAAATTCATCACCGACCGCGGCGTTGCCAACGAGATCGTCCGTCACCGTATCGGCTCCTATGCCCAGGAATCCACCCGCTACTGCAATTACAACAAAGATAAGTTCGGCAATGAAATCACAGTTATTGACCATGGCTATACCGGCAGGAAACGCATTTCCTGGAAAAACTATTGTGGCTTTGCTGAAACAGGCTATCGTGACATGTTGAATGCTGGTGCCACCCCGGAAGAAGCCCGCGATGTCCTGCCTCTTTGCCTTAAAACCGAGATCGTTTGCACATGGAACCTGCGCGAATGGCATGAAGTCCTTCGCCTTCGCACTGCCAAGGATGCCCACCCCGCTATCCGCGCCCTCATGATTCCTGTCCTCAAGGAGCTGCAGGCTGTCTACCCTGAAATTTTCAATGATATCGAGGCGTCCGAATGACCCAAGAAGAAATCCGCAAGCTCCTCAAAACCTACGAGTTACATATCAACCAGGTGGAAGACGATGAAACTGCTCTTCGGGACTTGTCCGAAGTTGTCCATAAAGTCCTCACTGATTCCACCCGCGCTGTAAAGCTTAACGCCTGCGCCGTTGCCGCCTGGGCTTTGCACATTCCCGTCTGGGGGTTCGCCGCATCCAAACTTTGGAACTGGTTTTTAGCCATTGGACCCATCCCCACCATCGGCGTCTTTCATGCAGCCGGCATCGGCCTGGCTCTTGAATTCATCGTCGATACCACCGGCATCCCCCACAAAATCCCTCTGCAGAATGATGTTAAAAACGTCATTGACGGCAAGTCCAGCTGCTTTGATTCCTGGTCTCTGCCGGATGGTTTATGTGTTTTCCTCGGCACTCTTGCCGGTCTCTGCTCGCCCGCGTTGATCGCCCTCTTTGCCGGCTGGCTAATTAAAATTTTTATGTATCTATAAGGAGGTTACTTTATGAATGATGTTCAGCGCTTTGATCACATCCAGGTTGAAATGCGCGATACCTTCAAATCCAAAAACGCAGATTACGGCAATTCCTTCTCCCAGCTCTATCAGGAGTTTGGCGATAACGGCATCATCACCGCCGCTGTCCAGATCTCCCATAAGTACCACCGCTTCATGAATCTTATCAAGGGTACCCTCGCCAAAGTCAATGAATCTCTGCGCGATACTCTATTGGATCTCGCCAACTACTGCATCCTCACTGTCATGGAGCTGGATAAGGCCGAGGAGCGCAAAACCGGCCTTACCTCTGCATCCAACACTAACGATTCCGCTTCCGCCGTTACATATCGTACAACTCCGCAGTTTGATTACAGCAAGTATATCTCTGACGACACCATCCTCACCTCTCGTGATGCTTCCACCGCCACATTGAAGGGAGATACCGAATGAATATCATTATGTATACAACCCATTGTCCGCGCTGTCACAGTCACACTCGATAAGAACAGCCGCCAAGCAGCAACAGAAAAATTGTTTATTTACAAGGAGGGTTTATGGAAAATGTAATTCTCTACACCACGCATTGTCCGCGCTGTCTGATTCTGGCAAACAAACTGCAGGAAAAGGGCATCCACTATACGGAGTTTACCGATGTACAGAAAATGCTTGAAATGGGCATGGATATGATGCCTGTTCTGCAGGTGGGCGAACAGCAGTATGGATTCAAAGAAGCAATTAAAATTGTAGGAGGTATGTAATGGCTATCGAACAATATGAAAAATATCAGCCGTATCTTGACTTTATCAAGGAGTATGCTGCATCCAGCAACGCAGCCACTGGCAGTAAGGTTGATGCGAACGCGAATGTGGAATGCAAGAATGTCACCACTTTGACTGGTGAACTTTATAAAAAAGATGGTATCGGCATCAACCGTCTGCGTATGTGGCAAAAAATCAAAGAGCTGTACGGTCAGGAGTATGCCGACAAGTACATTTACCAGCTTGACCACCATTTTATTTACCGCCATGACGAAACAACTCCGTGCCTAGTATACTGCGTCTCCATTACCATGTACCCGTTCCTGTTCAATGGTCTGGAAAGCATCGGCGGCGGCTCATCTGCTCCTCACAACCTTGATTCTTTTTGCGGTGAATTTATCAACCTGTGCTTTGCCATTGCATCTCAGTTTGCCGGCGCAGTTGCCACCCCTGAGTTTATCTCTTATCTTGATTACTTTATCCGCAAGGACTATGGCGACGATTATTACCTGCACGCTGATAAGGTAGTCGATCTTTCCAGCCGTCATCGCACCATCGACAAGGTTATTACTGACCATTTTGAGCAGGTCGTCTATTCTCTGAATCAGCCTGCCGCTGCTCGTAATTTCCAGTCCATCTTCTGGAACTGCGCATACTTCGACAATCCGTATTTTGATGGCATGTTCTCTGATTTCGTATTCCCCGATGGCACAGAAATGCAGTGGGAGTCCGTATCTTGGCTGCAAAAACGCTTTATGGAATGGCTGAATCAGGAGCGTCTGAAGAAGATTCTCACCTTCCCTGTCGAGACTCTGAACCTGCTGGATGATGGCACTAATTATGTAGATAAGGAATGGGCTGACAATGCCGCCGAAATGCTTTCTAAAGGCCATAGCTTCTTTATCTATCGTTCCAATAGTGTGGACTCTCTGGCATCCTGCTGCCGTTTGCGCAATGAAATGAGCGACAATACCTTCAGTTATACTCTTGGTGCTGGCGGCGTGGCTACTGGGTCTAAGGGTGTTATCACCATCAATATGAATCGCCTAATCCAGACTGCTGTTGCCGATGGCCGTGATATTTGCGAGGCCGTTCGTGAACAAGTCAAAGATATCCATGTTTACCTCAAGGCATGGAACGCAATTTTGAAGGACGAGTTCAATGCAAAGCTGCTCCCTATCTACGATGCCGGATATATCTCTTTGGATAAGCAGTTCCTGACCATTGGCATTAACGGCTTTGTTGAGGGTTGTGAATTCCTTGGCTACACCATCTCCCCGGACGACCAAAACTATGTTGATTTTACGAACAAAGTGCTCAAGGTCATCTATGACGAGAACAAGGCAGATCGCTCTGACGGCATTATGTTTAACACAGAATATGTCCCTGCTGAAAACCTTGGTGTCAAGAACGCAAAGTGGGATAAACAGGATGGCTTTGTAGTTCCGCGTGACTGCTACAACAGTTACTTCTATGTTGTCGAAGATCCTACCAAGCCGCTTGATAAATTCATGCTTCACGGCTCCAAAATGACGCAGTATCTGGACGGCGGCAGCGCTCTGCATCTGAATCTGGAGGAACATCTGGATAAGGATCAGTACCGCAAACTGATGGATGTGGCTATCAAGACTGGATGCCCCTACTGGACGGTGAATGTGCCAAATACCATCTGCAATGACTGCGGACACATTTCTAAACACCACCTGCATAAATGCCCTAAGTGCGGCAGTGAGAACCTGGACTATGCAACCCGTGTCATTGGTTATCTCAAGCGCGTATCCAGCTTCTCCGAAGCCCGCCAAAAGGAGGCAGCGAAGCGTTATTATGCAGACTGATTGCAAACCGCTTCTGTATAGCCACTATGATGTAACATTCCAAGAAGTCCCCGGTGAGATAAGCCTTGTGTTTGATATCACAGGTTGTCCGCATCACTGCCCTGACTGCCACTCCAAATTCTTATGGGAATATAGCGGCAACCCATTGCTGGAGAATCTTCCATCGGTCATCAATAAATACCGGTCCATGATTACCTGCGTGTGTTTTATGGGCGGCGATCAGAACAAAATTGAACTACTGAAAGCATGCGAAATCGCACATCGGTACAACTTGAAAACATGCCTCTATACAGGTCTTGACTACCCAAGTTTTGTTCATCTGATGTATGACGGTGGACCGCGCAATTACAGCACATACTTCAATTTTATCAAGGTTGGCCCGTATGTCTCTGAACTTGGCGGCCTTGACAATCCAAAAACGAACCAGCGTTTTTATGAACTCAGAGGAAATGTACCGATTGATAAAACAATCCTGTTTCAAAAGGAGTACAAATGAAAATTATTACAAACCCCAGCTGGACAAAAGAGGAGGTCGAAGAGTTTCGCGCCTCCATCAAGTCCAACAACGGCTATTGCCCCTGTCGCATTGAGCATATCCCGGCCAACAAATGTATGTGTCAGGAGTTTCGTTCTCAGGTTTCCGGTCAGTGCCATTGCGGCCTCTACCTCAAGGAGGATTAACTATGAATCTCAATAAATGCAACAAACTTTTTCGATTTGGCGTGCTCTTCTCAGCGTTCTTTACGGCGCTTGTTCTGATTGTTTTCTGCCCCCGGCTCAGCGCCACCGCCTATGCTGAATCTTCCACGCCCGAAACCGCCGCCACTACTTACATCGTTACCTATCACGCCAATGGCGGCTACTGGTGGAGCAACTGGTCCCGCCCGGCTTATTCTTTCGCCAACAAAGAGTTCAAGCAGGAGGAAGGCAAAACCTATCAAATCATTGATTCCAAGCCCACCTATGGTGCCAACACCTTCAACGGCTGGAACACAGAATCCGACGGCTCCGGCACCTGGTATTCCCCTCATCAGGAATATGTCTGTACCGGCAATATGGATCTCTACGCTCAGTGGCGCGGCCCCGTTCCTGCGCCCACAGCTGAACCTACTGCCACGCCGGAACCTACCCCGGAACCGACTGTTACGCCCACAGCTACTCCGGCACCGACCGCAACTCCAAAACCTGTAACCACTCCGGCACCCGTTTTCTCGGCCAAGCCCAATTACCGCGTCATGTTCCGCGCCTGGTTCAGCTATCTTCGCCGCCAGATGATTGGTCTGTATAAATAAAGGAGATACTTTATGCACTATGAAACTCCGTATGTAAAATATACCTACCCCGTCTATGATACAAAAGGCGATCATCCCGGTGAAACCGTGTCCACTGGTACAGTTTTGGATGAAGGTGATGTCGTTTTTAAGGATGAACTTTCCGTCAAACCTCTTGCCCCTAACATCCCTCTCCCCTCCTATGCTCACCCCACGGACGCCGGCCTTGATCTGCACGCCATCCGTGTGGAAGCTCCCGGTACCGTCATCGTTGCCACCTGTATTATCCAGCCTGGCATGACCGCCAAAGTACATACCGGCATCGCTATCAAGCTGCCCCACGGCACATTCGGCGCTGTCTATCCCCGCAGCGGCCTTGCCACAAAAACCGGCCTCGCCCCCGCCAATATGGTTGGTGTCATTGATGAAAACTATACTGGCGAAATCATCGTGGCCTTACATAACTACAGCAATGAACCTCAGGCGTTCGCTATCGGGGATCGTATCGCCCAGCTGGTCGTTCAGCCTGTCGTCCACTGCACCGTCACCCAGGTCACAGAACTCCCTGATACAGACCGCGGCGTTGCAGGATTTGGATCTACAGGAGGTAACACTTAATGAATCTTACTTTTGTTCCAAACGCCCTTGAAAAAATCTCCCCCACCTGGGTTATGTCAGACATTACATACCCCGATTGTAGCATAACCCGCACCGAGGACGATTACCTTCGCCGCATCGGCAGCTCCTTTAATGGTATTTCTTTCCTTGGCCCCGGCTATCCTGCCTGGTTTGAATACTCCAAAGATAACCTCGGCGCTTCCAAGTCTGGCTTCTTACATACCAGCCTTGTTAAAGAGCTTGAAATTATCCTGGATATAGGTTATGCCAAGCTTGCCATCACAACCGAACATAGCATTTTCTTTCTGGAATCCGCAGAACCCGTTCAGGAAACCGCTGAAATTCGTGAGCTGATGGATCAAATTAACGCTCTAAATAAGTAACAAAACAATTCAAGGTTGCGCTCTTAACGCGCGGGTGGGTATGGGGTTTATTATTTATGACATTATCAGAAAAATCAGAACTGCTGCGCCTGTTGCAGCTCTATCAGGACGATCTTTTGCGTAAAAACCGTAAGAACATTGAAACAGCTGATGCTGTTGCCAAAGATAGCCTATCCTTTATGGACGCTTCTTATTTTTACGGTATTAAAGCCCAGTACAACCACGCCCGCCTGATTGCTCGTAAGTTATCAGTTGAAATCAGTAAAGATGTCAAATCTTACTGGGAGCTGTAAGGTGATCCATGTGGAACAAACTCTGGTTCAGCTCCGTAAAGGAATGGTCTCAAAGCGCATTTGGTAGTTTTTCAAACCTGGCACCTCAGTTCACAAACAAAAAAGCCGTGCAGGCACAACCACACACACGGTCCATCCCATTACTTTAATTTTTCCAAAATCTCATCAGCACTCATGCCGTTCGCCAGCAGCTGGTTGATCATTTCCTGCGCCTGAATTTTCTTCGCCTCCGCCTCAGCAGCAATGTCCGCCTTGGCCTTTTTCTCTTCCAGCTTGGTCAGCTTTTTCTCCGCGGCCTTCACATCCGCCTTCTGCATTTTCAAGGTTTCTTTCATGGATTGCAGGTCGGTTTTCAGCTCCTCAATGCTGGCATTGGTCTTGGCAACTTCAGCCTCTGCCTCTTCCTTTTCTTTCTGAGCCTGGGAAATCAAAGCCTCATAGTTATTGGCATCAGCTTTCACTTTGTTCTTGCTTCCTTTGGTTCTCGGCATCGTGCTAACCTCCTACAAAATATTTTATGCGCTCAGTATATCACAGCGGTTTTCAAACTGCAATAGACGTTCAAAGGGGGAATTCTCTCTGCTTATTTTTTATGATACCTGCGCCCTGCTCAATATGGGCGCACATGTTGTCGATCGTCCATTTATTATCTCGGTCCAAACCCTGCTGGAGCTGGAATCCATCAAAACCAGCCGCACCAAAGATGAGTCCGTTCGTTATCGTGCCCGCCAAATGGCTCACTATCTCGATAGCACCCACGATTCCGGCTTTTATCATGTATCCAATGCTACCGATTATCTGAACGATGATACATGCCCGTTTCGCAGCACACTGCCCAACACCCCGGATTCCATCATCATTTATGCGGCCTGGAAAACATACAGCCAAAACCAGGACATGACCTTCTGCACGGACGATCTCTGCTGTAAACACCTGGCCTCTTCCCTCGCCCACCTGCCCGTCTGTTCCTCCAAGGATCTTCTCCCCCGCCAAAGCTATACCGGCTTTCTGGAGGTCACTCCAACCGATGAGCAATACGCTGCTCTCTATGAACAGCCGGAACGAAATACCTTCGGCCTTATCCCCAATCAATATCTTATCGCTCACAGCCCCGCAGACAGCTCCGTACAGGCGTTTAAGTGGGCAGACGGTAAACATGTCGCGGTGGATTATAAGCCCTTCAAAACGCAGGCATTTGGCGCTGTCAGGGCCAAAGAGAAAGATATCTATCAGATGCTCGCCTTTGACAGTCTCTTACATAACCAAATCACCATGCTGTGCGGTCCCGCCGGTACTGGCAAAAGCTATCTGGCTCTGGCTCACATGCTCAAGCTGCTGGAAACCCACAAGATTGATAAAATCATCGTGTTCACCAACCCCTGCGCCACATCCGGCGCTGCCCGCCTTGGCTTTTACCCCGGCACCCGCGATGAAAAGCTGCTCGATAGCCAAATCGGCAACATGCTCGGCGCTAAACTCGGCGATACCATGGAACTCCAGCGCTATATTGACGCCAACAAAATCCAACTTCTCCCCTTATCGGACCTGCGTGGCTTCGATACCACCGGCATGAACTGCGCCGTCTATATTACCGAGGCACAGAACCTTGATATTGAAATGATGCGGCTTGTCCTTCAGCGTATCGGCGAAGATTCCATCTGTATCATTGATGGTGATTATGACGCCCAGGTCGATCTCGATATCTACTCTGGCGATAACAACGGTATGCGCCGCCTCTCCCAGGTCTTCCGCGGTCAGGATTTTTATGGCGAGGTCAAACTCCAAAAAATCTACCGTTCCCGTATCGCCGCACTTGCACAGGAGATGTAAACAATGACAACTAATACAGATAAACTTCTTTCAATTCTTACCGGCATTCTTATTACCGTTCTGGTTTATTTTTTGGCCTTTTGGTTTCACCTGGCTCTCGCCAAGTTTATTTTGGTTCCTATGTTTGGCACCGCCATCTGCTCCACATTGAACCAATTATTCAACACCGCATCCTTCACCCCGCAAATGCTGCCCTCTACATATGCCTGGGCCTGCCTGATCGGCGGCATCTTCTTCTGGCCTCATATCAGCAGCAGTAAACATTAAGGAGTACACGCCATGAAAAAATATACCGCACAAACGCTCACTGATGAAGGCTACACCATTGAGAACGCTCAGATTACAAACGTATCTCTTTCATCCACAGATCATTGCTGCCTCTCTCTTGATCTTACTCTCAAAGCTGCCGACTGGAGTGTTGTTTACGGCGGTTACTGCCTTGGCAAAGTCTACCCCGACAGCTATGAAAAAGATTCTTACGAGGGTTCTGCCATCGGTATGGAGGCTATCATGCGCATCATGGATGTCGTCGGTGTTTCCCGTCTGGAAGACATGAAAGGTAAATACATTCGTGTCGCTACCAAGGGCTGGGGCAGCACCGTTAAAATCATCGGCAATATCATCAACAACCGCTGGTTCGATTATGACTCTTTCTTCAAAGACAAGGAATCAGCCTCCGTTCAAGACGCAATCACAGAACTCGTTACCGTTTCAGCCGACCTGGCGGATTGATTACTTTCTTCGTCTTACCACCACTCGCGGCTGTGCATGTCCAAACAAACTCCGCTTCGGCACTTCAAACGCTGTTTCAAACTCCTCGTCAAATTTGGCCCGCACCTTAAAATAATCCGTGATTTTTGCCTGGATCTCCCGCAGCGCCTGCTGTTCCTTTTCAATCTGGATGTATTGTTCTCTTGTGCAGCTGTCCCCTTCCTGTATCCGCTGTTTCCATTTGTTCAGGGCATCCTCCTGGTAGCCGCACAGCTCCAGCATCTCATTGCAAAATCTTACGCTTGTCGGTCCTGCCATTCATAACCACTCCTTGCCTTTTTCTTTTATCTTACCATATCAGAGGTGATTTCTCTATGAATTTCTTTACTGCTGACCTTCATTTTTCTCACCGTAACATTATCCGCTTCGATGACCGTCCGTTTCTTGACCTGCCCTCTATGCACGCGGAGCTTATCAAGCGCTGGAACAGCGTTGTCTCTCCGGGCGATAACGTTTACGTCCTTGGCGATATGTTCTGGGACCCGTCCGAAGCTCCTATGATCCTTGAACAGCTCAATGGCCATATCCATCTCATTAAGGGCAACCACGATAAAATCTCACCGGAAATGATGCGCTACTTTTCTTCCATCAAGGGCTATGATGAACTCACAGCCAGCAAATATAAACTTATTCTCTGCCACTACCCTATCATGTTCTACAACCACTCCTATTCGCCAGATTGCTACATGCTCTGCGGCCATGTTCATAACACCCGTGAGAACACCTATCTCGCCAAGTGGAAAGCAGAACTGCGTGATAATGCGGTCGGTATCGCCAGCAACAAGGGCAACATCATCAACGTTGGCTGTATGCTGCATGATTATACCCCCAAAACTCTTAACCAGCTCATTGCCTGGGATAAGGAAGGAGGCTGGAAAGTTGAGTAAAACAATCTTTACCTTTACGGAAGAATTTGATGATGCCGGCCATCTCATCAAGCGTACCATCACAACCGAACAGGGCGAAACAGTTCTGCCGGTAACGCCAAACACCAAGCCGATTGATAACATGCCGTTTATCCCCACTCCAACCCCTCGGAAAGCGCCGCTTGATATAATCTGGAAAGCACCGCCTGATATAACCTGTAATTCTACCGGAGGTACCGTCCATGAATCCTAAAGAATTTGAACTGGCTGCCTGCACCGCCATCTCCCGCTACTTCAATGATAACGCTGATGTAACTGGTGTCTATCTGTCACCAGATGATATCTACACCGTCTGGTCGTGCAAAACTCTTCAAAACAATAAAGGTCTTTTCACCACCCCTGTCAAAGACGGCCTGTATTACGAAGTTACCTATAACGGCGATAAGCAGGAACTCTACATTGATTGTTATCAAAAGCTTAAAAACTTTGCAGTAAAAGTCAGCGACTAAAACAACAAAGCCCCTATCCACTGTCACCCAGCGGACGGGGGCTATCTTTTTAGTTCAGGCCAAAATCAGCAAACAACGGGTTCTTCAACAGCATCCCCACAATCACATACCGGTAAGATTTCACACTACCGTCATAGTAAAGGGTTCCTCGTATCCTCTGCTTTTTCACCAGTCCGGCCATGAACTCTGCCTGCTCTTTCGTAAAGTACAAAGAAACCTGCGGGTAGTTCTTGTCATCTAGCCGCGTTGTAATGTGCCGGTTGATTTCCAGTTCTGTCGGTAGCACATAACTTCCTTCCAGGTGCGGCATCAAAGCCCGGTATTCTTTGGTATCTTTCATCACGCAGCGGTCGGCACCCACTGCCATCATCCTGCCAAGCTCTTCCTGCAACAGCCGGTTTGCCACGGTTCCAATGCGGGTATCTTCAACCTCGGCCTCGTCGTTCAGCACCTCGCGTACACGCATACTCAGCCGCAGGTTGATTTTTACTTCCTTTGCCATCACTTAACCGTCTCCAGCAGCTCTTTCAGCTTCGCAGCTTTTTCAATCAGCTCTGTCAGCGTCTTAATGTCTTCTTCCCGCTGCTCCCGGCTCATCTTTTTCAGTCCTCTTTTATATGCCGGTGTTGCAATCTTCTTGCCAATCTTACCGGCCAGCGGCTGTAAAGTTTTCTGAACAAATGTTTTGGTTTCGCCTTTCTTCTCAGCAGTTTCAATCTCGCGTTCAAGTGCAGCCTGTTTTTCGGTTTCAGCAGGCTTTTCGGCCGCCATCTTTGTTTCAAGTGCGGTCACGCTTGTTTCAAAACTTTGTAATACCTGTTCCAGCCTTTCCTCGCGTTCTTCTGTCGAGTCTCCGTTCCAGGCATCGTCCAATCCCTGTTGGGTATCATTGCGGATTCTGTCTCGGTCTTCTTCGTTCACACAGTTAATCGCAAACAATCTATTGTACAAACTCAAAAGTTCCTGTTGCTGTTTCTCTTCAAATTTAATCAATCTGTCGCATTCTGAGCGTTTCAGCTTTTTGTCATCCAGCAGTTTCAGCAGTCCTTTATTCAAATCGTTTTCCAGGCGCAAATCTCTATCAATCATTTTTCCACTTGCGGAACTGATTTCTTTCAAGGCTTTCTTGGCCTCGGCCTGGTTCATGTTATATGGTTCTTCTTGTAAACACTTAATAAATTCGGCTGATGCCTTACGCCGGATCATTTCATCACCAAAACCACCGCGCACCTGCAGGTTAGCGCTGTACAAAATAACTTTCTTTTCATTGGGGGATAGAGGAGTGGTAATTACATTACAGTTCTTGGCCGCATTCCATGTCGCGTCCTGTTCCTGCAACAGCATCAATGCTCGGTATCTCCGCTCGCCAGAAAGCAAAACATACACCGTCTTACCATCTTCCTGTTCCGGGAACACAACTAGGTTGTGCAGCAGGCCATTGCGCTTAATGTCTTCGGCTAATATTTCAATATCTTCTCCATTGTCATTCTGGCGGAAAATCTCGTTGTCCGGGTTCAGCCGGATGTCTGCCAGGCTGATATCCTTATTTTCAAACTCAATGGTCTTATTGCCAACAATCTTTCCAACCAGGGCACGGCCGGCATCGTTATCGTTCACTTCTTTTGCTGCACTGCTGGTGGGGATATTCAGTTTCTTTTCATTGCCTTTCTTCGGCTTTGATTTCAAACCCATCTCACTTTTCCTCCTTGTCCAGTTTTTCGAGCCGCTGTTTCAGCTCTTTATAAGCCGACACATAACTCTTACCAATCGGTTGCGTTTTGGCAGAATAACATACCGGCACACATCTTCTCACCGATGTCTTCACGGCCAAAGCGCTGGGTATCTCAGTCTTGAATAGGGTAGGGCCAAGCACTCTCTGGCATTCTTCCCGCGTCTCTCTCGTGGCCGCGCCCTTGTCCACCATGGTCAAAATCACGCCGATTCCTTTCAGGTTCGTCTTTGGGTTCTTGCGCAGCTCATTGCAAATGGAATAAGTTCTAAATGCCGAATCCTCAGAAAACGAATCGCACATCATCGGGATCAATACATAATCCGCTGCTACCAATGCGTTTGAAAGGATCATACTGTCACGAGTCGGCTGGGTATCAATAATGATGTAATCATAGTTTTCCCGCACCTGGTCCAAAAAGTATAGCAAAAAGTCGGCCGTAGATTCCAACCGTCTTGGGTCGCCAACATCGTACTGCTGCGCATCAGCCAACAGGTCCGACAGTCGCTTGTTAATCCGCGGTGTCTGGCTGCTTGCCGGGATCATATCAACATTCTCATACTCTGTCCCCACAATATACTCTTTCGTGGAGGTATACTTGAATCCGTCAAACATATCGTACAGCGCTTTGCGGGAATAAGCATTGCTTGTAATCGTATTGCCGCCGCTCAATGCAAAGGTCAGGTTGCCCTGCGGGTCGGTGTCTACGCACAAAACCTTTTTCCCTTCATCTCCCATTAAGTAGGCAAGGTTAGAAGCCGTAACCGTCTTACCAGAGCCGCCTTTTTCAATCGCAATCGTAATAATTTTTGCTGCCATAGCTAACCCTCACTTGTCAAACTCAAAAGTTCCTGTTGCTGTTTAATTTGATTATATCACACTTCATGGCAATGTCAACGGGGTAGAGCATCTGACAAACTCAAAAGTTCCTGTTGCTGTAATATAGTTAAAAATAGGGGAGCCACCTCGTCAGCAGCTCCCCCTGGTTATTCTTCAAATGTTGTTTCATCCAGTCGGAACATCGGCTCTTTGCCGTCCTGTCCCATCCGTCGTTTTCCGCTTTCAATGATCGTGGCGGAATTTTCTACAATGTCACTGTACACCACCGTGCGGTAATACTGGGCGGATTTCTTTTCCACATCCTGCCTCAGCATCACGTTAAACTTCTCCAGTTCACCCAACGCCCAGCTTTTCAGCCCATGGTTATTTTGGATGATTCCGTTCAGCGCTTCCAGTGTCTCTTCAGCCTGGTCTTGTTTGTTCTGGTTGGTCAATATCTTGGCCGCATAAGTAAACACATTTGCCAAAACATTCCGCTCTTCTACGGTCAGCTCCTTTTTGTAGCCCGCATAGCCAGCCCGGTCTTCTATCTCGCCCCGCGCCTTGCGGAACGTCATTCTCATCACAGCCGGGGGCAGGGGAGAGACCTCTCCGGTTTCAGCCGCCAACACAGCTTGTTTCTTCGCCTTTTGTTGGCGTGCCACCTCCTGGTCGCTGCGCTGGTTTGCGCTCAAAAACGCCCGTACCTTCTCCATCTCTTTGCGTGATTTGTACTTGATAAAGATATACAGATGGGTGTATTTCCGCACGCCTTTGGTTCGTACCGGCTCATAATCAAACCACAGGTCTGTCATCTCGTTGATTTCATTTTTCACCAGCTTCAAAACATTGCGTTCAAAGTCTGAAAAATTCGGGTACTTTTCTGTCAACGGTTTTTCGCGGTCATACTTGTTATCCACATCGGATTTTTTGCGGTTCATACCGCGCTCTTCTTTGGTCGGTACAGACAGCAGGTTTTTGAAATCATCAATGCCAAACTTTTTATACTTGTATCCGCGCAGCTGGCTCCGCTTGGCGGGGAACATCCCCAGCACCTCGTCCGTCACCGGCTCAAACACCAGCCCATTGGCATATTCGTAGTCCCGGTTGCCGTTATCATAAGATAAGATAATTTCATACACCCGCATGGAATAGGTGCTCTGCATCATCAGCAGGTATTCAATGCTGTAAGATGTGTAGTTGCTTGTCAGCTGGGCAATGTCTTTCCAAATGTCCTCATTGAACCGCATACTGATGGTTTTCCCATCAGTATCAATAATCGAACCTTTGCGTACCCAGCTCATGCTCTTGTACTTGGTCGGGGCAATCGGCACCCAAAATGTCCGGTTCTCCAAATTTTCAATCGTGTGCTGCAAATATGCCACATAGGCCGGCTTTTCCGCATTCACACCTGTCAGCTTTGAAAAGTCGCTGAACGTAATCGTGTAATACTTCGAAGCATCCGTGTCATTTTTCTGGTCAATCTTGGAAAGCAGCATGAACAAAATTTTCTGTTCGTTGCGCGGCAGAGAATATTTGGTCTTCTGGATCAGGTCATTGCTCTTGGTGATGTAAGATCCAACGGCAAAAGGGGAGCCGCTCTTATTTTCCTGCTCCTTTTTCGCCTTAACCTCTTCGTCCGTCATAACCTCTCCGGTAATCGCCGTTCCTGTGCCTGCACGGTTTACTTTTTGGTCTTTCATTATTCTGTTCGCCCGCATAGCCTGTCCGCCATGTCAAGCTCAACCTCCAAATCACAGTGTATGTATCGCATCGCACAGGTGGGTATACCTAACGCATTATATCTTTATCTTACCCTATTTTTATCCGCTCGTCAAGCCTGATTTTTTTGCGCTTTTCTTCAAAACAAAACTCGTAGTAAAATTTTTTGCGCTTATTATTATTTATTATTTATATTTTATATTTATATTATATAAGGTATATTGCGAGTTTCTTTTACACAAGCTGCGAGGTTCTTTTATTCTACATACGAGTTTCTTTTATACTGGATACGAGTTTCTTTTATTCCTGCTACGAGTTTCTTTTACGCAAAATCCTGCTTTTTGCTGTCAAACAATCTCGTAATTGCCGTCAAAAAATCTCGTAGTTCGCATCAAACAATCTCGTAATCCACGTTAATTTTTTTATTTCCTGCGCTTTTCGTCAAACAAACTCGTAGTTTTAAGCCAAACGGATAGGGTAGGGGAGTGGTCCCGCTCCTTATTTTTTTACGCCTTTTCAAATCAAACAAAATCGTAGTTCATTGCGCTGCATCAACCATCTATATCTAGCCGTCTGAACCATATTTTTTCAATCTTTTGGTCAAACAAACTCGTAATTCTGGCTATGGATGGTCATAAATCAACTTCAAGTCCTGCCATGCGCCGCCTATCCATACCATCCTGGCTTTATTACAATCGGTATTTTTTGCGCTTTTTCACCGTAAAAGAAACTCGTAGTTCAGCTCTAAATGCTCTATCCATCAATCGGCAGCAGGGGAGAGGGTTTGATTTTTTTGCAGTTTTCGGCGTAAAACAAACTCGTAATAGCTGCAGCAGCCAGCACCGGCCGGATTCAATCTTGTCGCATGTATCATCTATCAATTCATAAACCGTTCATATTGGCCGTTTTCTCGGTTTCACACCCCATAAACCCATATACCAAAAAGTATACACCCCACATGCCGGCAATTCAACAAAAATCAATCCCGTCAACCAAATAGCAACCGCGTACACATTCTTGGGCATAACTTTGTGCAACCTGCCTATTGTATTCGTACCCACACCTTGGCTTCTTCACCAATCTAAAAGACGCAGCCGCTGCCAGAAAAGAAGCCGAAGAAATTCTTTACAATAAATTTTTAGACGACAACGCCGGTTGGGAACAGCGCCTGGCAGACGCAATGGCCGAATACAAAAAGAACAAGAAATAACCGTCAACTTCGCTAAAGCTTAATTTAGCGAAATATAGGGAACCCAATAAAATCATCAAGATCTCCACACCAACCCCATCCGGCAAGCGCGAGGATCTTCCCGCCAAAGTTCTTTCTGTCTCTGAACTGTATTGATACTTCCACCCTGCTAAAAAATAGGGAGCACCTAAGGTTTCAAACCAAAGGGACTCCCTATTCCTGTTTGTATAACAGCGTAATGTTTTGCCATATCGTACATGGACTGGCGTTTTTGTGGCCATTTATTTTGGCCGTAAAAAGAAATGAGGCTACCTAACTAGCACTTAGGCGGCCTCATCTGAACTGGGTACATTGTAGCAGATGTATTTGGTTCATTTGTAGCTAACTGAGGTGTTCGCTTATTAAGAGCTTCAATCCTCTATTTGTATTATATACCACATGTTGTTCGCTGTCAACCTTAACGCTTAAACAAAAACTCCTGTATATCATCAAATGCTCGCTGCATCTGCTCCACATTGTCGCCGTTCAGGTTGTGCCCCAGCTGTGCAAATTCTGCCCGCAGCAGCATGTTAATGCTTTCATCCAGGCTATTCAGGTGCTTCTTCACACCATCCAACTGTTTGTCAAACGTGTCGCAGCGCCCTTCCACCGTTTTCAGCCGCTCTTCAATCTTGTCCATCCGGGCATCCTGATCTCTGTTTGGCTTTTTCAAAAAGTTGTTGAACTTAACCCCCTGGGCAATCGCATTCGAAATACTAACCACCGCCGCACAAGCTGAAAGCACCAGCATCAGTATGTCCTGCGCCGTAAATGTAAATACCGGGTTAGGCATCTGCGTTCACCTTCTCTCCGGCAGCAGCCTCACCCGCCTTCATCTGCTCGTAAGCCGCCTGGGCAATCGCACGCGCCTGCTCCTCTGTAATGGTAACGCCGGCCTGCTTGGCCACTTCCATAATCAGTTCTGCGGCGCGTCTGTTCTTTTCCTCGCCGGAAATATCGTTAAAATATTGCTTGATATATTTACAGGCGCTTAACCCCCACTGCATCAACAGCGGGTAGCCGCTCAACAGGTTCAGCGCTTTGTTTACTGTCTCCTGGGCGTTCGGCAGCACATATTTACCAACCATAAAAGCAATCACGCAAACCAGGCCCATCACAATATATACAATTCCCTGTTCCATACCTAACCTCCAATCTCTTCCGTTTCACTTGTCTCATCAATCGGCGTAAAAATTTCATCACCAGGGGGCGCATTGTCACCCTCTGTTTTTTCTTCTTCCGCTACTTTTTCCCTCACCTTAATCCAGGCGTTACACAAATTCTCTGCACTCATTGCCGCAAACAGACCAATATTAAAAGATGATTCCGGTAACTGTCCGGTCCTAAAACACAGGATCATGTATACAATCGCGTAAACAATCGTTGCGCCCATTGTAAAAACAATAATCTTTTTGCTGAACCTCATCAGGCTCCAGTTTTCCTTCATAAAAATCACCTGCTTTGGCGGCACTCAGGTATGGCTCTTCACCGCTTTTTGGCTGATATAACCATAAACCGTTTTGAACCAGCCGTTCACGACCGTATCATATCCAATGCAAACAGGCTTGCCGGTCTTGGCATCCGGGCTGCTGATCACTCCAACGGACTGGTACTGCATTCCGGCACCCTTGCGCACATTCCATTTGCCGTTGTTCAGGGTAATGGCTTTTGTCACAGTCTTTTTCACTGCCGGTTCAACCTTCGACTCCTCAACCGCTTCCTGCTTGTCCACCTGTACACTGTGCTGGTTTGCATTGGCCCACAAAATCACACCGCTGCTGGCCGGCTTAAAGTCATCATCCAGCCAACATAGCGGGTTCTCGCGCACACCTTTCCAGCGCACCTCAAAGTGCAAATGGGCACCAAAACAGTTGCCGGTCTGGCCACTGTAGCCAATCACTTCGCCGGTTTTCACCTTCTGTCCAACCTTCACCGTGATAGAATTCAAATGAGCATACAACGTTTCCAGCTTGCCGCCTTTATACGCCGTATGCTCAATCTTCACCATATTGCCATAACTGTTGGTGTCGCCCTGGGTCACTCGCCCATTCCAATGGTAAACCACGCGCACCGTTCCATCTTCCGCCGCAAACACCGGTGTTCCCACCAAAGCGCGGAAGTCGATTGCCCTGTGCAGCGCCCCACTGTTATATTTCCAGCCAGCCGTAATCACATGCTGTGCCAATGGCCACCCAAAACACACCTCTCCATTTTTCAGCCGCATCTTCCATCAGCCTCCTTTTAACATTCCATCGTATTGTAAAGTAATTTTGCTTCACGGTTATTTTAGCTTAGTTAATAATCTCACCTCATTTCACAAGTACCCTGATGTGGTTTTCATCCAATCGTTCCATCACGCGGTATCCGGTTTTCGCTTTTGTTCCAATGCCATTAGAGGAAGGGTAACAATAACCATTTACTTCACAAGTGCCGTCATCAACACAAATAAGTTTACCCATAAGGCCAACGGGGTCCCATTCGGGTCTATCAGACCTAGAAATATATTTTTTATTAGGGTTATAGTCAGGATTCAATACAAGATGATTGTATGTGTCATCTGAATGAATGTAAGATCCGAATATATCACGCTTATATTGATTATGCCATTGAATATCTGCACCATCACCGATAACTGTAGGATTGCCAGAAATTATACCAAGAACATAATGATCCTCTTTGGAAGCTAATCTGATTTTATCTCCATCTAAAGTTACAAATAGTCCTCTGCGATCTTCCTTATTGGCATTAGCATCTAACCATTCAAAATATTCTGCGTAGTCAGCACCAGAAGATGCTACAGTCCCCGCTGTATGCACATTCCCTGTGGTGGTAACATAAAAGCAATTACTAGAAGCGGAAGAAGATCCATTTCCTAATGTAAAAATTTTATTTTCATTATTGGCATATGAATCAGAACTATAATATCCACCAATAATAGCTCCATCTGCTGTATGTGGGGCAGTATATCCTAGGTTTATTGAACCAACAGAACCTTTAATCGCTCCTAAGGGGTGGTGCTCTCCGGCGATCACACAATGGTCTATACCCACAACTCCAAGTTTATTGGCGGTTTCCCCATGGGTAACGTCAATTCCTTCTGCATTTGTAGTTCTTGTATTGTTATACGCATCGCTCACCTTGTTTGCAGCTATACACTTATATACAGCATTCATAGTCGGAACCCGATCGTCAGTATATCCAGCCTCAACAGACCTCCAAATTGTTACAACACCTTTTACCGAAACATCGGCTTCTGGTACGCTAACACTCCCGTTACTAATGCTAATGTTACTGCCAATCTTTACCCCGCCCAAGGTAGAACTTGTAGCCGTAGGCAGTGTATATGTCGTTGCCGGTGTCATATAAATCTGGTTTGCGTTCAATGTTCCAGAACTTTTCGCATTGTCATACTGGCTTTGCGTCAGGTAGTTAATCACCAAACTGTCCAGTTTTGTATCAGTTGCCATAAAAATACTCCTATCTGTATAAAAAAGCAAAAAATAGCCGCCATGACTACAAATCACAGCGGCCATATTGCTCGTATCTTTATTCCGTAACCTTATATGCCTTAAACATATCGTCATTCACACCAAGGTCACATGCCAAACGGAAATACGCCGTATTCGCCGGCATCGTTATCTCAAACTCGTCCAGCGTTTCACCCGTGCTGGATGCACTTGTTGCCTTGTAGGCCAACGCAGTGTTACTGGAATTGTAAATAACATAGAAACAGTTGCCATACTTTGCACTCAAGCTACAGAAAACATATTTTTCCCCAGCAGCCGCAGTAATCTTGTCCGTAATAATACGTTTCACATCACTGTTGCTCTTGGTTGTTCCGCTCGTGGTCAGCGTGTATCCGGTGTGGTACGGCAAGTTCAGCTCGGTTCGTGTCGATGTGCTCATCTGGGTATAATTCCAGGTATTGGCGTATACTCTGCCCATGCAATCCACAATGTAGTACGGCGTGCTCATTGCTTTGAGTGGTTTCTTGGCATATCCGATGTCAATGATGTTGCCAAAACTTTCCATTCCTTCGTTAGGACCAACAATGTCAACACCCTTGGCATTAACGTAATCAATCAAGCTCTCTAAATCGTCAGCGTTGAACGTCGTATACCATGCGTGGGTCATAAAAATCAGCCATCCGCCATCTGCGGCAACACTGTCCACCAATTTCTTTGCATCATCCAAAGTGTAGGTCCCACTCGTAGGGAACACTTCGCACCGCTTCATGTAACAGCTTTCCATCGGCAAGGTATTGATGCCACGGTCCACCGTAAACCCCATATCAAAATGCTTTCGCACTACTGGCATATACTCGTCCACCCGGTATCCATTGGGGTAAGCCACACCTTTTACATCATAAATACCCAGCGCAGTAAAAGCATCTGTAGCTTTCTGAACATCTTCTTCATATGCTTCTGCCGTATCAAACTGTGTCATGGCATATTCTTTCAAGTGGTGGCTCAAAATATCGCACCCGCCATTTATCATAGTCATCAGCTGGTCTTTTGTCATGTAATTGCTTTTCCCAATATGGCTGGGCGGGCACGCTAATCCATACGGGATCTTCTTCGCTTGGATTACCGGCCACAAAACTGTATAAGTCTCTTTCCGGCAGTCGTCATCAATAAAACTTACCGCAGCAGGTCCTTTAACTGCCGCTGCTTTAAGCTTGGCGTATACAGAACTCTGTGTCGAAACTGCACTGTTGCTAATACCGCTCTGCATATCTACTGCGGTACTTCCTAAATAAACTCCCATAAAAATCACCACCTTCTAATTGTCACGCTGGTTGCACCAACACTGGCCGCTGTAATATCAATAAATTTGTCTTCGCTGGCATTCCAGTCAAACTGGTTTGTCCCGTTCATGCTAATCAGTAGGCTGTGAGTTAATTTGTTGGCAATGGTTGCAGCTCCGCCCGCGCTACTAGACCCGGCATAGTTGTGGGTGTGGTTACTGGCTGCCTTGCCGTCAATCAATCCTTTCAGTACCTTACCTTGGTTTGCACTTAGGGAATCTGTAGCGGAGGTCGAAGTTAAATTGTCCTGGATGCCGCGCCAGGTATTTGTCGGTACGGCCCAAGTACCATCTGCACGCAAATAATACGTCTGCTGCCCCATGCCCGGTGCCGGGACCAGTCCTGTGCCGCCTGCAGCATCCGCTGTGGCAGCACTAAATACGCCATAAGTTGTATTCGTATCCGGCGGTACCGCCCAGGTTCCATCGCTGCGCAAATATCGGTTCGCATTGCCTGCAGCCGGTGCAGTCACCAGGCCGGTACTTCCCGCCTCGCTGGTAGTAGCTCCCTTAAATACGTTATAGGTTGTGTTCGTGTCTTGAGTTGTAATTGTGCTGGTCGTACCGTCATCTTTTGTGCATGTAATAGTCGTGCCACTCACGCTTAGGGATTTAATTACTCCATGCGTATGGCTGCTTGGTGTAAAAGTACTCGGCTTATCTGTTACACTGTCCCAGGTATGGGTGTGTCCAGCTAAAGCATAGTCGCTAACATTTTTGGTTATAATCGTGCCAAATGCACCTTTATTGCAGTACGCCAGGTTAGATTTTGTCCCGCTGTAAGCACCGTTCCAGTTTGAAATAAGGCTCATATCCGGTACATACTGCTGGTCAACTGCTGTACTTTGCCAACCGCTGGTTCCTACATTGACCAAAGTCCGAATATTCTTACCAGATGCCGTTCCCAGTGCCGGAAAATCTGTAATGTCCGCAACTTTGTGGTTATGGGGACTCGGCGTAAATGTCCAAGGCCTGTCCGTAATATTTAACCAAGATAAACTTCCCTGTAGACCGTTTTGATCTGTGGTCATTGAATCGCTTACCGAAAAATCACTGGGCAGTGTAGTTCCGTCCGTAATAGCGGTATACCAAGTAACCGATCCCGTATAAATAGAAATTAAACGGCAATGTACAGTTTGGGCCGTAGCATTTGTAGCGCTTGCCGCATCATCGTATAATTCAACATAACAATTTCCGCCTGAATTAGAAACCACACGGAGCTTAACCGAAGAGTGATTGCATCCAGAAATTTTTGTAATCTTTGCTTTACTGAAATAGTGCGCTTTTATAACAAACGTGTCATCGTAAACAACATTGTCGCGTGTTCCTGCAACATTCAAAATAAAAGAACTTCCCGTTATGTCCATAGCTCGTGTTACATAGCAGAGTCTGCACCATGTTGCACACTGGACCTTTGCGTCCCAACTCCGAATGGTTACTTTTCTTTCGTTTAGGATCTTGCCCTGGTTTGCACTCAAGCTCTTATCCGTTGCCGTACTGGTTAATTCGTCCACAACATCACGCCAGGTGTTCTCTGTCGGCGGAACAAATCCCAGCGCATCTGTTACGTTTGCTTTTGTCACACTAAGTATACCGGAACTGTTCATAATGTTTGCTCCGATTTTCACGCCGCCCAACACACTGCTGGTCGCCGTGGGCAGGCTGTATTTGTTCGCCCCCTCGGCAATCCCATCCAATTTTTTCTTATCGGCTGCGCTCATAAAGCCAGCCTCGCTCTGTGTAGCTCCCCCGTGCCCGTGGCTAATGGGCGCAAAAATGGTTTTCAGCTTGCCAAAAAAGTAGCTCAACCCCGCGTTATTCAAATATCCCACTTTACCACACCTCCTCTTGGTTTAGTTTTTAAGATGCCAAAATGGTATCAATTTCAGTATTCTGGATCGCATCAATGGTAAATACCTGGCCCAGTCCATCCCACTTCTCGCCATTCCAGGCATAGTTCATGCCATTGCCAACGTCGTATACATCGCCAATGATCTGGCCGCTGGTCGGCAGATTGTCATAGCTTGCCACACTGCCTTTGTAACGGTACATAGCGGTAATGTCGCTCTTCAGGGCATAGGTGCTTGCCTCGCCAAAAGCATCCAGTTTCTTCTTGTCGGCAGTGCTCATCAGGCCGGCGCTCGTGGTGCTTGCAGCTCCATAGGTGGTGTTCGGCGGGGTCGTCCAAGCACCGGTCGAATCCAGCCAGCGCTGCGCACCCTTCGTCGGGCTGGGCACCAATCCGCTATTGCCATCCGCATCAATCGTTGCGCCACTCATCACACTGTAGGTGGTATCCTTTTCGTTTACCCACTTAGCGGTGCCGTCCGCGCTCCAACCCAAAATCTGGTTAGCACTTCCACCTGCAGGGATATGCTTATTCCCGCTGGTTGTCGGGTGGATGTAATTCATCAGCCCGGCCAGCTTATTCTTCTCAGCAGTGGTAAAGTCGTTGGTCGAAAGTCCCTTGCCATCAATCTTATCCACTTTACCGGCAAGCAAAGCTTTAATTTTCTGCCAAAAATAAAGCAAACCGTCATAATTCAAAAATGCCATATTGTTCCCTCCTATTCGTCTTTGAATAAATTATCAATTTGGCTGTTGGTAATCTCGTCAATCACAGCTTCCGGGCTTGGGGTGTTGATAATCAATCGCCCATCTGCATCCGCCGTCACGCTCGTAATTCCGGTGCCGCGCACCTTTACCGTACCCTTTGCCATATCGCCATGTTTCAGCTCCAAATTGGCTTCTGTGGAATCAGCCTTGCTGGCCCCAATTGTAAAATCAGTATCATTCAGCATTACCCAACCAGAGTTATAAATATATAAATCTCCGGGCGGCAGGTAATAAATCTTCCCAGCCAGCGGGGCCAATGGCAGCTCACTTACTCGTTCCAGATCGCTTCCAATCCGAACTCGCCCACCGGCTGTATCCCGGTAAGTGTTTCCTGTATCCAAACAGCATACCAGCTGTCCATCCACAATAGGAGTTTTATCCAGCTGCGACTGTTGGATCTCGCATAAAGAAAGTTTTGACATCGTAAAACTCCTTTTTGTAACAATAAAAAAACCGCCTACCTGCGTACAGATAAGCGGTTTCGATTCAGTATTTAATTTGACAAATTTTGATTGACTGTATAATAATAGCAGAACTAAGGCACCAACGTTTATTCCTTTTTGCCATATCTTCCTCATAGACGTAATAGGCGGTCAAGCCTCCCATCTGCCGCAAGGCATTGTGGAGCGCCCCTACTTTGCCTTCCGGCAAATCCATTTTGCCAGGAGGTGATGCTTATGCCGGGTCTATCCTTTGTTGATACCATCGTCATTATTGGCGTTGTGTTCACCGGGGTACAAACTGTCGTAGCAGTTATCACGTTTTTTCGTGGTAATAAAAAGTAAAACCGCCCTGTCCAGACCACAGAACGGTTTTTGCTATGATGGTTTAACTGTCATACATAAACTATAAACTGAGGCGCGACCGTCTATGTCGGTGCCTTAGTTCTACTATTATTATATATTCAACATCGTTGTTTGTCAATACAATATAAAACCTTCGCTGCACAGTGCATGTTCTCCTACTCGCAAAACACTGGCCCTGCAGCGAAGGCTATTTTTTTATGTCAATTTGAAATAACTAACCACTTTGCCATCTCAGCCAATGGTCTTCCAGGTAATAGCGCCCTCAACAACCTTCACGCGGGTATCCATGGCAGTGTTCAGGCCGTCAGCATACGCCTTGGCGGCATCACGGGCAGCATCAGCCTTGGTGGTTGCGTCAGCGGATGCAGCAGCAATGGCCTCGCTCTTTGCGGCAGCCAGCTGTTCAGTGCTTACCTTTGCATCCCAGGTGGCCTTCTGCTCATTGGTCACATGGATGTCGGCATTCGCAGTGTGGGCATCCAGTGCATCCTGTACAACCTTGATCTTCTTGTCGGCTTCAGCCTTGGTGTAAGCGTCCGGCACAGCAACGTACAGGCCATCTTCCTCCACAGTGATGGAGTTGTTAGCCTTGGCGCTTACTTTAACATTCACACTGATCTTGTTATCAGCGGAAACAGTAACCTCAGCGGTGGAAGTTGCCAGGCCGGTGTAAACATCAATCAGGCTGCCAACCGGGATCTTGATCACATCGCCGCTGGTAATGGTCAGCTCAATGTTTTTGTCCTCGGCATTATAGGTACCGCTGGTCACAACCAGATCCTTGCCCAGCGCAATAGTCAGTTCATCGCCGCCAAATACCGGCAGCTTGATGGTGCGGGTGCTTGCGTCATAAGTCGGTGCATGCACAACGCCATTCAGGGTGGTAGTAACGGGGTCGCCGCCCTTGGCAACACTCAGCACCCCATCATTGTAGGTAACATCGGTAACAAACACACCATTGCCGCCAACAACACCCGCAATCTTGGCATCAACGTAGCTGGCAACAGCCTTGGTGGTCGGCACATTGTCATCGCTGGCGTTGGAAGCCGGGATCTCAGTTACAGTGGCCTTGTTCAGCTGGATATAGCTGGTGCCATTGAACACATGCAGGGTAAAGTCGCTGGTGCGCACATAAACAACGCCCTGCACCTGGCCGGAAGCAGGCAGGGTGCTCACCAGCTTGCAGCTCTTGGTGTATTCAACTGCGCCCTTAAAAATCTGCAAAGTGTCAGTCAAAAAATACAGGGTGTCGTTGTCCTTTACCTGCAGGGCTTCAAAGTTAGCTTTGGTACCATAATTAAATTTTACTTCTGCCATAATTATCTCTCCTTAAATTTCATGTTGTTTTTGTCGATTAAAATTCTTGCCAAACAAATCCAGTGCTTGCAGTGTTGAACGGTTCAACAGCAAACTTCCCGGTATCCAACAGCTGTACAATCCACGGCTCGTACTTGCCCGCGGTGTTTTTAATCATTACGGTCTGCCCGGCATAAGTGTCGCTGCTGTTGTTCAGCTGTTCATTGGCTTGCCCGTTGCTGTCAAAAACACGGGTACGGGGGCGGATCGCCTGTTTGCTCTTATCGTCACGGATGTAATAAAACTCCGATGTATCCTTGGTAATAACCAGGTCCTTCTCGTCAATAATTCCATTCGTAATCGCTGTATCCAGGTTTTCTGCATTACCATAGCCCAACTTGCTTGTAGTTGCCATTCTCCCACCTCCTTTCTTCATTTGTCGCTATATAGAAAAAATGCAGGCGGCCAAGCCTTAAAACTCAACCACCCGCATATTTCCATCAGTTGTACCATCACCGCCGCTGCCAGAACCGCCGCCGCTCTTGATCTCTACCGCATTGCCAATCGGGCTTCCGTTGGCGGTCAGCTGCAGCATGTCATTCTTGTAGCTCAGGTTGTCGGCCTTGCTGTTCATCATGGTGTTGTTCTTATCAATCATGGCCTTCAGCATGGCCTGCATCGCAATAATCCGCTGGTCCAAAGCATTCAGTGCTTCGTCCGGGATCGTGGCTGCCCAGTCGTAAACATCAACAATTTTAATTTCGCCCGGTCCAACCTTGCGGATGTACTGGGTGGTCCTGCCTTCAGCATCCATCTCAATGTTGCCAAAGGTCAGCTGGAACTCAATCACACCGGCCTCACTGGTCAGCGCTGTGTCAAGTGGCAGCTTATATTCCAGCTTGTTTTTATATAGCTCGTCACTCAGCGTCAAAAACTCGGTGCGGTATTTCTTGCTCACCGGCAACCGGTATTCCAGCATCACCACATAGTCTCGCATGTCTTTGCCCTTATATTCCGGGTCAGCCAAAAAATGCAGGGTGTCTACCAGTTTGCTCTGCTGCATCACGCGCTCCACCACACTGGCGGTCAGGGTATTGTCCTCGTTAATCAGGATTGTGTACATTGCTCGTCTCCTTTCCGCTCACAATGTAGTCAAACTCATTGCGGCTGATTTTGCCCTTGTGCCACAGCGCATTTAGGGTCGCCTCTTTTAATCGACGATCCAAATACAACCGCCGCAAACTCTCCACAAAGTCACTCATAGCACACCTCCTTCAATCAGGCTCAGGGTATAAGCATCAATAATAGCCTCAGGGGTTTTGGCCCCCAAGGCTTTCAGCTTGTCATATTCATAAACACTGATCTCTTCCAACTGCACAGTATCGTATCCTGCCGCCGGAATGTTATAGTATCCGTCCACATGCCAGATGTAGCGCCCATCACTGCTCACAATTCCTTCGGCATCATCTGCCGTGCAGTTCACCATAATCCCGTGTTTCGTCTGGTATTTCACAAAACTCAGGTGGTCAAGGGTATCAATCACCTGGCCGTTATATATCACCTTGTAATACATTTCGTCCCTCAACCTCCTTTACACACTGAACATCACGCGCACGCCATGCTGCTCATTCGGGGTAACATAGCTGTAAATCTGGCCGTCTGCCGCAACCTGCAAAAAGTAACCTGCATACTGAACATTCGGGCTGCGTGTCCAATAAGTGGTGGCCGCGCCATCATCGTCATAGCAGATCCGGCTCTGGTTGTCCGTCATGTAGCTGATCGTTGTACCTTCATAAATATACGGCTCACTGTTCATGCTGGGGTTCAGCTCATATGCAGCCGGTATAAAGAAGTAACAATCCGCCGTCACAATTTCCTTGGATGTTCCGCCCGCACTGGATGTCACTTTTACCTGCTGGATCAACTGCTGCCAACCTATCGGCAAAGCATTCGGCAACCGCTTATCAAGGTAGGTACGCAGCGTTGTTGCGGGCCAGCCACCATTGTTGTAAGAGGCGTTGGTAATCGGCATCTTGCGTGCTAGTGTATTTTTCGCCAAAAACGTCATTGCGCAGCGCTTGTTTGTGTTATCGCTTAAATAAAACTGCTTAAATCCGCACATCTCATATTCGCGGGTTTCATGCGGCCATGCAGCCAGCTTCCGGCAGGCATTGTCGCCCAGGTCTGCATACCAAACTTTCGCCCAGTACACATCACCCTTGGCAAACCGTTCATATTCCCCGTCATCTGCCTTGGCGCAACCAAACACCAGCGTTGCATTGGTCTGTGTAATTCGTCCACGGTTAATCTCGGTGTAAACAATGTCGTCACCGTAAATGTTAGCCGTATACACATGCAAGTTGTTTTCGCCCTTCTTGTGGCGCATTACCACCATATCACGGGTTCTAACTGTGGCAGCTGTTGCACTTTCGGTGCCCCAACTGATCTTGGCTCCATTATTATTCCAAATGCGGATGCCGTTCATGCCGTTGGTTTCAAAACACTGCATCAGCACAGCATTGGCCGTATCGGTTGTGGTCATCCGGTAATCCACCGCCAGCACCCAGTCCCGGTCTTCCTTCAACAGCTGCACACCGGTGTCCACATAGTTGGTGCCATCAAAGGTCTTTTTCTCGTTGATCAAAACCTTCTCTTCAATGTCAGAGTAGCTAAAGTCGTTGCCCAGCGTAATGGTCACAGCGTCCTTGGGGCTAACCACCTTATTCTCCACACCAACCTTTTTCATTGCGTAAATCTCAACCGGGCGCAAACTGCCAATCTCTTTGCCGTCAAAATAACCAGAGGTATATTCGCAGCTGTCATATACCGCATTGATATCCTTGTCTCCGTTCACATATCCGCCCTTGTCCCAATGGTCAAACAGGTAGAACTTATAGGCACCTTCCTCCGCCGTGTAGGTCGGGGTATCGCCTTCGTACAACACCATGCTACCATAGGGGGCAACTGTTTTCTGCTTCTCCGCACCATTGTTCAGGTAGCGCACGGTGTACTTTCGCACACTCTCGGTATATTTAGCCGTTACGGTCTGGTTGGTAAATACTGTAACAAACGCTGTGTCCCATCCAGCATAGGTAAAGTCAGTGCTCACCGTGCTCTTCTTTGTCGGCTTCGGAATCGGGTTTTCCGTACGAGTCACAGGGTCAACAGCCTTACCACCCTTGTCAATGTACTGCACATCCAAAACTGTGTGCTCGTCATCATCATTCACAAAGGTCCAGGTAAACTGTTCCACCAGCGTGTTGTAGCTGATCTTCAAATCCGGCCACTGTGCATTAAACTCTTCCAGCTTCTTTTCACGCATAATGGGCACATGTACCTTGCCCTCCAGTACAGAGTGCTCGGTGTTATAGCCGTTCTCATCCAGGCCGGTCATCGTGTACAGCCTGTCAAGCAGCGCTGTATCCTCGCATTCCCAATCAAGGCCAGTTAGGCGCACGCGGTTCAAACCTGTGCATTTTTCCAACATAGCTTTCAGGTCAATGGTCGGGCAGCTTTCCACAACCAGTGTGGTCAGGTTTTCATAGCCGTCAATCTTCAAATTGGTCAGGTGGTTCAGGTTCTGTGCCGTCAGGCTTGCAATCGCAGGCAGTTCAGCCTTTTCAATCTTGCCGCCCTTGGCAAACGCCACACCGGTAATACCGCTTCCGCTAGCATAAAAATCGGTCAGATTTACACATCCCGCCAAACTGATGGATTTCTTCAGGTTCGGCACATTCTGCAAATTCAGGCGCTCCAACAGCGTATTGTTACCAACCGCAAAGTCGGTCAGGTTTGTGTTGCGGTAGCCTTCGGTGCCGTTGCCAACCTGCAAGTCGGTCAATTTCGCACCATGGCTAAAATCAACATACCCAGGGTAAAACCCACTAATGTCGCCAATGCTCTGTATCAGGCTGGCATTATAAACATAAACCTCGGTATCGTTCATGGCTGCAATCGGGCACTCAATCGTGTAGGTCTGGCCGCGCTTACCGCGCATTTTTACCGGGTTAGAGCCATACAAAACACTCACATAGGTATCTGCATACGGGCGGATATGGAACGTACCGTCCGGCTGCACACCTGTCCAGTTGGTCGGGGTATAGCCGCGGATCGTCATATCATCAGCCGTGCAGGTCGTACCGCTGTACTTGCTCGCAATATACTTTTCCTGGTACTTCTGGTACTGACGGCGCTGGTGGCGCTTGTTGCCGTGCATCATCGGCAGGTAACTGGTCGTTCCATTGTCTTCATAGGTGCGGAAATATTTGCGCCGCATATCCATGATCCAAAGCTTTTCGGGCTTCACATCCTGGTACGCCTCAATCTTGCGCAAAATACGGTTTGCACTCCAGGCCAAAGCGCTCTCACGGTTCAGGTACATCTTCTGCAAGTCGTCCGCAAAAAGATCTCGTACCTTGCACCACAGCTTACTGTCTGCCGCGTTAAACACGCTCTTGGTGCCAATGGTGTCGGTATCCTCATAGCCGTAAGTCAATGTCAATCCGCCCTCGTTGTCGTTGCCCTGGCAGGTATCATTATCATAATCCATGCAAAAATCCCAATGGATCAGATCTTCTGTGTGGGGGAACACATTCTTGGCGCGGTTATCCACCATTGTGTGGCGCTCAGTGAACAGATAAAAGAACAGCACACTGTCCTTGATAAAGTGGTCCTCAAAGTGGGTCTTAAACTCTTCATCATCTGCATTTACTACCCAGGTCAGCAAGCTCTGCCAGGCATTCTTTGCCGCCTGTTTTTCTTCCTCGGTGCAGTTTTTGCTAATATAACGGAACTCAAAGCTGTGTTCTCCGTCCCAGGTTTCCTGGCTCAGATCATCACTCAAAAAGCGGGTCTGGGCATCGGTGTTGTTGTCGATCTCAACAATAACTTCCTTGTGGTTTTCGGGGTCCATGCCCTGGGTGTCATTGTTCTTCTTGCTGTTGCCAATATCACCGCAGGCGTAAAAATGCCACTGGCCGTCCTTAAACACTGTCGCGTTCTCCACGTCCGTCTCCTGGATAAACACCACGCACGGGTAAAACGCCATCGTGTCGCGCACCTTCGGGTTCTCTTTCTTCGTCTTGCGGATATATGGGTTAAACGTGTTGTAATCATCTGCAATGCAGGCGTTATTTGCGTTTTCAGAGCTTGCAATATTTACCTTGATATTAAAATATTTCTCCGGGATACTGTTCTCAGTCAAGGCATAGGTACTGCCGGTGCTGTCGTCGCCAAACGTAAATCCGCCGGAACAGTTAATATCAATGTTTCGGCCGCTCTCGCCATACGCATTGGAGCTGGTGCCCTGGCCTTTATGGCTACCGGTCGCGGTCCAGTTATCCTCCACGGCGCGTCCGTTCTTGTAAATTTGCTGGATGGTGGTATCAGAAACTTCATTCTTCTTGCCGGTCGTAAAGGTCGGGGCGCTGATCTTGATAATGCGTAGATCCGGGCACTTCTCGGCCAAAAGGTCAGCATCCAGCTCGCCGCTCACATTGGTAATATCGTTGCGGTTATAGCGTTCAATCATCAGCTCGGCGTTCTTGGCATCCGCAATAAAGTTGTCCAGGATTTCATCGTCTGACAGCTCCATACCGTAGGTTTTCATGCGGTATACCTGCACATCACAGTCCGCAGAGCCAATCGTAATGCCAACCGGGCTTGCCTGTGTAAAGTTGTCGCTTGCATCGTACAGTTCCACCTTACAGGGGATACCGTCGCACCATAGCACCATCTCTTTATACTTGCTGTCCGGCAAAATATTGAACTCAAACTCCAAAAAGTCATCTTCGCAAATCGGCAGCTCAATGCGGTTCTGCTGGCTGGTCAGTGTAATCTTCTGTGCCTGTACCGTCAAACCAACGTTGCCATTTGCGCAGGTTAGTGCCGTAGCATCATAGTCTCGCACATTGGTGGTCTTAAACACCAGCTTAAAGTTCTTACCCTTCTTTTTGGCATCGTCCGCAAATAGCTTATAATCCAGCGTGGCGGTAGTTCCGGCTTTCACGCAAAAGTAAGTATCGCCGTCCTCGTCAATCTGGTAGCCGCCATTGCTCCAGTCAAAGTTGTCGCTTACCGTCATTGCGGTATTGCCATCGGTCCACAGGCGGTTTTCGTCCGCATTGGTTCGGCCAGATGGGTTAAAGTCAAACATCAGGTTGGTTTTCACCGGCTCAATGTTAATACCCAGCTCGGTAATTTTTACATTGATGGTCTTTACCGTCTCGCCGCAGGTAATGGTCAGCACATGGCTGCCAATCTCACTACTCTTGTACGTCCAGGTCTGTTTGGTACGTCCTACCGTCAGCTTGCCGGAAACAACGCCATCCACAGCCAGGGTCACATTGGTGTTGCTGCTGGCCGGGTCATACACGGTATAGCTGATCGCAACATTGCTGTACTGCTTGGCACTGTAATCCAGCACGGCGCAACTGATAATCGGAGTATTATTGCCCTCTTCCACCCACATAATATCGTGGCGCAGGGTGTTGCTTGTCACCTGTTTGCCATTGATCTCCGCCGTCATGCTCACTTCCAGCAGGTGGCTGCCGTGATTCTTGGCGGGCAAATTGTAGGTCATCTGGCGGCCTGTCACTGCAGTGCTTGTTCCGCCAATCGCCTTGCCATCCAACTTGAAGCTGATGTTTTTGGCAATATTGCCATACGGAGTAAACCGGTAAGTTACTTCTCCAGAATAAAAAAGAGAGTCATCAAAAATGCTCTCCAAATAAAACTCAACAACATTAACCGACCAGTTCTTGCTGCCCACACTGCCCATGCTGTCCGTAACCTGTAGCCGCACGGTGTTGTCGCCGCTGTGCAAGTATTGCGTCACATCAAAGGTGTTCTTGCCCTGGGTGATGGTCGTGGTTGCCACCTTGGTGTTGCCCACATACCAGTTGCCAGTCGCATTGCCGGTGTCATCGCCAGCATTGTCCACACTCGTAAAATTAAAGCCGATCAATGCACTGTCGCCCTGAACTACCGTCAGGCTGCTGTCACCAATTCGTTCAATGGTAATGGTGCTGGTTGCCTCACCGCCACCACCGCCACCACCTTTAATGGTAACAACAGTCTTGGTTGTGCCGTCTTCCAACAGGCTCAAATGACCGTCATCACTGGTGTAAGTAATGTCGTACTCATGACCGTTGCTGGGCTTAATATCTTTGATCTTTTCCTGGATTTCTGCAATATCGCTGTTTGCCGTATCCACACTGCCCTGTAAAGCCTTCACGGTATTCTTGGTCACAGTCAAATCATTGGTAAATCCATCCAGAGCAGTTTTGTCCGCCTTATCGGCCAGCAGTTTGTCGGTTGCTTCCTTATTATAATAATCACTCTGCAAGGTGTTCGGCAGGTCGCCCACACTATCCTGCAAAGCTTTCACGGCCTCGTTGTTGCTGGTCTTGTATTCATCCAGCGCTGTGCTTACCGGGTCTACCGCCGCGCTGATCTTAGCATCCACTGTCTTGCCATATGCGGTCGTCCACTCTGCGCTGGGGTCGGTACTCAAGGTTACAGTTTTAATAACTGCATCGCCGTTATAAAATGTTAAAGCACGGGTGCTTGCATCATACGCGCAGTTAAAAGCCGCCAATCCGTCGATCCCAGAAATCCTGCCTTCCAACAGTGTAACAAAGCCGTCCACTTCTTCTTTGTTATAATACTTGGCAAGCTCCGTGGTCAGCTCAGTTTTCTTGGTATAGTTGGTGTCAAGGTTACTCTGCAGCTCCTGTTTAATTCCTGCTGCCGCATTCTGGATCTTATTATCCACACCCGCCGCAGCGTTGGCTGCATCCTGGGCGCTGGCCTGTGCGGCACTGGCATAGCTGGAAGCCTGGCCAACCTTCTCGTCCATCAGGGCAACAAAGCTTGTGTACCAGTCGTTGTCCGGTTCCACCATCTTGGTGCCACTCAAAGCCTCCAAGATATTCAGCTCACCGTTTGGTCGTGTGCGCCACATATAGGTCTCGCTGCGTTCATTTACACCGGTTGCAGTGATCTCAAAGCGCACTGCCCCCTTCTTGCTTGTCACACTATTTGTAACCAGCCAATAGAACCGGATTGTATCCTCGTTGTAGGTAACATTGATCGGCGTGGCATATGCTTCCTGCCCGTCCACATTCAGGTAATGTACCTGCAGCATCATCTGCATCAAATCAATGCCGTCATATCGCCGCGGCATCTTAAATGGGATCACCTGGCTGTTGGTTTCCTGGGTAATGTTGATCTGGCTTTCGTCCATCACAACATTTTTCATCTCGTCAATGGTCGAAAACGCATCGTCGTTATATTGGCTGTACCATAGGTATTTTTCACTGCGGGTGTAGCCGCCGTCATCATTGGCCTGCGCCTCCGGCATATCAACCACCGCGGCCATGGGGGCAGCTTCAGCCTGCAATGCCACAGGCTCTGCTTTGGCCGCCATCTCAGCCGCCATCCGTTTCGACTCTTCAAAACTTAATGCCATGTTTTCCTCCTCCCCTTTCTATTTTTCAAACAAACAATACAATATGGGCGTGGCACTTATCGCCATCGCTGTTCAGCTTCACGCGCCATTGGGTGTATGCTGTGGATGTGTTCAAAGCCTGCTGCTTGTATACAGCCTGCAGTCCGCTTCCGCTGTCCCACACGTCCGTCCAGTTGCTGCCGTCGTTACTGGCCTGTACCCATACTCGGTTAAGTCTGTTTTCTGTTCCGGTCTTACTCACACTGACCACAACCCATGCGTGCTGGCAACCGCCGGTCGTCACCACGTTGCTGTAATGGTCGCCGTTGGTCGTATCTTTATCAATCGTTGCAATTCGACCTCCGGCTTTACCAGTCAGGTCGGCAATGCTTTCGCCGTTCACAATCTTATCTTCTGTGCAGCCAATCCCTTTGCGGAAATCGGCCAGGTTCACGCGCACTTCCGGTGCCCAAAAATTGCCGTCACTTTTGTATGCACCCTCGTCAATATTACGCAGCGCAAAATACTCGCTGTCGGTTCCAAAACCCATGTCATGGGCAAAGCCGTAGCTGCGCCTGGTCAGGGTACCCTGCGTGCAGTTGCCATTCTTATCAATAAACTTCTTGTCGCTGGCCACATCATTGGCGGTTGCCGCATTGGTGGTATCATCCTCCAACAGGGCTTTGGCAGCCGTGCTTGCGGTTCCCCACAGCCACATCACGTTATCGTAATAGCAGCCACTGTAAATATCGTTGGTTTTCTGGTTATCTGTGGCTACACACAGCCGGGTTACACCGTCTTTTTTCTGCACGGTCATCTTGGTGCTCTCGCGCTCGCCGCCCTGCAGCTGGGTCGTGGCAGAATAAGTCTTGATAGATCCTTTCACCAACTTGCCATCTACCCAGGCAGTTTTTCCTTCCAGGATAGATTTTTCATCCGCAGTGCCCGGCGTATTGCTACCCAGTCCGCTTGCGCTGATCGCACCGCCACTGTAATAGCCGGCTTTGATCTGGTAGCTCTCGCCGTTGGCCAACTCTGCCGTTACATTGCCGTAATTCTGCATGGTGCCGGTTTTCAGGGTTTTGTTCTTGCTGTAAAATGTCTGTCCTGCCAGCACCTGGTCCGGCAAAGCAGTCGTGGCAGCCAGCTTGGAAGCCCCAATGCCGCTGCCGTTAGTAAAATTTACAATGTTTCTCCTCGTATCGTACTGAAAAATCACCCACTGCCCGGCACCAATCGCACCGTCGCCCAGCTTCTCTGTGCCGCAGTAGGCGTTGCTGGTCATGTCTTTGCCATTGATCACCAGTCTGTGCCCGTCACTGAACGCCGTGGTAAAATATGCTTTGCCGTTAGCCGCGTTGCTGTAACTGCTGCCGCTCTTGCATGTTAGGGTATGGGTCCCGCCGCTGTAACTGTAGCTATATTCATGGATCATCATGTCGGGGTCAAACTTGCCATCAATGATGTAATTCACCGCTCCGGCATAATGCTGTTCCAGTGCAGTAATCGCATGTTTCACATGGTTAATGTCCGCCGCTTTAATAATGTATTTGCGCAGGCCGCTGTTCTGGTTCAGGTAATTGCTGGCCTCGGTATATTTGCCGTCTGCCAGGTACTTGGTGTACTGGGCTGCCGCTGCGGCATGGCCGCTGTCCAGGTCGGCATTGTCTTCAAACGTATCAATACCTTCCGGGAACTTTGTATAGGTATCTGCCATTGCTTATCACTCTGCCACTCAAAATGTGTTGAAATATACTCAAACACATCGAGAAATTGAAGTCCTTGCGGATACTTCTTACTGCTTCAATGTGTATGCTTTGACGATTATAAACAATACGCTACTCACAAGTTCTTGTACACTCCGCAGTCGTAAATTCCCGAAATCGCCTTCGGTACATACTTACGCTTGCTTTTATTATGCAACTTCGTAAGTTAAAGCATCTCTTAGATTAAGAGCAGCATTAAAGTCCCTATCCTCGATATAGCCACAATCACAACGGTATATTCTATCTGAAAGCTTCAAATCTTTCTTGATAGTACCACAACAGTGACATATTTTGGATGATGGATACCATCTGTCTACAACTCTTAATTCAATACCATTTTCATTGCACTTAGCTTTGAGCTTGGTTCTAAATTCATAGAACTTTTGTGATGCAACGGCTTTTGCGAGATGCCTGTTCTTCATCATACCTTTTACATTTAAGTCTTCAATCGTTATGTAAGATGGCTTGGTTTTTACCATCTCTGCAATTGTTTTATTGATGTAATCGGTACGGATATTATCTATCCTGTGATGAAGTCTTTGTACTTTGAGCTTTTGCTTTTGTATATTCTTTTGAGTGGACTCTCCTTCCTTTAATTTTTCGTATTTAAGAGAGAGACACCTTTGTTCTCGAATAAGTTGTCTCTCAAGTTTTTTAAGCCTTGCTGATTTGTTAATGTTTTGATATGTTTTACCGTTTGATACAATGGCGAAGTCTTTCAATCCGAGGTCTATGCCAATTCCTTCGCCGAAATGATCGACTGCTTTGTTGTCAGAGACCTCCACAAGAGCCGAAACATAGTACCTGCCAGCCTTTATGGAAACCGAACCGCTTTTAATCACATATCCATCTTTAGTAGTTGGGATATATCCTTTTTCCTTGATACGAACCCAACCAAGTGATGGAATTTTAATCCGGTGTCTTTCGCAGCAACAATCTTGAGGATTATTCTTTACGAAATACATTTTTACATCGGACTTGCCTTTCTTTTTGAAATTAGGAAAGGCGCTTTCGTGATTGAAAAATCTTGTAAATGCGGTCTGTCCGTTATTTACTGACTGCGTTACAGCTTTTGAATATGCTTCCTTGATCCACAAATACTCCGGATGCTGTGGAAGATATTTGTTGTTAAGCCAGACTCTAAATTTACTGCTGCTCATGAATTTTTCCCCATCTTCGTGGAGCTTTTTGTTATGAGCCAAATAGAAGTTATAAATAAATCTGCAGGTTCCTATCGTCTTACGAATCTTGATTTTTTGCTCGACCGTCGGATTTATTTCTGTCTTGAAGCTTTTTAGCAATTTCCTCTTATCCTCCATGAGCATGTTTCAACACATTTAATCACCATTGACAATGATTTTAATTACTTAAAGTTTCCTCCTGTCTCATCTTTTACAGGGTACGGGTAATACGGGTAAAACCTCATCAGCGTCACATCCATCGTTCCCTGCCCCAAGCTCTTATCAATCTTTTTAATAATAAATTGCACGGCTGTCTTGCCGCCCATGTAACGCGGGCAGTATTCAACCTTGGTGTTCACATCCAACCACGGCACCAGCAGCATCTTCACCGTAATGCTATCGGTTAATCGCGCCCGCTTCCATAGCTCGTATTCGGCCACATCCAAAATGCCGTCATCTGTGATGTAATTGTCGTATTCACCGCCGCTCAAAACTACATTGCGCCGTCCAATTCGTTCAATGCTGAACGGGCTGTTCAAAAACTGGTCGTCCTCCTCGTACCCTTCAATATCCGGGTTGGCGGTACTCACAACTTCCAAATTCTGGCAGTTCTCGGTTTCTTTCAGCTTGTCCAGCTCTTCCTCACTCGGTTTTGTATCTTTCAGCATCACCATGGCGTGCGGCTGCACCTGCCCATAAAAATAAAAGCGCCCTTTGCCGCCATTCTCATTCGGGGAATAATCGGCATCGTAGCGCACCACATATTGTACTTTTGGTTTCATACAGTCCTGCTTGGCCTTTTTGTTGTTGCCGGCTTCATCTGTGCTGATGGTATACAGGCTCAAAACATCGGTCACAACCGCATCGCTGCTCTCTGTTGCTTTGGCGCTGATCTTCATCTGGTACCCTTTGTTGGCATCGTACAGGTCGGCCACATTGTCCGGCGGCGTAAACAAAATCAGCTTCTTACCGCTCAATGCCAATCCAACCACGTTTAATGTCATGGTTTTCTTTGTCGTATCTACCACTAGGTCTGTGCAGCTCACATCCGGGCTTGCCGCAGCGCCAAACACCTCTACGCAGTTTCGCACTTCGCTGTAATCCACCGTTGCGTCTTCGCTGATGATCAAATCATTGAACACATCGGCATTCAGCACCAGCGGGTCATCCTCACAGCTTGGGATCTGCTGGCATTTGAACACATCATCATCAAAAAATATTTCAAACGGGTAATACAAATCCCGCAACTGTGTCAAAATTGTCCACACACTGGTCGCCGCATCAAACTCCTGGTCATAAGGGATCGTTCGGTTCCAATATTCTACAAATACTTTGTTGATCCCCACTTCCTGTAATAGCTCCACCATCGCCCTGCGGATTCCGCCCCCGGCCTTAAACACGGTTTTAATACCTGTCAGCTGTCCGGCCAACGTGTCATTCAGCATTGCTGTCAAGTCCATACAGTTAATGGTCAGGCTCCGGGTCTGCGTGTCATAGTTGTATCCGTTCTGGCTGAACACATATACCCCCTGGCTGTACCAGATAATATCGTCCAGCATCGGGGTCTTCACACCAATGTAAATCCAAACGTACTTGTTCATCCACTCGCTCTCGCTGTACTGGCTGATCGCATGTTTTTCGTCCAGCACAATGGTCGAAGTGTACGTTCGCCGGATGTCCGCATCTGCATCTACGGAAATTCTTCCCTCGGTCGTAATGCCCTGCAAACTGTCAATCGTCTTCATCCGGTCGTTCAGCAGGTCAATGCGGGTGTACAGCTCAATGTTATGGGAGTATAAGGTTCGTATGTCTTCTGTGCTTGGCACATACATCGCGCATCAACTCCCTTCAATATCTTCTGCAATAAACCCGTTGCGGTACAAATCGGTGCTGCTTTCCAAGCTGCCAATCTCCACAAAATCAAACGCTACGGCAACCTTGTCATAATGGTCACTGTAGCTGATACTCGGCTGGTTAATAATGTTCGCCATCCAGCTACGTCCGTCAAACAGCTTCAAGATCTTCGGCTTCTTGTTGGTACACCAGTCCACAAACTGCTTGCGGTACCGGGCACCGCCATCCCCGTCATAGTCATCCGTGTCAAAACTGTATTTCAGCACAGTGGCCGTAAAATTGCCCTGCTCATAGTTCAGGTCGCTACCGTAAATCACATACGGGTAACGGCTGCTCATAGTTTCCACCACACTGTTTGGCTGTGTTCTGGTCGTACTGGTCACGCTGGCATCAAATAACAGGTGGTAACTAATGTCTCCGTCCGTCAACACCGCACCGTCAAAGCTGCTCAAAATCTTGTTCGTGAACATATCCTGCTCGGCATCGTCAATAATCGGCACAAACGCATACTCATACTCGGTGTTGCGCCCATCTGCGTACCAATCAATGTGTACCCAGTTGTTCAGTTCTTTTTCCCATTCCTTCAGGGTTTCATCATTCACCGGGGTTGGCCGGTGCTTGGTCGCCAGGGTAATCCAGTTGTAGGTTCCAACCCTGCGTCGTTTTAACCGCATCTCGCTGATCTGTTCCGCCCGGTAGCGCAGGTTGCCGCCCAGGGTATCACCGTTAAAGGCCGCATAAATAGCCGTCTGGGCCTGCCATCCATTGTCCAGATTGTACTTGCCGTAATCCTTGTCGGCATCGCGGCTTAACAGCAGGTCGTCATAAACACCGTTCTGCAGCTTCAGCACATTCAGTGCCTCATTATAAGGCGGGTATGGCAAAATCGCATTCTGTCCCATTAAAATATCGGCTCCCACAATCATTCCACACCCCTCCTTTACTCCCAGTGCAGCTCAAACAGGCCGCCCTGGTTTTTCAAATACACCTTAAACCAACCACTTGGCGCACTGGTTTTTACATTGCTCTGCAAACAGTATCCGCCGCAGGTCAGTTCCAGGTAATAACATGTTTTCTTTTCGTTCGTCTGATAGTTGTAGGCATTGCTGCTGTAATCGTCCGCAATATCGCGGCGGCATAAAAACAGCTTCAAAGCATACGGATCTTCGTCCATTGTTGGCATACTGATCCCGTTGCTCCGTTTGTTCCACAGCCCAATCAGCAGCTTGTTCCAGCGGTCGCTTCTCATGTTCAGCCCCAGGGCATAGCTGCTGTCCACCACGCTTCCTTCTTCCACATGGCTGCCCTGTACCTTAAATCCGTCTTTGAACGTCATGTCGGACTTAACTGGGTCAGTGTCATCCACTGTCAGGTCTACTGCCTGGTCCCCAGCCGATCCCCTTACATAGTGGTAGTCATCCTTGTTGTCGTTGCGGTCCTTGCCCTCAATCGTCACAACATAAGATTTCACCCAAATGCAGCCCTCTTCATAATGGTTTTCCAACGCCACAGCCGCATAGCCGTCACCGCCCACATAGCCAATCAGCAGCTCACAAAATCCAGTGTCCAGCTTCATGCCGTGCTGGGTAATGCCCTGTGCTCTGGCGTAATAAGTCGTGTCGTTGCGTAAGTTGCTGATAATATACGCCTTGTCCGGCACCCGCAGTGTCTCGCTGCTTTTCACCAAGCTCTTGCTGGCATCATACAGTTCAATCGTATATTCGTTCAGCTCTTCGCCCTGGGTGCTCTCGTATTGCACTGTAAACTCAAAAGCACTGTATTCAATATTGGTTTTGTCCTTGGTGCTGATCTCTTTGAACTTAAACACCGGTGTCTCCACACAATAAAACAGCAAAATGTCGCTCCATTCGCTCCACGCACTGTCCTGGCCGCACACCCGTACCTTAATGCCAAACGCCGCGCTGCTGTTTGTAATGCTGCTGGCCTTCAAAGTAAACTCTGACCTCTGGGTGCTCACCTCACCGCTCTGGTAAGTCGGGCTGCCCAGTTCCTCTGCACTCATGGCATTAGCCCAAATTTGTGCCTCCACCTTGGTAATCACACCAATGTATCGGAACCGGAATGTATAATCTTTTGTCGCATCAAATGCTGATACGGTATATAATGCTGGTTTGCTCATCCTCCCGCCACTCCCCTCCCTCTCTAAACAATAAAAGCCGCCCAACCAATCAAGGTCAGGCGGTTATTCTTATCTTTCAATAATGCTATTGGATTATGTTTATTTTACGCTTTCTTCCGGCTTATCCTCTGCTGCATCAACCGGTGTTTCCGCGGCCTTTTCTGCCGCAACCTTCTTAGCCGCTTCCATCTCTTCCTGTATCGCGCTCTTGCGGATATTCTGCACATCACGCAGTAAACTCTCCAAAATCAACTCCACTGCATACGGCGGCAATCCAACCTGGTTCACACCGTCACAAATGTAAGCCTTCAACTGTTCACATTTCAAATTAAAATTTTCCATCATAAAACCTCCTCATCAAAATTAAACCAAAATGCCGCCAATAAACCGCAGCCCATGCTGTTTCAACTTTACATCTGTCACATAGCCCTGCGCATTTTTTACAAGCTCAATACCATATACAAACGGTACGGCCTGGGTATTTGCGTCAAGAGTGGTTACTTCTTTGCTGCCGTCCCAGCCTAAAGTTTGGCCGCCCCAGTTGGTGGTTCCGTCATAAACATAAAAAGATGGAGCTTTTGAACTTGTGCTAAAAAGCTGCATATTTCCTCGTGCCTGAGTTGTGGGAAAATCAATCGTAAATATTTTATCACCACTACCTGAAGTTGCCGCTCCGTAAATAGAACCAATGTGTCCAATACCATTTCCATCACTAAAATCTATATCGTAGCAAATTACAGATCCATCTAGCAAATCTATTTTTCTATTACCAGATGCAGCAGTTCCTTTTATTTCAATTCCATGAGGATTACCGGTTGTTCCTTCTGCATAATAAATGTTTACACCAAAAGAAGTTGAAATGCCTTCATGTGGATCAAAGATGATATAATTATTATCATCTCCAAGCTTCATTCGCGCCCAATCTCCAAGATTTTGATTATGATAATTTTTTAATTCAAAAGAAAGGTTGTTGGCAGTATAAACTTCAAGACCATCTGGCGTTAATACTGTTTTAGTTACAACATTAGGAGCAGGATCAGAATGCTCATTTGTAATAGTAAAAGTTCCGTCTGCTAAGTTGTAAACAGAATTTTTATTTTGAGATGTCAACATACCGGTGGCAATATATGAAGCATTAAAGTACACATTCCCATCTTCAATAAACATGCCCTGACTTGCTCCATTATTGGTCAACCGGTTAAAGATGTCCTCCTGCGTCAGCTTTTTATCAACCGCATCAACCACTTCGTCTTTGTTCGTGTAATTGTCTTTCTTGCCCCAATCGCCGGCATCATATGCCTCGCCTTTCGCCTTGGGTTTTCCACAAACAAGCACTTCTGCCCCTGTGTACCACAAATCACCTTCGTCATACGGCGGGTCGGGGTGTTCGTCCTTGCTGGCATCTGCCGTAAACACACGCCGCTTTCCATCCGCCGTATCCTGTGCCTTGCTGGCCGCCTCAAGTGCATTGGTTACATCCTTGTCCTGTACCAGATCCCACTTGTAGCTGCCATCGTCACCTTTCATAAATCGGTATGCTTTGCCTGTCTCTGTGTTATAAAACAGGTCGTCCACATGTTTTTCTTTTTCTTCATCTGTCGTCCAGCTCTTGGCCGGCTCGTTATCCAGCGTAGGATCATAGGCGTAAAAGTGCTGTTCAGCCTTACTGTCAATCTGATCCTGCATATCTTTCGTTACGCCATCCACATAATTTTTCATGTCATCTTTGCTGGCGTAACTATCCTTTTTCACCCAATCGCTGGCATCATATTTGTCACTGGCCGTGCGTGCTACCGTACAAACCAGAATATCTTCTCCATTAAACCACAAATCGCCCGTGTCATACGGCGGCTCCGGGTGTTCCCCTTTGCTGGCATCAGCCGTAAATACCTGGCGCTTACCATCTCCGGTGTCTTGTGCCTTGCTTGCGGCTTCCAACGTATCCAGCGTTTCCTTATCTGTCACTTCTACCCAGCTGCCGGTTTTTGTTTCTTCGTTGTATGTCCATTGCCAACCTTTCTTGCTGCTGGTGTTATAAAACAAATCGCCGTTGTGCGCTTTCTTTGTGGTGTCGTCTTTCCAGCTCATAGCAGGCCAGTTCTCAAGCGTCGGGTCATAGTTATAAAAATACTGTTCAACCTTGCCGTCCACCTGTTCCTGCAGCTTGTCAACCTTATTCGCATAATCTTTCAGGTCTTCTTCAACCTTGTCCTGCTTCAACAGGTTCCGGTCAATTTCATACGGCTTAATGTACAGCCGCTTAAAGTCGTTCTGCGGGGCAATCACAGCCACGGCATCGTTCACCTGGAACAGCGCATTACTCGCAATGGTGTATTCCTTGCCAAAAGCCGCCACCACATAGCCGCTGTGGTCGTCCAGCACCTTCACAATCGTGCCAACAGCTGTACGGTCAAACTTGGCATTGTTAATCAGTCTCTCGCAGTAACGCTTCACCTCTTTTGCCAGGTCTTTCAGCCCCGCAATGGCATCATCCAATGTGTTCTTCGCCATAGCTTTTCCTCCAAAATAAAAAGCCGGGCAGCCACATAGGCCACCCGGTATATCGTCATCGGTATTATCGCTTAAACCAATATTTCTTTACATCTGATTTTTCATCATAACAAAGCTCAACGTATTTAATTTCTCCTCTGGGAATCATAACAATTCGGTCATCCATTGTTGTAAGGACATTACCCTCTTTATCCAAAACATCATATCCAGATAAAAGTAATACGTTCTTTTTATCATCCATTCCAACATAAGAACCACTAAAATCGTTCTCGCAGTCTGTATAGACTACCATATTGGTTCCACGTTTATAGTCAATAACATCTTCCCACACGCTATCGCTTGGGGACCATTTGAACAGCTTATGCAACGCCTGCTTGATTTTTACGTTCCTGCGCAGAACAGAAAGAACGGCAGCAATAACGCAAGCCATGACATACTGTAACTTCTTGGTTGGTACCACCTGCATAAGCAGAAAACTAATTACCACAGAATAAACCAGGTAATGTTGAGGCAACTGTTTGTCAAGCAGCCTGTTATAAATCCATAACATCAATAAACCAGGCACCACATACTGCAAAATAGCAGGAATCATGGCAACTAGCTCGTTTAAGTATTGTGTTATTTCCATCACTTATTTTCCTTTTTGTCCTCTGCTTTTTTCCAAGAGGAGCTATTTTTATTGTTCTTGGCTTCCGGGTTAAACATAAACTCCGTGTTCGGCTTGTTTTGGCTCTCAGTTTTTGCCATAGGTACAACACTTCCTACTTTATTGTAATAGGGTCATTATACCATATCGCATAACCCAACTCCAAGCAAATTTTCAAACAATAAAAAGCACCGAGAAGTAATTACTCCCCGGTGTATTGTCATTTATTCAACTTTTTCGTTTTCATGACTATCTCTAAAGTCTATCGGCTCACTCGTAGGCGGATACCGAAAAGTAAACACATATTTGTCATCGTAATGGGTAAACGCGAATTCACCCTTTCCTAAAATATCCATTCCAATTAAAATATCTTCATCGTTACTACCGGTAATAAATTCAGGCATAAAGCGTTCAGCCGCTTTCATCCGGTGCTCAATAATAAGCCCGGCACGGTACACTTTTACACCTTCCTGCCTACCAGCGGCAGTGTTCGCATCACTAAGTAATACAGGTTTTAGCTCTGCATTTTCTGCCAACCGTTTAGAAATACTGGTATATGTCGCCCCAGTGTCAACAACCGCTCTTACAGGATATGTTTTGCCATTAGCCAAAACTTCTACATTCAGAACAATACTATTTTGCTCCAACTCTTTTATTGCGGTAAACGGCGGCATAACTACACATCCTTAAAAAAAGCATTTTCGTTGCCGATAATAAGGATAATTTCCAAAACACGGTTGAGTTAAACAATTTTCATCGCCAAGTATCAGCATTGCTGCCACTGCACAATCTAACCAAGTGTCACCTGTGCAAACAATGGCCTGATTTTTAATTGTAACCCAGCAGTTATATTTCTTTTTTAGCTCTGCAAAATTAGCTTTATACCATTCCCAGTCTTTTTGCAAAGCCTCATCCTCAAACACCGGTTTTTCACATGATACCACAGTCTGCATTCAAATTCAACCTCGCAATCTTACTGGTTTTCAACTTTCTACCTTATTGTATAAGGGACCTAACCGCTGATTCCTCTCGGTTGGTTTCCCTCTGTCCTGTTTGTAATTACCGCTTGCTGAACTCCTGCGCCATAATGGAGCTAATGTTCTGGTGCAAAATGCGGCCAAAATTCTCAACGTCATTCACACCGTTCATCACAATGTTAATGTCGCCAATGTGTACGCCGCTGCTGCCAGCACTGGCCAACTCAGCGTTCACATTCCCCATCCGCTTCAAAATAGCACTCTCCACAAAAGCTTCCGGGTTAATTGCCGCGCTGAACAGCCGGCGGGTCAGGTTTCCCGGCACAACGCCGTCCCCAACCTCCAGGCTGGTATAGCGCCCGGCTTCCGGCTGCCGTACAACAATCTCAGGCCCAGCCTCATCAACACGCGCACGTTCAAAGGCCGCAACGTTCATAATGCCGGTTGCATGGCTGGATGTACTGCTGGATTTTGTCGTTTTCACTTCGGCTTGGGCAGCCTTCTTTTCCTTATCCAGCTCATCGCTCTTGGTTTGGTATTCTTCCTCAACAACCTCAATCTTCAAACTCAAATCATTGATCTCAGCAGTTTTTTCCTCAATCTGCCGCAAAATATCAATGTAGTGGTTCTTAAAGTCATCAAGTACATCCGTCCGCTGTCCCAGGATCTTCTCTTCCCAGTCCGCCCCAAGCCGTGCCACCGTGTTAATCCGGTTCTGCTCCGTCTCGTAAGCGTCCGCAACCTCTTCCCACTTGCTCTTATAATCTTCCAGCTGGTCAATCAGTTTCTGATTTTCCTTAATCTGGTTTTCCACATGGTCGGTGTTGCTCATGTTGTTCATGTAATCAGTTGTGATCTTATCAATCATCGCCTGATCCATGTTCAAAATCATCTGGTCTGCATTAGCGCCGTACAGCTGCCGCAAAATCGCAACGTTCTTACTGTTGGTGTATTCGTTCTGGCCTTCACTCAGCTTATCTTTGTATTCATCATAAGCGTCAATTTTGTCTTGCAGTTCCTGCTTCTTGTCTTCCAGCTCTTTTTCAAGCGCGGCTTTCTGGTCTTCCAGGGCCTTCTGGGCATCCTCATGCTCTTTCTGGCGCAAAGCATCGTTATAATCCTCTTCGGTGCTCTTAACCTCGCTCTCGTCAGCCTCCCAAACAAAGCCTTTGCCTTCACGGTATACACGCACGCTGCGGTTCGCTTTGGCTGCATCCATGGCCGCCTTTTTGCGGGCAAGCTCAATCGCCTTTTCCTGGGCATCGTTGGTTTCATTCAGCTTATCCAGCTCGTCCTGCAAAGCATCAATGCGCGGCTGGTAGCTATCTTCCAGCGCCTCCTGCTCTTTCTGCAAAGCTTTGGTCCGCTTCTCAATCAGGTAGGTAGCGCCGTTCATAGCGGCATCAAGGTTGTCTTTTTCGTCTTCCAGCTGCTCTTTCAGGTCGTCCCACTGGTGTTCCAGTCGGTCAATCTCTTTGTCAATCCTAGCTGTTACAGTTTTAACAATCCCGTCAAGTATCTTTTGCTCGCTTTCTAGGCTGTCCTTAATGCTCTCCAGCTCTTTTTTCTGCTTTTCCAGCGCCTTTTTCTGGGCCTCATAGGCTTCCTTTACAGCATCTGCTTCCGCTTCAATCCGTTCAAGGTTTTTCTGTGCTGCCTCAGTCGCCGTCGCAGTAGCAGCAGCCGCTTTTGCATTTTTCTGGAACGTTGTACTTGTGGCCGGATTGTTTTTTGGAATGTAACCACCGCCGGTAATCGTTCCAACGCCTTGAGCGTAAGCGTTACCCTCCGCCATGGCCATTCCGCGTGCGCCCACAAAGCCATTTTTCAGCAGTTCTTCACTCTTTTGGTGGTCAAACACAATCGCGTCTCTGGGTAGGTTCACAAACTCAGCACCATGCTCGCCAACCGTGTACCACTTGCCGCTGTGCGGGTTTACTACCACTTCATACCCAAGCTCGCCAACCAGTGCTCGTTCAGCTCTAGCCAATCCGCCATTGGTACCAGCCGCATTGGCGCTTCCAGTACCAATTGTTCCTGTTGTGATCCGTTCGGCATAGCTTTTGGGCACGCTGGGCACAGGAGCTGTAATGGTTGTCTCGCTTATCTGATTCATCAGCTCCTTAACGTTGCCCAATTTTGTCATTGCTTCGGTGGTATTTAGATCCAAAGTGTACGGGGCTAGGAGTATATTAGCGATATCGGTAACGGTATCCTTCGTTTGACTCAGCTTATCTTCGCTGTCATCTGTTTCAACGTTTAAGATCTTGGCATCTTTCAGCGTCTGGGTAATCTCTTCTGTGCTCTTACCGGCATCTTCCAACCCCTGGGCATACACCTGGATCTCAACCTCAGTCGGGGCGCCCAGTTTTTCTTTCTGGGTATTCAAGTCGGCCAGCTTATCCTGGGCAGCTTCCAGCTCTGTCGCAACGCTAAAATCACCGCTGTTAAATCTTTGGGTCAGATCATCAACAGTCTTTTCAGCCTCCGAAGCGTCAATCCAAAGCTGTACACGGCCATTCTTGTTCAGGTTGTCTGCGGCTTTATCAAGCGCACTCTGTAGTTCATCGGCTTGTCCGTCAAATGTGCCCCCTTGACTGTTCATCTGATCAACAGCATCTTTGGCTTTCTCATAAGCGTCAACCAGTGCGTCTACATCAGTGCTATCAATGTTCCCCTTGATGTTTTCGATTTTCTCATTAACTTCTTTGAGCTGGTCATTCCATTCTTTGTAACTGTCAGAGTCAGGTTCAACGCTGTCCATTTTTTCCCGCAGCTCGTCAGCCTGCATTTCAAGGCTTGTCAGTGTCTCACCAAAGAACGCATCATCCCAGTTAAAGTCAAATCCGTATTCCTGTAGCTCGCCAAAAATAGCCCGCACCATATCCGGTGTCAGCTTCATGGCGTCACAAAAATCCTGTATGGTCTTTTTGCCCGCAATGGCCACATAACCGCTGCTGTCCTCTTCCATTAAGCCGGCCTTAACAGCATCATTCAAAAAGTTGGTAATGCCCTTGCTGTCATCAGTCAGGTACTTTTTCAGTGTGTTAACATATTGCTGTACGGCATTTTCGTCAACACTTTTCGGCACCAAAAACTCAACAGCAGCCTTATATTTCTGCGTGCCGATCTTACCGCTCTCCAGCGCGTCCTTGATCGCATCGTAAGCCTGGATCGCATCGTTATACATGGTGCCGGCTTCCGTAGCGTTCTGGGCATTCAGCCAATCCTGATAAGCCCCACTCACCTGCACCAGCTGACTGTATAGCAGCTCATAATTCTGGCACTGTTCCCGCAGTTTCTTGTTTTCCTGCTCACGGTTGCTGATGGCTTCTTTCAGCGTGCTCTGCTGCTCTTCACTCAGGTCGTTGTTCTTTTTCAACGCGTCATTCAAGCGGCTCAATTCCTGCTTGTTCTCGGCATATTTCAGTTGTGCCTGGCTTCTTGCAACTCGGACTGTGGCCTTTGCTTCCTCAATTTTTTTGTCAGTCAGCTTCTTGGCCTTTTCCGTATTAACCTGCATCGTGCCGTTTACATATTCCAGGCAGTCTGCGTAATCCTTGTCCGCATCTGTCAGCGCCTTAAAGTTCTCGGCCGTCACGCCAACGCCGGTGGTCTGCGCCTGCAAGGCGGCTGTCACAGCAGAAATTGTCGTGGTAACATTTTTTACAGCAGTATCCGCATCAATGGTAACACTGTTAGCTTCTACGCCAGCTTTGCTCAGCGATTCCAGCTCATTGATAACATCTTCAATGGTAAAGCCGGCGTCCTCCATCATGGCAATAAAATCTGCCAAGTTGTCCATATCAATGGTAACACCGTCGCCAAGCGCTTCTTTTAGCTTGTTCTTTTGGGTGTCATCCAGCATTTCCGTAACGGATTTCCCCGCCGCATCAGCCTGTGTTTTCAGGTCATTCAACGCCTTGGCCGCGTTCTCGGAGTTGTCTTTCAGCCAGGTAACAACATCCGCATACTTGCTGTCATTAAAGTTCTGCTCAAACCAACTGGCAGGGTTAGTTTTCATATAATTATACTTCAGCGCATCCTCAATCTGGTTATAGATTTTCTTCTGCGTCGAAGTTAAGTTATCAAAACCAACAAGGTCTAAGGTTTCCTTATAGGTTTCAAGGTCATCGGCTTGGTCAATGATTCCCTGATTGATCTTTTCAAGCTGGGTCTGGTACAATTCAGCCTGTTTCAGCCACGTTTGTTCCTCATCAGGTGTTGCAGCCACTGCTGCCATTTGATTGTATTTATCAATCTTGTCATTCAGATAATCAATAGCAGCGGAATATTCGCGGATATCATTGGAACGCTCAAGAATCTTATCACCAAACTCATCCGGGTGAATACTATCAAACAGCCCTTTGTAATTTATAAAGTCTGTTGGCCCTTTTTTGTCGAGGTTAAACCCATTACCAAAATAATCCTCGCCATAATTTTCATTGAAAGAATTGACCGCATCATTTACGGCTTCTTTGGCCTGCATTTCAGCCAGATGTTCTTTCAGCTCAATTTGCCGCTCAAGTCTAGTGTTCGCCGTTTCCAGCTTCTCAAGCTCTTGCTTGTCGGTATAGGTAATAACATCCTGACCATTGATCTCAGCAATCCGCTTCTTGTTCTCCTCCAGCTCATCATTCAAAGACTTGATCTCATCAGTCGTGTCCTGGTACGTCTTTTTGCTCTCTTCCATTTTTTCTTTGGCGATCTCACCAGAACGATAAAGTTTGTCAACCCAATTTACAAGCAGCTTAAATCCTTCAGTAATAGCCCAAATGGCCGCGGCCTGAGCAGCAGTCGTCAACATCTGCAGACCAATACCTTTAAGGGCGTTTGTCAGTTTGCCTGCGCCAGTTACGGAACTAAAGAAGTTTTTTACAGAGATACTAGCCTTGTCTGTGTGAGCTACAAAGTCTTGAAGAACTACAGACGCATCTTTCAAATTGTCTTTTATAGCGTCCGTCGGGGTTGCGCCATTTTTAACCGCTTCAATAAAAGCCTGCAAAGCAACGACATCATTGTCTAAGTCTTTCGCAAGATCATAGTCATTATTGAAATTACCGGTCAGCCAAGAAAATAGAATTCCTTTTTTTGTGCCGCCCAAAAGATTAGCTTCAGAGAAGGCTTTTATAAAATCTTCAATAGAATCTTTTGCTCTTTTCCCATTAAGAGTTAAAAAAGTTCCAGTGTTCAGATCGTTACCTGTTCCAAACAAGTTAAATAGATTCAAAATCAGGTTGTTCTACTAATTATTGTGTGGTATAATCAGTATAAGGTTATAAAACAACTTGTTTGGGAGGTATAAAAATATGAATTTTAACGAAAGACGTGATTATGTTTGCCCTGTCTGTGGTAATCATTTTTCTTCTGAAGATTCTTATCCTAGTTGCAATTTTTGTAATAACCATGAACTTATAGCTCGTCCAGTAGGGGAATGGAATGAAATTAGAGCTGAAGTTAGTAAAATGTCTCCATTAGAATTTCAGGAAAATTCAAAACCAGAACCCTGGGATAAATTTTTTATTGACCTTTACGCTGGCAATAAAGAAAAACAAAAAGAGCAAAAAGTGTGGGTTGTATGTAAAGAGCTCCTCTATAAAAAATACGTCTACAACAGCCCTCTCTTTGACAAAGCCAAGTTTGACATGCGTGCCGAGTGGGAGTACGAAAAAGCCGTAGAGATGGAAGAGACCTACCGTAAGCGCCAAGAAGAAGCCTCCTGCCCTCGCTGCCCAAAGTGTGGCTGTACCGAGTTCCAGATGGTCCCCCGCAAGTGGTCTCCCCTTACTGGGTTTCTGACAAACAAGGTGGACCGGGTGTGTGTGAAGTGCAAAACAAGGTTTTGATGCTGTGCAAGCATAAGTAAAAGCCCCAACCGTAATGGTCAGAGCTTTTGTCATGTATGCTTTTTATGTGACCGGCAAACACAAGTTTCGTTGTCGCCGTGGTCAAGGTCTATCCACAGAATATTAAACACAGAATCTTGCATAATACCATACACTCTGTGCGTAGCCGTAATACGCAATGATATAATAGATTCTGCTTCAATTTTCAAAGCAGTCAATCTGTCTATGGCAGCTTTATTCAGCGATGTCACATAGATTGAATGATTGTATTTTTGTGCTTTGACCAGAATATCACTCCAGGTTTGGCTTTCTAATCCCTGAAACCTTGGTAATATTTCATCCCAAAATAATAGTCTTGCTTCGGCGGCATTTAATGACCAAAGCTCTTTATCGCAGCTGGAAAAGTTCCAAGCCGGGTGTTGCCTGTAAAACTGATCTGGGTCCCTTTCCGCAGCCGCCTTTCGGTCAACAGGTTGTTTTGCTTGCTTTATAGCTTTCTTTTTACAGGCCGCCATAATACATTGCCATGCTTTCCTTTGTAATAATCCGGTCGCATCCTACTCCCTGCGGAATATCTTTGCGTGCTTCAATCCACGGGTCTTCCATGTGTGTTAGTCGGCTCAACCACTGTGCATCATGTGGATAATAATAATCCAGTACCTGATTGATCGTATCTTTTTGGTTTTCTGTCAGCATGCCAGTCCCGCCTGTTTCATCATCTGCGGTAACGGCAAACTTTCCTTTGGTCTTAAAGAATAATTCCGGGCAAACAGGTCCATTGGCCCATGCCTGAAAATCTTCATCAAACAAAGGCGCATCATCCCATACCAAGGACCACGCCTGAGCATAGTAGCAGAGCTTCTGCAGCTTCATCGTGGACATATTTCCTTTTTGCTCCAAGATGTATTTTGCTGTATCAAACACGTTCGCCATACTACCAGCTCCTTTCTTCTGCTTATAGTTTACCATGTTTCCATCGCAAGGTCAATCAAACCGCCAGCATATAGTTCCTTCACCTAGTCCGTATTCTTCAAAAGGAAGGCCATATGGTTTCCATAAGCAACAGGTGGCAGCAACAATGTGGCAATGACAAACAAGAACATACATTCCTTTATATTTTGCTTGCAACTCTTTTTCATTTTTCTCAACCCAGTGTATGTTCTGTTGGCGCAAATACTTTGCCCTGATTTCTTTCATCATATCACTAACCACCTCCTTGTTGCAATATAAGGTGGATAGAGTTTGTGTAAAGTGTAAGACAAGGTTTTGATGCTACACAGACTGTATTAAACAGTAAAGGATTGATATTATGTCTTTGGCAATGGTTTTAGCCAACCAGTATGGTATCGTTATGTCCGCAGATAAAAGAATGACATTAGCTCCAAAAACCTCTGATGGCCAAACATTTCTTTATCCGTCCTTAAATCATCAACAAAAATTATTCATGACAAAAAGTGGACACGGTATAGCTTTTACCGGAACGTTGACCTTAGATGACGGTACCGCTACAGCTGTCGTAATAAAAAATGCTATCGCTAAATACAACAGCCCACGAACATCTGTTTTAGACGAACTTAAAGGTTTGAAAAACGCGCTTAAGCAATACACCAAAGAAAAACAAATTACGCTAGTCGGGGCAGAAATCAACAATGGCAAACGACAAGTATTCACTCTTACACTAACAGACAAGAATATAGAAAAGAACACAAACGAAGAAGGACTTTGCCTGTTATCACGAGGAGATTGTTCCTTTGCTGAAATGCTCATGTCTTTTCAAAGCCGCAATTCTAATTGCGTTCATTTTTCTCTTCAAGAAAGTATAAATTACTTACGTTTTGTAAACAGCACTGTAGCAAAATTGCAATATTATAATGGAAACCTTCAATCTGTTAGTGAAGAATGCGATGTACTTGTGCTTACCCCCAAAGAAGCCAAATGGGTAATATCACCAGAAACTCTATTTTAACGGAATATTAACGGAACCATATCCACTTCCGTCATAAGTGGGAATAGGGCTTGCGGTTACTTTTTCTTTTGGCTTCTGCAACTCTTTAATCAGCGCCGCAATCTCTTTCGCATTACCGGAAATCTGAACTGTCATAGAATCGCCTCTTTCTCCTATTTCCCTAAAGTAAGTAAAAGCCCAACAGCATAATCACTGTTGGGTTCTTTACATATAGTATCAATTATCAAACCAAGACTTCTTTACCTTGGATTCTTCAGGGTAAGTCAAGCTCGTATATTCGATTTTGTTCAGCGGCACAGTGGCTATGCTACATTCTGGCGTGTCAAACTCGTCTCCTGCCGCATTATAGAGTTTGTAATCCTTTACAATTACTCCCATAGCGTCTTTATCAATCCCGATATATATGCCACTGATAATCCACTTATCAGTTTTAGCGTAAATATAGGTTCCCTTTTCATAGTCTATCACGTCGTCAAAAATAGTCTTACTAGGCGAAAAGGCTATCGTTTTCTTGAAAAGATTTTTCACCCAAGTAGCGCGGCTCAAGACATATATAATGATAGCCGCCGCAACTGCAATGATGATATCCCATACTACATTGTTGATGCAAAGAACAAGAATAAAACTAACCACAATAGAGTATGTAACATAGTGTTCTGGCAATTTCTTGTCGTGAAACCGCGTGTAAAGCCACAAAAATATGAACCCCGGCACAATGTATTTAAGCACCAAAGGTACGGCTTCAATGTAACCAATTATATCTGTTGCTGTCAATCAATATCACTCCTTATTACTTTTTGGTTTTGGTGGATTCTGGATATCATCTTTTCGCGTTCCTTTATTCTTAGGAACATAAGTGAATTGTTGGCGGCGGATCTCTTCTTGTTTCTTTTCAAGCTCAGTCATTATATAACTACTCCTTGTTAATTGTTAGAATAATTATATAATAGCATAGGAGTGTAGTTAATACAATATTATTTCATGGCCTGCCACAGCAGAATCAGCCCGGCAATTTGCATCAACAGGGAGACTGTCAATTTCCCGTTCCAATCTTGTTTTATTCAGATCAACTTCTTTCAGCTTTGCCTTATAGCCCTCCAGTTCTTTATCCACTGCTTTCGTGTCAATTTGTGTCTTTGAGAAACCTTGATTCAGCTCTTGAAATCATAATCATCCCTCCGTTCCTTGATTTTTGGGGCAATTAAAACAGCCGCCGTTATAAATTCCCATCATAGCAAACTTGTCCATCTGCTCCGCTTGGTTTGCCGTCAATCTTTTGCAGTTGATTGCTACTGCCCAAATAGCGTATTCGCATTTGTAAATCATTGCGTCTTGTTCAGAACTGTACTCTCGCTCAAACAGTACCTTGCGCTGGCAAGGCTTCAAAATACCTTCCATAAATGCCATAAAAATTTCCTCAATTTCCTATTATCTCCATTAGGAGGTGTTTTATAATATCAAACATACAAGGAACACATATTTGCACTTATTGCGGGCAGACGATTCATTGGTATCTTCCATCAAGAAATCGCTATGCGTCAACAGGGACTTATCAATTGTTTACGATGTCAAGCGTCGATAAAGATAGTGTTCCTGTAAAAGAAGACATAGACCCAGACACCTGTGAGTTTATTTACTCATATGATTGTCCTCTTTGTGGTCAGTACAATTCTTTCCCTCGCACTTGCAACAACAGCTCTGAATAAACGCATCTAAAACTTTCTTTTCAGAATTGTAATCCATGTCCTTATAAGCTATGTCGCTACAATCAATTAAAATTATGTGTTTTTCTTTCCCGTCATCACAGCAATAGCGCAACTCGTCTTGTTTTACGTCATATGTACGGTTAAACAACAATTCTTTTTGGCACTGTCTCAATAAATCATTTGGTTCCATAAAAAATTACCTCTTAAAAATACCAAAAGCCCCGGCCTGAACAGCACCCCATTTGTTAGACAGTATGATATACTATCTAACAAGTGGGGTGTTTTGCTATGCCAAAAGGAGTACCAAACAAACGATATACGCCGGAGTTCAAGAAAATGGTTGTAGAAACCATGAAAAAAGAACATCTGAGTATCTATGCAGCAATGCAGGAATTTGGAATTAACGACCATAAAATTATAGAGCGCTGGGAACGCATTTATTTGGAAGAAGGGCCGGAAGGGTTAGCCATCGAACGGCGTGGCCGCAGCAGCAAAGGCCGTCCGCCAAAGCAGTTGCCGAAGCAGGTGGAAGAAGATCTGCTAGCCGAAGTGCAGAGACTGCGTGCGGAGAACGATTACCTAAAAAACTTGCAAGCCTTGGTTTTGGAAGACGAGCGACGCCAGCGCAGAAAACGCAGGTAGTTCAAAAGCTGAGGCAAAGACATTCTCTGGATATTCTTCTCTCAATCGCTCAACTGCCCCGTGCCACTTTCTACTATCATCTGAAGCGGATGAACAGTTCAGATAAGTATAAAGCTGTCAAAGCGGAGATCACGGCCATCTACCACGAAAACAAAGGAAGATACGGCTATCGCCGCATTACAACAGAACTTCACAAGCGCGATTTTCTCCTGAATCACAAGACTGTCCAGCGGCTTATGAAGGAGCTGGGTTTAGTTTGCCGTGTCAGGAGGAAGAAGTATCGTTCTTACAAGGGTGAAGTTGGCAAAATTGCGCCGAATCTGTTAAACCGGGACTTCCGCGCCGAAAAGCCGAACCAGAAGTGGGTCACCGATGTGACAGAGTTCAGTTTGTTTGGCGAGAAGCTCTATCTCTCGCCCATCCTTGATCTGTGCAGCAGCGATCTGGTCAGCTATACCATCTCTGACCATCCTGTTCTGAGTATGGTTACGACTATGCTGGATAAGGCTTTTGAGAAGATACCGGATGGAACCGGGTTGATCCTTCATTCTGACCAGGGCTGGCAATACCAGCATAAGCGGTATCAGCGGATGCTCCGCGAGAAGGGCATCCGACAGAGCATGAGCCGGAAAGGAAACTGTCTGGACAACGCCGTGATAGAGAATTTCTTCGGACTGCTCAAAAGTGAGCTGCTGTATTTGCAGGAGTTCCGCTCCATGAAACACTTCAAGCAGGAACTCGTTGCATATCTGGATTACTACAACAACCGCCGCATCAAGGCAAAGTTAAAGGGCTTGCCGCCTGCAATTCACAGACAGCAAGCCCTTTCAGCTGCTTGAACAATTTTTACTTCAAAATATTGTCTAGCTTTTTGGGGTCACTTCAGGCCATTAAAGGTTAGGGCTTATCTTTATATATTATTCTGGTGGCCACTCCATCCGCAGTGTTATAATTCCGTCATGAGAATGTAAACTAAGGTTACAATATTTAATGATGTCCAACCCAATTAAGAAATCGAAATCTTCTTCTGGATCATGGAATGTTCCTAGTTGAACACTTGTAACTGGAATAGTCTCGCATATTTTTAATGTCGTATTATACACATCCCCGCAGTCTTTGCCACTAACACCATGATATGTTCTTAGCCCCATAGTGGCCAACTTTAATTCTCTGGCTAAACGTTCAGATATGGCACTAGACGAAGAACCAGTATCTAAAATCCCATTACCACGCCAAATACGGCCAGTTCCATCATTATATGGTGTACTGATTATTACATATAAAAATTTAGTATCACCTATTGTGTAATTGATGGTAAACCCAGCCATTATTTTAATTACCTCTCGTATTTTATATCAATGATATGCTGTTCAAAGTTTAGCTTCATATTAGGCACTTCATACCACACTGAACCTTGTATGGTGCACTTCTCCATTGGAATATTACGATGGTCGGCTTCTGCGGCAATAACTTTTTTATTATATACAATAATAGATTTGCCACCATATTTTTCGCGCAATTCCTTTTTATGTTTTTTAATCCAATGAATATTACGCTTAACAGCCAGTGATTTTTTGACCTTATCAATTATACCATTCAACCACTTCACTTTCAACTCATCTCCTCAAAAACCACCTTCGTAAATTTTTTATAACCTTCTTACGGCTTTCCCGTAATGTTCTGACTGTCTTTCTTCCCGTCTGGTTTTCACCATGGAATAGGGCTACCCATACAGTCGATGAACCAAAACACCAAAGTTCACACATCTTCTTCTGCGTACATTCCTGCACGCGGTGTCTCGGCTGCTGATTAAGCATTGTTTACGCGGGTTAGCACCGCAATTATACGAACTGACATAAAATATTAAAAGCCCGCTATCATGTTGATAACGGGTAGGTTTACCGCAGGTGCAGTCCTGCGGTTATTCTTTTGTAAAATCAAGACTGCGTTTGGAAGGATAAGCGATGGTAAATTCTGTTCCATCGTTTTTGTTTGTAATTGCAAAATCGCATTTAGACAATATATCCATACCCAATATCATTTGCTCATTTGCGGTGGGGGTTTCTGTTTCATCTTCGCTCTCTAACTGCGGAAGTCCTACAACCATTACATCGTTAAGCTGAATTTGATCCTCTATAATCATATTGCAGATATAAAAATTGCAAACATAGCTTTTATTTACCGCATTCATTTTTTGATATCCACTGGGCACCAGATCGAGAAACTTTACAACATTGTACGGAATAGATGTGTTTGTACATCCAGTGTCAATCATTGCAATGACTTGTTTGCTTTTCTCGTTTGCTACGATAGTTACAATTACTTTTAAGACATTGTGTGGACAATTATATCTTTTTGTAAATGACGACTGTTTATCAGAGGAGGAAAAATCCTCAATCGTATTTTCCTGTTTAGTTAATTTTTGCATATATTTATTGATGCAATTCACAACAGACCGAATCATCATATCTCCCAAATTTATCTAATGGCATCCATGTTACAAAAGGTGCCCAAGCGATAACTTGTTTGTTCAGCACCAAAACCCACCCACTGCCATACTTTGCAGTTAGTTCCTTCATGTGTTCATTGGCCCACAAAGCATTTGCCTTGGCTTCTTCGCTCCACTCTACCATATTTCTTTTATCTGGATCAATCATAACACATCACTTCCTTCAAATCAATCCTCTGTTCCGTTTTTGGCACCGCACAGAACCAGCGATCTTTAATATCTTATGTCAATTCATATAATAGCGGCTTTTCTCTCAGCATACCGCATCCGCATACTTGTTTCTGCCTTTCGGCTCCATAGTGTTCCATTACCGGTTCACTATGGCTATGCGGCTCTTAGCCTTTCCCAGCAATTTGGGTATTTAATTACCAACCAAGGCGCGTCCTATGCAGCTATCCCCCCTGCATAAGCGAGCATTTGAATACTGCCCTTGGTCTTCGCATTTGAAAGCGACAAAAACGCACTCAACGCTGCTGTCGCTGTAGGTATAACACCAGAAAATTTAATGAATCCATCTGAAGCATCCAGTAAGGCCGTTCCAAGGCTGATAACGCCTTTAACCAGCCCGCTGTTCAGCAGATCAGTAGAGATCTCCTGGAACGTAGCTTCGAAAATCTTCAGTCGTCCTTCAACAGAATCCAGCACCCGCTCATTCTCAGCCATAGCACTGCCGCTACTATTCAAGGATGTCTGCAGCACATCTGCGGCCTGGCTTGCCTGGCTCAACAATGCAGCCACACCATTTGCGCGGTTCTTACCGGCCAACAGCTCAAGCAAGGCAGCCTGGTCAACATCGCTCATCTTGCTATATACTTTGGCAATGCCCTGAATAATATCATAGGTGCTCTTAAAGTCTCCGCTCTTGGTTAGGATGTCAAATCCGCCCTTGCCGTCTACATTGGTCAGACCCATAATATCGGCACGCAGTTTGGACGTACTGGTTGCAACAGTATCGGTTTCCTCGCCCATCTGTTCCAGTTCGGTCGTTGCACCACGGATTCTCAAAGCCAGCACTTTCAGCGTACTGCCGGTCGTTTCAGCGTTTTGGACAACACTATTCATGGCCGTGCCAAGTGCAATCGTCTGGTCAAGGGTGTTTCCTGCGGCCTCCATGGCCGATGCAGAACGCTGCAAGATATCGCCCAAATCGCCAGAAGAAACAGCATAATTGTTGGATACGTTGTTCAGCTTGTCCACCAGGCTGATTGCATCGTTCGCTTGGATATTGAATGCTTTCATCGTGCCAACAATATTTTCAGTGGCCTTATCAAAGCTATCAAGGTCATCGCCAACGTTATAATAAATTGCGCTTACATCAGCCAGCTTTGTCGCATCGCTCAGGCTGTAGCCCAGTCGTGCATAATCCGCCGTTGCATTCACAATACCGCTAACATCCGTACCAATGTTCTTTGCGCGGGCACCAGCCTCAGTCAAAAAGCTCTGATATGTACTGTCTGTCTCGTTTGTAACCTTTTTCAGCTCTGTCATGGCAGTATCAATGTCCACAACATTCTGGTAGATTTGCTGCAAACTTCCCTGCAACAAATGTACCGCCGCCATAGCAATGGCTGTGCTGAAATGCTGGCCAAACAAGTCACTAAACACCTGACCAACTGTCTTGCCTTCCAGCCCCAGTTCCTGAACATGAGCTTTTAGATTGGAAACTTTTTGAGCAGCACTGTTTAACGTTGTCTCCATCAGTTTCGCATCGCCGGAACGTACCGCGGTTTTAAGCTCATCAGCAATACTGTTGTAAGTAGCCATCAGCTCCGGTCGCTTCTGGATTTGCTTATTGATCTCGACATACCGCGTTAAGGTGTACAACAGATTGTTCAGGCGTTTTTGTAAACTTTCTACGCTCTGTGTGTTTTTAGCAGTTAGGCTACTGCTGCGCAATTCGTTCGTAGTGTTACGAATCTTGATACCTAGCGCTGCAAACAATGAAGATAGAGATTTTACATTGATCTGTGTCTTTTTAAGCCGTGAATCGTACTCATTAAATACGTTCAAAAGATCCCGATAGTTAGCCGTACCAAGTTCTGACTTAGTATATACATTTTGGAGATCTGTTTGTAAGTCGGTCAACAAGCTATAAACGCCATTTGTTTTAAGGTCTTTTACTCCAGTTTTGCTCAGGTTTTCACCAAGTGTCTGTATATAATCATTGAGCTGTTTTAACTTATCCGGCAAGGATGCAAAAGCATTATCAGAAATCTTATCTGCTGTATCAAGTGCGGATTTGAATTGAGATAATGCCTCAGAAGCTGTTTTTAAGGCCGCTTCATAATTCTTTAGATTTCGATCGTTAAAATTGTCCGCCAGATTAACTCTTGAATTGTCAAGTGAGATAAGTGCTTTTTGTACAGAATTAAAACTTTCGTTATTCAGTAAAGATATTTTTCCATTGCCAAAATCTTGATAATATTTGCCTTGTAACTCTCTAAATTTTGAATAAATACCAGAATAGTTTTCACTGACCTTATCAGCAGACGACATTGCTTTCGTCAGGCTCGTAATCTCGTCTTTCAGTTTACGGATTGCTATTTCGGCCTTTTGCAAGGCATCGTCACTCATGTTTTGGGCAAATTCTGCCTGAGCATCTGTTGCGGTTCTTTGCGCCTCTGTTAAACGACCAAGGCTGCTCGCTAGCCCCTGATACCCCTTAGCCTTTTCATTTATCTCGCTAACATCATATCCGGCTTTTCGCAGCTGTGCCTCAAGGGTTTTTACTGTTCCCGCATTTGGGTTTTTCGACTCAGTCTTATTTACAGTACTGTTCGCATTGTTGATCTTGGTCTGGACACCTGCAAGCTTTGTAGTAATTGTATTTACCTTAGTTTCAACCGTGTCCAGCTGCTTTAGCGCCCCGCTCATATCAAACAGCTGTACATTTTCTCCCACACTGCTCTGAATATTTTTCAGCTGGTTGGTGATCTTTGTAATATCAGCCGGGTCAATCTCAAGGTGTGCGGTAATATTACTTGTAAGGTTTTTAATCTTGTCCGCCAGTTCACTCTCATTGGCCAGTTCCGCTTTAACCTTCAGTTTATTCTTTTTCGCAATCTCATTCAGTTTTCCCTGCACACCACCGCCGTCAGGTTCCACCTTTACCTTAATACTTAAATCTTCCGCCATATACTTTCCCCCTTACGGTTCGGCTCAAGCCTTCAAAGGCTGATTCTTTTCAAATCAGCCGCTCAAGACAAGAGCCGAAGCTCTCGTCGCGTTAGTTATCAGGGAACTGCTTTTTTATGGCTTTCACAATCTCTCCATGTACGGCGCTGTTCCCATCTGCGATTTCTTTTGCCGTGTTTGCCACAAACGGGCGCGGGTGCAAATAGGCCGCATCAGGTGGCGAACCCCAAATGTTTTTTTTCACATCGCCCTTCTCCACCATCTCAGCAAGTGGTGTATTGGTGCCGGTTTTGTACTGCCCACCAACGGCTGATTCATTCGGCACACCAATATCCTTTACCGTAAGCACATGCTCTCTCACGCTGCTCACCACGCTGCTGTCGGCTTCCAATGCTCCTTCGCCCTGGCCGCGGCGCTCATATACTTTCGGCTGGTATACATCCAGTACATCTTCCTGGATATGCTTCTTCAAACAATTCTCCACAGCCGTTTTCGCCCCGCCATTCAGTGCCAGGTTAATTCTCCGCTGCAGTTCCAGTTCCAGCCCTTTCTGTGTGCTTACCGTCTTGGCCATTTAACTCTCCTTGCCGTTCACAACTTCAATCTTCACGGGCGGCTTCTTTGCGGGCTGCTCTCCTTCGCGCACTTTCTTTACCAGATCAGCCAAAAATTCCTGGTCTCCCAGTTGGCTCAAATTCCCTGCAATCTCTGCAAAGGCGTCTGCAATCCGGTCAAGCGGGTCCGGATGGTTGATCGCATCAAATACCTTCATGTATTTTTCTTTCCGGTCTTTCATCTCGGCTTCACATGCCTCATAAAGTCCCGCTGTAACCACCGCAATATCCGGGTCTTCCACAATCTCAATGCCCTGTCGGCTGTAAACAAAGTCGCACATCTCATCTGTGTCCATCTTGTCCAGCTCCGCTTCCGGGGCAAAAAAGGTAATCACCGCAATGCGCCAAGCATAATCAAACAGCGCGTAATACTGCTTGCCGTCCTTCTCGCACATGTCGCAAACAAAATCCACAAATCGGATTCTGTCGCCCACACGGATGTTCTTCTTAATTTCCATAAAAAAAATACCTCACAAAATAAAAAGCCCCGCCCTTTTCAGGCGGAGCCGTGTTCATGTTCTATTCGGGTACCATGCCCTAATTTTGTCATGCTCAACAAACTTTTCTGTCGTTTCCTGGCATAATCACAGTTTACAGCGTGTCGTAATCAATCCACCCGCCACGCCGTTTACGGTATACAATCCAACGCAAATGCTCGTCCGGGTACAGGTAATCAAACATCTTCCGTTTCATCAGTGCCACAGTATCTGGGCACCCCTTGGTGTCAATTACCTCTGTCGTGCCGTCTTTGTACTTCAACCAAAAATCAGCCACATAGTTAATGGCTCGCACCGTCTCCATTCTTCCCCCACGTTCCTTGCGGTACTTTGGCTGTAGCTCATAGGGTTTCTGCAGCTGATAATCCACAATCTCCCCGCTTGCAACCCCCGGCAACACAACATCCCGGTAATATTTCATCTCAAGTTCAGAATCAAACACAATTCCGTCATAGGTGCGTTTGCTCTTGTCACGGCTCACATTATACTTGCTTCGTCCGCTTACTTGCACAGCTCAATCTTCCCGTCTGCAATCTTGAACTTAACCGTATCGCCAACGGCATAGCCATCTTTCACCGGCATCTGGTAGCCGTGCCCATCACATTCAAAACCCATGTAGCCGCGTTCCTTGTTGCAGTATACAACCACGCCCTTCAGCGGGCGCACCTGGCGCTTCAGGGGCACTTTGGGCGGGGCAGCAATTTCAACAGGTTCAATCTTCACATCGGCAAAACCGCCGGTATTCTTGTCTTCCATGCACGCTACTCCTTTCGTGTTCTAAAAATGGAGGAGCTTTTCGCTCCCCCACGGATCAAACATCACAATCCAAGCCTATATAATAAGGTAGGGATTTGCGTTAATCACTCCATAAAGTTCATGTCGTAAATGTCGCCGTCCTGGTTGGCCATGCAGTCAAAGGTGATAGAAACAGTGGTCGGATCACCAGTGTTCTGGAAAGCCAGGCTGAAACTTGCCTGCGGCTGAGCCTTGTAGTAAACCAGCTCGCACTGTACAATCTCGTCGTCCTCGGTCTTGAACGGCATCATACCGTGGATCTCAAAGGCACGCGGGAATGTGTCAGAATCAAACTTGACAGTCTGAACACCATCGTTCTTGTCGTAGAAGTAGTAGGCAATATAGTTCTTGCCTTCCTGCAGGCCAGCGCCAGTAACCTTCTTGTCAGTTGTAGTAAGATCGCTAATCTCAGTGCCAGCGTCGTCAGAAACAGCAAAAACCTGCACAGTGCCGGCCTTCGGGGTCTCACTCAGCTCAATGCCGTCAGTTGTGGCGGTCAGTACCTCGCGCTTCATAATCTTTGCAACCTTGCCAATGTCCTGGCCACTCAGCAGGGCAAACAGCTTAACAGGCATGATCTGGGTATCAACTTTCAGGGTGCCTGCACGCTCGCCATCAAAGCCAACACGGTTCGGTGCGCCCTGGCCGCCCTTTGCAAACACGCGGTTTGCGGTAAAGTCAGTGGTAGTCACGTTGGCAAAATCAATGGGCAGAAAAACTTTCTTGGTCTTGTAATCAAGCAGAACCAGATCAGCAACTTCACGGTTCGCCATATTCGGATTTACAGCCATATCTTATTCCTCCGTTATTATTTATCAGTTTCCATGCGTTTGTACCATCCGCCAAGGTCGTTCTCGCCACCCCATACGGCATAGTTCATGTCATGGATCTCATTTTGTTTTTTTATGTTCTGACGGTTAAAAGTGTCATGTACCTGGTACACCGTCAAATCATAAATATTCGTATAATTCAGGCTGTTATGGTTTGTCGCCAACGCAGAGATGATGTTCCCCAACTCCAAATCAGGGTTACTCTTATACCCTTTTCGTTTCGATTTTTCATATTCAGCCTTTTTCTTTTGGAATCGTTCATAAAACTTGCGGGCAGCCTCATTTTTGAACTTCAAGTTTTCCTCACGCTTCTGGTCTATGTACGCGGTTTGCAGGCAAATGTCGCAAATCTCTGCCCAGTTATCTCGCGTTATGGAACCATCAATCAGGATCTTATTGTCCACCTCGGTTTTATTCACCAGCACAGCATGGTGCGCTTCATCATATTTAAGTGGCGCATCAATAAAAAAGGCCAGTGCGGCAATCATCTCCGCCTGGCTTTCTTTGCTCATACTTAATAAATCAAAGGTGTTAATGGTGGCTTTTTCCTCCTCGCTCAAAGCTTCATACGGGTTCTCCTGCCCTGTTACTTTGGCAATGTCTTCAAACATCGCCTGTGGTGTCAGCAGCAAAGTGCTTAGCGCAAACTGATAGCTCATATAGCCGCGCTCGTTAATGTCGCTCAGTCGGGGCGAGTGTACTCTGCCCACATTTTTCACCATAAAACCTTCGGGGTTCAGCAGTTCATAGTACGGTACTTTCACTTTGCGCCACCCATCTTGCGGTTGAACGCCATCACTTCGTATGTAATGCAACGGCCGTAATAATTATTATTCGGCTTGTATACATCGTTGTTCAATAACCGTATCTTCCCAATTCCAAAATCTTCGCTGCCGTTCAGCAAACGGTCAACGTTCATGGCCAACACATCGGCCTTTGTCCCCAGCACGCCGGGGTGTCGGTAACTCTTCATTACCTTCTTATTGCAATAGGCAAAAATGTACAGGTACACTCTGTATGCCGTATCGCTCGGTGCCTTAGCCACCACGGTCTCCATGCACAGGTAGGTGTCCGCCGTTTCATTGATCTCCGGCACATACTCAAACTCGTAAATATGTCCGGTACTAATGCTCTTATCGCCCAGTAGCATCTCGTCCGTGTCAGTATCATCGTTCACGGGGCCAAGCAGCAGGTTAATAATGGTGTCGTCCTGTGCCAGCAGGGCGGCTACTTTGTGTTTGTATTCTCCCAGCTCACTCAGGTTCATACGTCCACCACCTTCACTGCAATGCTGTCTGTGCTCTTGCCGTCCGGTGCCACAACCGTCAGTTTCACGGTGGCTCCATTCAGCGCGGCATTATCCTCTGCGCATACCCGGCAGCTGTCCCCAGTTACCCGGTTCCACTGCACACTGTTTGCAAGGTATACCTTTGTTTCAAGTGTTTTATCATCAACGCTCAGGTTCCAGGTGCATCCCGGCAGCGGCTTGCCATCTACTGTGGCCTTAAAAATCTTGCCGCGCCCGCAAATGCGCACTTTGGGTTCGCCCGCGTATTTAATAATCACTTCGCCGTCCTCCGGTGCCTGCCTTACCTCCTGGTAATCACACAGCATCTTTTCGGCGTTATCCTGTTCTTCCACATGCTGATCTTGTTCAAGGTTCAAAACCAAAAATCCCGTCTGGGCATCATTCCAGTCATAGCGTTCTGTCATAGCGTCCACACAGGTCACACGGTAAGTTTTAGGCTTGCCATTGATCTGCTCCATCATCAGGCGTTTCCCCACATCCAGCAAAGCCGATTCCTCATCATACGGTATTTTCACCTGGAACTCGCGGCTGGAAATGGTCATGTATACATCTTCGTTCAGGTTGGAAAAATACGGTTTGTCCACAACAGCCCACCGGGTAATAATCTCCCCGGTCTCATGGTTCTGCCACTGGATGCTTCGGTTACACAGCTCAATTTTGCCGCGCACAGTTATTTCATCGTCCGCATCGCGCTCTGTAATCAGCCAATGGCTTTTACTAAACAGCATAATTTTTCCAATCTCAAAGTTGTCGCCCGGCATGGTGCGTATAATCTTCTGGTTTGTCACCGTGCTGCTAATAATCATCATGTGGTGGGGTACCCCCTCAATCTCTACCTCTTTATAGGCAGGGGAATCAGGCCCCATTCTCAGCGTGTCCCGTTTGCTCTTTTCAACCATCCGGTCACGCCGCGTACTTCCGTGCCTGCCAAGCATAGCAGCATATGTCTCATAGTTCATACGCTACCACCTCACTCAGTCAAACTCGAAATTTCCCCATTGCGGAAAGAGTACAGGTTAATCTCCTTCATCTGCTGCCGCTCTGTCGTGGTCAGCAGGGTCGTCATCTTCTCCAACAGGTTGGCTGGCGAAAACAACGTAAAATCCTTTGTGCTCAATCCGTTCTGCAATGCGTCTGTGTTATAAACATACTGGCGCACAAAATGCACAATCATGCCCAGTGCCAAAATATCCTTCTCGCGGTTCGTCAGCGTAATGTTGAATTCCAGTAGGTCATCTTCCCTGTCATTCAGGTCTTGTTTGCACACATCCTCAAAATCGCTGATCGCCATCTTCAAAAGATCCAGCTGCATTGCTTCTCTTGTCACCGCATCGTAGTCCAGGAACTCATAGTTGCGGACTTGGCCACGGTAACGCTCATAAATTTCCTCGTATCTTGTGCCCATTGGCCCGCACCATCCCTCTCATTATTCTTCGGTTCCGCCGATCGTCACAATCTCAACGCCGCTCTTGCGGGTTCTGGGTTTCTTGGGTGCCTCCAATGCAACGGATTCTTCCAAATCGCAATCCAGCACATCGTTCAATGCTTTAATCATGGCACGGCTGTCCAGCTGGTCTGCTTTCAGCATCTCCTTTGCGCGGATACGGATGCTGTCGCGCATCCCCTCGCTCATCTTGGGCACCTTCTCGCGGATCTCATCCGGGGTCCACTTAAATACCTCGTCAAAGTTCTCCGTGGTCAGCGCGTTCTTGTAGTAACGTTCCACACCCAGCTTGCGCAACACGTTGGCGTCCTCAATCAAAATCCAGTTATCACGGAAAAACCGCGGCTGGCTGCCACGCATTACAAGCAGCTCGGCGTAGTCCATCTCCTGCACCTCGCCAAACTCGGTCCACTCAACGGTGTAGCCGGGGTTGCGGGTCGAAGCATAAAACAAGTTGCCATGGGTGCCGTTCTTGCATTCCACCATGGTCTCATTGGTAATCTTCGCAGTTGCCAAAACATACCTCCAAAATATTCCTTATATAAAAAAGAACCCCGTCTTGCGGCAGGGGTATCGTTCAGCTCAAAATCAGGCAAACTTGTAGCTACCAAAGTCGCGGTCCAGAATAATGGAAATACCGGTACGCTTGGTCATCAGGAATTCCTGGGTCAGGTCAGCCTTGTTCATCGGGTCGCCCATCAGCATGGTAACTTCACCCTCAGTAACGCGCTTCACGGGCTTGGTGTCGCCGGCAAAAATGTAAACAGTGTCGTCAGGCAAAATGAACTCAGTAGAGCCGATCTTGTGGCGCTGCTTCATCGCAACCATCGGGGTGCCAGCAATGTGGCCCAGGTAGCCCATGCTGTACAGGTCGCTCTTGGCCTGCTCACCCATGGTAGCAGTGGTAATCTTGCGCAGTGCCTTGCGGGTACCAACGATAGTAGCAGTGTCTCCGGTAGAAGCTTCAATGTGCTCAATCAGGTCAAGCAGCTTGTCCTCATTGTAAGAACCGCTCTGGGTATAAACAGGGTCCAGCTTGGTAAACATGCTGGTCCATGCCAGATAAGCGCTGTCCAGATCATACTGGGTAAAGCTGTGGCCAACGGTGTCAACCAGGTCATTAAAGTCAATGCGGCCAGCCAGCACGCGGTTTATTTCCTCGTAAACCTTCACAGCACGCAGCTGGGTATTCACGGTAATGTCCTGGCCGGCTTCCAGACGCTGACGGCGAACGCCCTGGGTGCCTTCAGCAATGTCGGCAACAGTCAGCAGGCACGGCTTGGTGGCATGGAAAATGTTGGTATCACCCAGAGAGGTGTTACGGTCCTCAATAAAATTGGTAAAGAACTCGTCACCCTTCAGGCCCTCTTCATTGACCTTATCAATCAGAACTTCGGTAATAGCAAACAGGTTGTTGCACTTACCGTCGCGGATATCCTTGTAGTTCATGCTGGTCTTACCATTATTGGCCTCAATCATGGCCTGGCGCAGAACTTCCTGGCTGTCTTTCACGCTGTATTCGCCCAGGTGGCCATGATAGCCATCAACGGCCAGCTTAATCAGTTTCTCATCCATGTTAATACTCCTTTACATATGAAGATAGGTGTAGCCATAGGCCACACCAGTAATTAGTTATAACTAACTCGCTGATACAAAAAAATCAGGCGATCACATCAACGATGTAATAGGTATACTGGCCATCGCCAAAGCCAACCTTCACAGGGTCGCGCTTGATCGCACCAAAAACATTGTCAGCAGAAGCATCAGCCTCAATTTTCAGCTTGGTAGAACCAGCAGCAAAGGCAACGAACTTGCCCTTTTCGGGGGTACCGTCAAAAGCTTCAGCAGTAACGCGGAAAGAATCAACACCGGCAACCAGCAGGTAAACGCGAACAGGTTTGCCAGCTTCGTTCTCCCACTCGGTCAGGTAATGGGTGCGGGTCTCATCATAAAACAGCTCAACGCCGGCAACCAGGGCCAGCAGGGAGCGCTTGGAATCAGCAGCAGGTGCTTCAGCCTTGTAGGTTTCGGGGCCGATTGCATCACCAATCACAACAATGTTGCCATTATCAATGGCGGCAGGGCTGCCATCCTTGTAAAAAACAACACTCTTCAGGTAGGCAGCGTTGCTGGAACCAACCAGCATATCGGTGCCAACAACAGCATGTTTAATGTTAGCCATAATATGTAACTCCTTTTTTTACTCTTTTGTATGCAGGTAACGTTCAAACAGGTCGCCATAGCGCTTCTCTGTTTTTTGGGTGCCATTCACGCCAAACCGTACCTTGTTTACCTCGCCCTTCTTTTCTTTGGACGGAACATAACTGAACTCAGCGGCCTTTTTGCCCAACAGCTTGTAGCAAGCATCTTCCAAAACGGTAAACTCCATCGTCTTGTTATCTCGCAGCTTGGCATAATCAGCATCGCCATCCAGCTTCTGATCCATAACGGCAAACAGCTGTTCGCGTTTAGCGCTCTCTTCTTCTTTGGCAGCAGCAGCCTCGGCCGCAACATAAGCATCATATTTCGGCTTCATTTCGTCATACTCTGCTTTCAGTTCGCTGTACTGCTTGTTGGCAGCCTCCAGTTTTTCGGTCTGCTCTTTGGCCTTGTCGCCCATGGTGCTGTATAGCGCGGGCACGCCAATATCGGCACTGCCTTCATCCCAGGCTTCATACTTTACCTTCATGCGTTTCTTGCTGGCAAAATCAACTTTCACGTTGTCGCCATCCATGGTAAAGGTAAAGCTGTAAATCTTCCAATCCTGGCAATCCATCACAACGGCAAGGTCATCCTGCACATCCTGCAGCCAATAGCGGCTCACTTCATAGCCCCACGGGTCAATCATGGTTTCAGCGCTAATGGCCTCGTTTACTTCATTCAGCTTGTCGCACAGGTTCAGGCTGTAATCCGCAGCAGATTCTCCGCCTTCCGGTTCCGCAGCGGGTTCCGGTTCTGCCGGGGGTTCGGGTTCTGCAGGTTCAGCAGCAGGCTCTGCGGCCGGCTCACTTTCCGGTTCACCCTGCGGCTCTTCCGGCTCGGCAGATTTTGCCGCAGCCATCTCTTCACACTTCGCTTTCAGTTCCTCAATGGTAATTTCCTCCAAAGAGAACTCCAGCGTAGAAGCGTCAATGCCGTAAGAAGCCAGAATTTCTTCTTTTTCTTTCAAGCAATCGTCTCCTTTCGCAAAATTATCTATCTGAGCCTCCTTGGAGGATTCAGATCTCTGTAAAGCTGTGTATTCCGCCAGCATATCCTTGACCTGGCTCGCAATCGTTGCGGCGGTAAAATTCGCCGTAACTGTGCTGCCCGTCATTGCTGGTCGGATTTGCGGGTCAGTGGTGGAAAGCACGCAACAGCCATCAAAATCAAAATTCTGCACAACATAGTAGCCGTCTTTATCCACATAGCCTTCCATGTTGGTGATCTCCATGCTCTGCCCTTTCACCACATCCCGCTCAAAAATCCCACAGGAATCGTCAAACTTGGTCCACAGCAACCCGTCAACGCGCAAATATTCCCGTGTTTTTCCTGTGCCGTCATCCCGGCTTACCCAGCGCGGGTTGCAGCTCTCCGGTATCACACCGTAAGCGCTGCCGGCATATACATATCGAATCCCGTCCTCGTCCACAATCAGCTCATGTTCGTGGCCCTTAAAATCAAGCTCATCATCGTCATTTTGCTCAATGTATCCAAGGATCGGGGTATTCGCAATACTCTTTGCTGCCCGGTCAACTACCTCTTTTTCAAACCGCGATCCGTTCAGGTTGCCGCCAGTATGCAGCACATCAATCGTCACGTTAATAAAACGCGTATCTTTGCCCATCACTTCTCCGGTTTTTTCAAAGGTAATTGGCAGGCGGTTCAACCGCTCACTCACATCCAATCACCCCGTAAACTAAAAAAGGCCGCTTGCATAGCGGTCTCTCAAAAGTAATTTCGTTTTTTCTGCTGTGCGGCAAACTCCTGCACAGCCTTCAAATCATCGTCGTCAAGTTCAAAAATATATACTGTATGGCCGCCACTGTCGCGCTCTTCCCGCACTAGCTTCTTTTTCTGGCGCAGTAAATATAGTACCACGTCACGGCCGCGCACCTTAACTTCACGCTTCATCGCTCAATCAGCCTCCTGTCGCCAGGTCTTCCTCGCTGCTGTTCTCGCCTGCGTCTGTCAGCGTCTTACCCTCACTTGCATTGGTGGGGCGTCCGCCTTCATCTGTCGCGGCATTACTGTCAGCAGCGCTCTGCGTGTTGGAGCTTATCAGCGGTACCTCATTGGCCGCTAGGTTCAATACCGTGTTTTCCAGGTACTGCATGTTCTCCACATCGCTTGGGCTGTATCCGCTTGTTGCCATAATGGCACTGCGCACCGGCATTCCGTACTGGCCATCTTTTACAAGGCGGTCATGCACTTCCTGCCGGTTAAAATACGTCACATCTAAAATATTTACCTTAAACTTAACTGCCGTCGAAACACTCTTTAATTTACGGTTGATCCAGCGTTCAATCTGCCGCATCATCGCAAACACAATCATCTGGTCATTCACGGTAGAAAGGCTCAGCGTCGAGCTGCTGGGGTCTTCACCGCCACCAAACAAGATGTTGTTGACACCCGCCTGCTTCCACATCGAATTTTCGGCTTTTGCTACATCGTCACTGCCGCTCACAGCTCCACTTTTTTCAAAGTCCCAGCTGCTGATCTTCATCGGACTCATAATCGCGCCAATGTTCTCCGGCAGCACGTTGCACAGCATGTCGTAAAACTCTTTGCACAGGTCGTAGTCAATCAAAAATGTACCGTCATCCCCCACCGGGATCTCCAGCGCCAACGCCTTGTAATTATTCACTTCGCTGGCATCCTTACTGATCGCCCGGTAGTCTTCAATATCCGCCAGTGCGCTAAACAAGCTCACAAACGGCGGGATCGGCACATACGTCTGCTCGTTTACTTTCAAACAGATAGAGTTCTCACTTGACAGCTCCTGCCACTTCAAGCCGGAATCCTTCTGGTACGCACTGTACATCGTGGTAAATTCCGGCGGAAAATTTGGTAATCGCTCACGGTGGGAATCAAAGTAAGAAAAATTGAACGCAAAGTTGTATACACCATCCTCAATGCTACTGATCTTGCAATAGTCTGCATCCAGCTGCTGGAAGGTGTAGCTATCGTTCGTTTCCCATGCGTACCCGTAATACACATCATCACGGAACGCCACCATCAACGCCCGGCTGAACTCGTGCCGCAGGTTCATCTTTTCCAACTGTGCCGTCACCGCATAGTAACCTTTTTTGAACTTTTGTAGGTTCACATTCTTGGAATAATCAACGCCATACGGCACCACAATGTAACTGAACGTGCTCATGTTGGCAAAATACTGGATCAGCCGCCTGTAATAGTTCGAAATATTGAACAGGTATTGGCTCATCTGCCGCAGCTGCACTTCATAGTTAGCCGGGTTCCCCAAATAGGTAACAATCTGGCTCTTGGTGTACTTTTTATAAGTAGGGTTGTAGTCGCGGTTATTTACCAGGTCGCGGATCTTCACGTTTGCCAGGTTCGCATACCGCACCTTACTCATAAATTCCGTCAATGGCACAAAGCTTTTCTTGCCGTCCGGGCTGATCATGGCGACCTTTTTCTGCTGTATTTCTTCCATATAGCCGCCTCCTTAATGCCGCAGTCTGGGCGCTCTAAAGTTCATTTCAATCTTCTTATTGCGCATAAAGTTTTTACTCATCATGCGTTCAACCTGCAGCGCAATGTAATAGTTGTAGCTCAGGCTACTGTAACGGTCCTTGCGTGCGCCGGGCTTCTCATGCACACGGATCAAATTATTCGTTGCTTCATATTCCAGGTTCACCAGCTCATTTACAGCCAATCCGGTATTGATGTACGGCATCTGCAGCGCCATCTTCTCCATGGGTGAAAGTTTGTCGTAACCTTTAATGTTCGCCCGCAAAATCTCTTCGCAGTCATATTCGGATTCCAAAAACCGGATTCTCCCCTGTTGGATTCCGCTTCGCAACGCAATTGTCACGTCGTTATTAAACTGGCTACTGCCCATGATTGCCCAAATCACCTTGGGTGCCGTCTTGTCGGGGCACCGCTCCTGGAAATCCGGGTTATTGCAGCAGTTCAGCGGTGGGTATGTCTCGCCCGTCTCTGGGTCATAGCACTCGTGCATCAGCAGATCCATAATGGGGGCACCAAGACCCTTTGCGTCAATGCCAATGTAGTCACACTCAAAATACTTAAAGTAGCGGCGCAGCTTCAACACCAAATCCTGCGTAATAATACCCTCGCAGTTTTCGGTGTACACCATGTTGCTGGTACACTTGCCTGTACTGTCTGGCACCAAACTGTTCAAAAAGATGCTTGTGGCATCATTATCGCGGCGCTTAGAACTCATCAGGGCAATATCGACCGTCAAAATCCGCTTCTCGCCGGTCTTCTTGGCCGGCAACTGGCAAGCCGCCTTATTGTTCAAAATCATGTTTGGCGCATAGAACGCTTTTATGATCTTGCGCTGCTTGTTAATGTCGTCAAAGCTAAATAACCCACCGTCTGTCGTACCAATAAACAGCGCCTCATTTTCCATGCGGAACCGTATGTCAGAAAACGTCGATTCTGTCATCTCGTCTTCTACCTGGCTCTTCAGCAGCAGGTTTTCCTTAATACTCATCTGGTACGGGAATCGGAAACAATAGTAATTTTTTGTGGTGTCAAACATGTTTACAAAGTAATCCTTACACAAATCCCATGACCAGTGCTGTTCAAACCATGCAGAGCTTAGGTACATCTGCTGGTTGCGTTCCGCCAAATGGGCGTACTTGGGGTTGTCCATGTAGCCGGGGTGGCGGATGTAGTTCAAAAACTTCTTCAAAACCAGATCCAGCACTTCCTTGTCAACCATGCGGTACTCGTCAATGATTAGCAAACTCGCACGGCCGCCACGGGCAGTATCTGCGGCGGTCACAACCTCAATCACACTGTCATTGCGGAAGGTTATCTTCGCTACACTCTGATTTATCGTTATATCTTTTATCTCACTGCGCAGTAATGGGCTTCGCGGCACCAATTCCTGCTCAATCTTTTTCAGTACCAAGCTGCCCTGGTTTCGCGTTTTGCTCGCAATCACAATCAAGCTGCCTGGATACAAGATCGCTTTCCAACAGCAGAAAATTGCACATAGGAACGTCTTGCCTAGCAATAATGTTATCCTACCGGCTTTTTATCCGGCAGTTCTTATGGTTTCCCATAAGTTCAGCATACATTTTCACCCTCTAAGGGTGCCGGGCACTCGTGGGCGGATTATATTCTGTCAGTAACAGGTTCACCGCCTATGCGTTACAATACCTCCTTCTATTAAAAAGGTAGGTTATCTCGGTATTAGCATTTTACAGCCTCTACCGATTTTGTCCGGTTCTCTCAAGCTGGTTTCCCAACCTGGGGGCCTAGTGTTGACCACGCGCCGCTATAAAACAAAAATTTGTGCATAGCGCCATGCAATAAATCAAAATCTGTTGGAACATCTTCAGGTTTACGTTCAAATAATCCTTGCAAAACCTCTGCGGGTTCGCCCGGTAAAAGCTGGCCCACAGCGCCACGGCATTCATGATCCGGCTTGTCTTATCTTCCGTAACCTCTCTTGCAGTTTTCTTCACCATTCAAGCACCACCTCATTCTCCGGGGGTGCCAAAAATGGCGTTGCGGATGCTCTCGTTCTCTTCCTCTTCTCCGCCGGTGTATTCAGGCCGGTGCGCCGTATAAGGTGCCATGCCTTCCTCGTATTCTTTCTGCCACGGGTTCTTGATTTTGAATAGTTCCATCATTGGCCCTGTCACCCAAGTACGGAAATATTTACCAATCCCATCCACATCCCGCCATTCGGGCGCAGCTTCCGGGATCGGCTTTTTGTCTTCCCACTTTTTAATCAAGGTACCAAAGGTATTTGCCTCTGCCAGCGCATTATCGTTCGTCTGGTTCGGCTTAATATTGGCGCTACCCAGCAGGTTCTGCAAAGTATCGCTGGCCTCTTTTACCTTCTTGGTGTCACCCGTCTGGTATGCCTTGGTCAGCATAATCTGCGCCATACTGATTGCTTTGAACAATTCTTCCTGCGCCTTTGTGGAGCACTCATACCGGGTAATCCAGTCCTTGTACTCATTGTCCAACCGCACATACTCAGCCTCGTTGAACCCTGGCCCCCAAAACCCAACCATGCGCTGGCTTACCTTGCCGCCGTTTGGTCGTGTCTCGCTGATATCGCTTACATCATTGATCACCCGCCCGTTGATTTCTTCCAGGTAGGTATCAAAGGTCTTGCCATGGTTCTGGGTCATATTGCAATGTCTGATCCAAGCTGTCATCCGGCTTGTGTTCGGAGCGTGCTTTGCCGTGCTTTTCAGCAGGCCCTCGCTGTAATAAATGTCAAACAGCATGCACACCCGTTTCATGGCCTCATCCTCATTGCCCAGCGCCTGGGTATAATGGTCAACCAGCTTGTCCATGCAGCTCTTACATACCGGGAAGTAATGGTTATTCCCTCGCCACAGCTCGCTTTGCGCAGGGGAAAAATTATCCTTTTGGTGCATGAACCGCTTGCCGCAACAGGCACAAACAAAATACGCAGGCCCATCGTCCTCTGCCATCATGCGGCGGATCTTGGCCTGCGCTTCTGCGTTTTCTCGTAAAATTGTAGCTTTATTTTTAGAGCCTTTCGGTCTTCCGGCCATGTTCAGTCACCCGCCTTATCGGCGCGGTTCCCGTTCTCATCATAATCACGGAAGTTGTTCCGGCACTCGTTCCAAAACTCCACCACATCCATCAGTTTCTGGCTGCGCTTAAACACACAGTAGCTTGTCTGGGTAATGGGGTTCATCTGCCGGCTCTCATAGCTCAAACCAAACGCCTTCAAAAAATTCGTAAGCCGCGCCGAATAACTGCAAAAGTATTCGGGCTGCTTCTTCTCATACTCACCCACTCTAAAAACCATCCCCTCTCATCAAAAAATCCCACGCTCTAATCCAGCGTAATATCGTAACAGCAGTCCACGCCGTAAGCATTCACCACCAGCACGTTCTGCTCCGGTTTATTTCGCAATCTCTTATCCATGCAGTAGCAGTCCGCGCCATCCACACAGCCGCTGTCGTCAGGGCATTGGTGTGGCGGTGTCCCATCAGCACAATGTCAGGCTTATCACCTGTCATCATAGTCAAGGTCTGTACCACGCTGCCCGGTGTGTCTTTATCACCATGCACTGCATACACCAGTCGGCCGCGTACCATAAAGTCCGCAATCGTCTCGTCAATCGTATTCTGGTAGGTTTCTACATTACCCAGCGCCGTGCAGCGTGCGCCCACAATATAAGTCACAAGCTTGTCCAGGTATTCACCGTGCTGGTTATCCTCCTTGGCAGGGAACACCCGGCTGTGGTTGCCCGGCACACTATAAATGTATACACGTTCAAACATACGGCTCAGTTCGGCCACAAACCAACTCACGGCTTCCCCGGCGCTGATCACCTGGTCCACTACATTCTCGTTGTTTTCCAGCCGGTTGTTCAGGTGGATCTCACCGTTTACCAGGTCTCCGCCCAGCACCAAAAAACAATTCTGGCCATTGTGGCGCTGCTGGATTACATACACCTTTTCCGCATAACGCTTCAGCCGGGCACGCAATACTTTCTGGTCAAAACTATTGTAAAGGTTCTCAATCTTGACTCCCGCATGCAGGTCGGTCAGGTGAACAATCAGGTCGGTCGTCAATGCTTCTGTACTAACTACCCCAATGTGTTCAAAAGTTTCCGGCTTATAAGCGCTGAACCGCCGTTCAATCAGCTCTCGCATACTCTCTCCACGGGCTTGTACCCGCATCAGGCGGCTCACTTCATTGCGCTCATCCCGCAGCTTGACCTTTTCTTTCTCCAGCTCGCGGCGCTGCTCTTTAATCTCGCCCAAAATCTGCTGGGCGTCACTCAGGTTAGTTTCACTGGCGTGCGCCAGCATGCTGAACGCCTTCCAGTTCTTGCGGTATACGCACTCATCCTTGTCCTGGCCCAGCTCTTTATTGATCACATCCGCCACATCGTCCCAGGTGCCAATCTGATCCTTGGCAGCACAAATGCGGTAGATGTATTCATTGTCAGTTTCCTTGGCAAGCTTGTGCAGTTCAAGCATTCACGTCACTCCGTGTATTCACAATTCCGGTGCGCCGCTGGTCACGCTCCATCTCAGCCAAAGCTTCCTGCGCAAAATAGTTGTTGGGCAAAGCCTGTAGCACATACGGCAGCTCGTCCACCATCGTCTTGTTCACGGTCGTAACCATATGCACACCGGGAAACTTCTTGCGCAACATTTTTGCTTCTTCCTTAGAAATAACAATCATACCTTAAAAACTCCTTATAAAAAAATAATCTGAGAATAAAAGAACCCCCGGCCATAATGGTCAGGGGCACTCTACCCTCTATAATCATATATAGGGGGTTTTCAGCTTCAAGCGTTACAAGGTATTATTTTTGTTTCTGTAGCGGGTCACGCGGGCCAATGTCTTGGCGTTTTTCTCCAATTCCGCACAGGTCTTGCAGTAGTGCGCCTTGGCATTCCACGCAATCTCTTCCCCGCACTTTTCGCAGTACCGGTTGTCAAACAGCCCAATCTCTGCGCACAATTTATCCATATCCAACCGGTTGTTCTCTGCCGTCACATCCCAGCAATAAACACCTTCGCTTTTGTGATCATAAAACGGATACTCATACAAACAGCCAATCCGCCCCGGACCCGGCTTGCAAGTAATTCGGTTCAATATACCGCACTTGTCACTCAGCACATCCAGCTCCACCGGCGCTTCATAACCGTCCCACCAGTTCGCGCCATCAATGTGTATCGCTGTCACATCTCGCCCAAAGCAAGAGCAAAACTGTTTGATCCTGTATCGGTTCATCAGATCCAGCGTGTCATTACCATTCAGCCGGCACATAACAATCACGCCAAGCAAAACTTTCACCTGTCGCTGCGTCAGCCCATAAGTACGGATCGCCAGCCGGATGTAAGTCAGGTCGCTCTCATAAAGGTAGATCTTGTCAACCTGCCGCAGTCCACACTTCTTCAGCTGTTTTTTCTTGTACTGCTGGATTAGGTCCAACCTGTCATACTGCCTTATGTACTTGGGGTCTGTATGGGCCAGCTGCATATCTGCACAAAAATCTGGCTCATACCCACTCTGCGCCAACAGCCGCCGTAACAGCCGCGGGCTTTCATTGTAATCGTCAAAGTTATCCAGCAGCATCTTTTCATTGCAATAATAGCTGTAATACATTACCCCTCTCCTCCTTCAATCGGTTCAATGTTCAGTTCGTTGCCAACCGGCACCAAGGCATAACGCTTACCCAGGTACTCGTATTCACCGTCATCGCACAGCTGCGGCAAGCAAATGTTCACCTGCTGGATGTTCTCCACAATGCCGGTGCCGGCCACCACCCACATGAACTTCTTGCTGCGGCGGGGGTATTTCTGGTAGCAAAGCATCACGGCAATGTTGGCCAGTTCCTTGGGGTTCGGGCAAATCTCAGCGCACCGGGCGCGGAACTTGTTGTAGTACAGCTGCCAGTCAACCTCAAAGTTGGCAGCAAACTCCTTGGTAATACCCTCGGCTTCCAACTCATCTTTGAACCGATCAAAGTAGCGGCAATGGCGCTCTGTCTCTGCCAGCTCAGCTACCATTTTATTAAACTCAACATAAATTTTTTCAATCGCGTCAAAGTGCTCCTGGCTAACCTCTACCTCCTTGTCAATCATAACCGTGTAATCGAACCCGTCACTTCTCTTGTGGCGCAACCCGTCCGCCCACTTTTCAATAAACCAACACATCTCGTTCATGTTGCTGTGGGCACAGCTCAGACGCTTCATCCGCTTGTAGTACGGGCTTGCATATTTCATAAAATACGGCAACGGCCTGCCATACTTGGCAATCTGCCGCGGTACCGGGTACAGCACGCCGGTTTTTGCAAAATCGCATTCTTGCTTGTGGACTATATCATCATCTCACACTCTTGGCGTGTATGAGAGGCTGGCACTTCCACGCCGGATTTTCACCGGATCGCGTACATCCCTTGCGGGCTAGTCTCTTGACCTTCCTTATTATATGTATAAGGCTTGGCACAGGATTGTATCAACCATGATAGTTTCCCTGTCAGCACACAAGTTCAACGCCATTTCCTGCGTTTCCACATTTGTCCTGTGTACACCCTGCTCTTGCAGGTTCACCAGCTGTTTCCACTGCGCGTCACCGCACAGGGCCACCGATTCTTGATGGCTTTCGTTTTTTAATTACCCCGTATGTCACCATACAGGCCAGACTATCTCTTCCATGTTTCCATGGCCACGCACTTGGCGTCCGGGCTATCATCTCCCGGCCTACAGGGCTACACTCATCACCCTTAGTCTTTACACCTTCAGTGATTACCAATAACTGGCAATCAAAGCTTGGCACGGTATTGTCTTTACGCTGTATTATAAAGAGTTTCACCGTTAGCCGCCCTTTAGGCGACACTGCTGATAAGGCATTCACGCGGTTTTACAACGGCGAAGCCACCGTTGGTTATTGAGAGCAGGTCAACATACCGGCTGTATGTCTCTTTCTGCTTCTCGGTTTTTGGTGTTTTGTTGTGGTAGCAGCTCGCGTAATTGGAAATCTCACCAATCAAACTCTTCAAGCTGCGCATAATGCACGCTGTACGGTTCTGGATCGTGTCCTTCTCCGCCAGCGCAGTTACTTTATCTTCAATGTCAATTACAATTTTTGCGTTCCTGTCCACACCCTTCATCATCAAAGGGCTGTCAAGGAGCAAAGTAAGATCTCCCATAAAAAACCTGATGTACTTAATTGACAAAGTATTCAGGTTTTTCTCGACTATATCATATCCATGCCACACCGCAGTGTAGTTTAGGTCACAGCGCTTCCACAACGGGATTTTCACCCGCCATGTACTCTACTGACTCAACTTAACAAGTTGGTTTTCGATAGTCTGTGGATTTGACCGTCTTGTTCGAGTTTGTTTTGCTGTTCCTTCTGTTTACGTTCCCTCTTATCAGCAATAAATTTTGAGTGAGCATAAGCATCCGGCCACGGAATATTTAACGTGTTGGCGATTTCAAATGGACGCATACCATCAGCATACATCTGTTCCATCTGAGAAATTTCTTCACCTGTATACTTTCGTTCACCAGCTTTTTTATGTAAAACGGTAATACTATGAATGCAATTTTCTTTGGTTGTCATCCATTCCAGATTTGAAACCTCGTTATGCGCTTTATTTCCATCTTTATGGTTCACAACAGGTTTATCCATAGAATTTTCAATAAAAGCCATTGCCACAAGAACATGAACACGCTTTGTTTTCTTCACTCCATCTTTACAAAGAGTGCAGATTTTATAACCATATGCATTCATTCTTTGAGCAACAAGAGACTCGTCTAAATGCTTAAAACGACATCCTTTACGCCCAGATCTCCAAGATCTTGCGTTGCGTTTTACACGTCCCAGGTTACTTACACTGTAAAGTTCTTCATACCCTACAACGGGCATCCAAACTTCACCTTCTAAAGATTCAACCATCATCTTCACCTCCTTTTCTTTTATATTTTGCAGACGGTCAAACACCGGATTATACTTCGCAGTACGTCCCCGGTTAGCAATTAATCAAACCATCATTTCCTATGGCTCCATAAAATATGTATTAACCACACCATGATTTTTCATGTTCACTGTGTTTTATATCCGATCGTTTCCAATCGGTACGACAGAGGCTTCTCGCCTGATCGTAGTCGGCCCCGTTAAGCCGTTGCGGGGTAATACTCTTGCAATTAACAATCAACGTGTTCACCAACTGGCCGCAATATTTTTCTAGCAGCGGGTTGGTCACGCCCTTCAGAATCACATGCTCGCTCTTGCAAATGTGCGGGTTGCGTTCAATCAGCCGTTCGCCAAGCGTTGTTCCTGTCCGGTCAAAGCTGTAAAATTCATCTGCCTCCAGCGCCCCCTTCAAAGGTAGGCCGGCAATATGTTCCATCAGCATAATCAGGTCAGGCACTAAGAACTTAAAGCTTCCGCGCAGCCACAGCTTGCCGCACTTCATGTCGTCCTTATATTTTCCAAGCAGGTTGGTTATGTACTTTCGTACCCCCTCCTCTTTCAGCATCTCCGGGTTCTTCAAAATCGCCGCGCAATAATTATTCAGCGGTTTGTGCCGGTCAGCCAGCATACCCAAAAAGCAATAGGTGTATACCGGGTCACCGTTCTCAATCTTTTCAACCCAATCAATGCTGTAGTCGGCCAGGTGCCTAAAATCATCATCTGGCAGGTCAGGACCATTAAGATCGTATGTGGGCAAGTCCAGGTCCTGCAAGATCTGGTAGTTTCCGCGGGTATACAGTGGCTCCGTATCAATATCAAACTGCCACTTTGCAATACCAATGCAGTGCTTATTTTTCTTGAACTGGTACCAGTATTCCTCCCAGTCCGCAATCGTACCGGTTTTCTTAAAATACTTGTACCCCTTGTACATACTCTCGCAGGCAATAATCTTTGGTTCTGCCCCTGGGCTTACATCATGTTCCACGCCCCAAATGTCTTTAATAAACCGTACTCCGCGCTCTGCAAAAAACGTTTCATAGTCCATCTGGTTCAGCACGCCCTTAAAGTACGGCATCCGCCACACAACGCTGGTCACTGGTGTCTCGCTGCCCAACCGCCGCTGTATCTCTTGCATGATCTTGGGGTGTGCAATTCCGCAGCCGTCAAAAGCGTTTATCTCAATGTCGCGGGTAGTTTCTGCAATGTCTTTCTGCACCCACTCGCGGTCAGCCCCGGTCTTGCGGTCTTTGAACTGGATCTTGCGGTCATATACATATTTAATGTTCTGGTTTGGTATGGTCACAAAGCAGTCCGGCACTACCACAATGGTCGGATACCAGTTCTCAATGCAGTGGCAGCTGGAATACATCAGGCCGCGATAAGCGTAAAATTTCTGGTTTGTTCTTCTGCGTTCGCTAGGCGCAAAAGTTTCAGCTTGCAATTATATATCAAAGCCTCATTTCTCTATGTTTCCATAGATGCACTGACTATATCTTCATCCCGGTAGGATGCTCCCCATTCTCGGCGCTTTGCCTTACCCGCATTCGCGGTAGTCGATGAACGTTCCCCTGTTCGGAGCTTCGCTGCTGATTACCTAATCTTAGTAGTTTTCTAGCTCTCACACTTGCGCTTGTTTCATCACTGTGTTGTGGCCTACTAAGCTCTAAAGGCGTTCCAGCAATTAAAGGAGTTTGCTAATAACAATTACTTGTTATAGGAGCAATTTTAACAACTACTCAATACTGTTTCCTGAATTTGTATCCCCATCGTGATTCTCACGTCAAGGTCGTGGGCCAACCGCCTGTCCACAAAGCTCAAAATCCCCTGCCGCACCATACTGGCGCTGCGTTCACTCAGCACAAACTCTTGCTTTCCAATCTTAAACCCGTGCTGGATCAACCGCTTCATGGCCGCCTTTTTGTTCTGGCCACCCACGCAATCCACAAACACAACAAACCGGTTGTACTCGTTGCTTTCATATGTAAGCAGCCGGATCTGCCGGAACAGCATGTTATCACCCTGCTTTACATAAAAGCGCTCTTCCTCCTCCTGGCTGATCTGGATGTTGTAGTCATGGTTGATAATGTAGGTCAGGTTCAACTTTCGCACAATATATAGTGGTGGTGCGAACATTACCCATCCTCCTTGTTATTCGGGTCATCCTCTTTGTTCTCGGCTTTTCCCAGGTTGTAAATCTTTTCAATGCTAACCCGCCCGCTGTCAAACGCCTCACGGGAAAGTGCCGCCCACAGCAGCGCGTACAAAACCGGCAGCGCCACAAAAATTCCAACCGTGGCCACAGTGCCCAACATCTGCAACGCCAGCCGGATCACCACGATGCAGCTTCCAACCAGCACCATGGCCTTAAATCCCTGCCACAGGTCATGCAGAAAATTTGTCAGTATCAACAAAGTTTCAGCTTCTTTCTTGTTCAAAGTTTTATGCCTCCAAAAAAATATTTTAATTGTTGGTTAAATCGCTGAATTAAAAAAGATACTAGAGATTAAATGTGGCTTGCTTTCATCTGGCACAACAATATTGGGGCCGTCATTATTCAATACTTTAATCTCCGGCGTTGTCATCTCTTCTGTCATCTCAGCACCTTCGCCTTTTTCCTTTGACGGTTTACAGCTGCCAACGGGATACCACCGGGAACGCTCTTTTCCTGGTTTTTTACGGTACCTGTCTTGTGCATTCCAGATGGCCTTAGCAGGGCCTTCTTCATCGCACAGCAGATTCAAAGCAACCATCATATCGGGTTTGCCTTTCACACCAATTCCTTCAGGAATCACTCCGTAACAAGGCGTAACTAACCCTAAACTATGAAGATCTTTAACTGCGTTCGTTAGCGTTCCAGTATGATAACGTAGTTCTGTGGCCACACCGCTTAAAACTCCCACCCACACAGGGAGTGTGCCTGAGCTTTCGTTGATGTAAGTTTTCTGCCACAATGTACGGCGGTAGTTAAAGTAAAGATACACCCTAAACAAGGTTTCCGCCCCACGCCCATCCGGGCATTCAGCCAGAACTAGCTTGCGCAAAACGTGATACTCTTTACATCCAAGAAGAGCAAAACTGAACGTTCCATTTCCCGTCATAAACACATCTTTCATATCCGGGCAGAAACGGTATCGAAACAGCTCTGAAGGCTTACTAGGATCAAAATCCTCTGTATGCACTACTCCACCCTCTTCAAGATACTGTATTGCCTTAATCACTCGGTTGTGTTGTTCTCTTCTCTTCTTGCCAACCCCAAACGTGCCTGTTGTGTTTGTAATCTCAGCGATTGTAGCAATGGTCCAGATGTCTTCTTCATCCTCGTAAACCGGCACTGCCCGTATATAAAGCGCCAAATAAACGGGTAGGATTTCTTTTACATCTTTCAAAAAAATCAGATCAGCGGGCACCTGTATATAAAAATCATTGATCCGATCCTCCTTAATAAACATTCTTGTTTATCACTCCTAATCATTAAAATCGCCCTGAAAATTGCGTGTCATTGCTTGCGTTAAAAAGCTCTGAGACCCTGTTTTTGAAGGGTTTATTCAGAAAGCGGCCTAAAAATTGCGTGTCATTGATAGCACTAAGGTTCAAAACCACCCCCTAAAACTGCGTGAAAATAGGATGTAATTATAAATCTCTCGTTAATGTTATAAGCGGCTCGTTTCCCCGGCGTTTGTTCTTGTGTGGAAGCATGAGGTTCGTTCTCTTGGTTGTTACTGCGTTCCTGCAAGTTACTGCGTTCCGCTTTCGTAGTTGCGTAAAGGTTGTTAAGGTGCGAAGGGTTTGGTTCAATCGCGTCCTTGAGTTAATGCGGTAAAGTTGTGTTTCGTTCCTTTTTTAATAAGGGCTTGGTTGAATCGCTTCCTTTAGTTCTTCGCGTTTTTTGTTTGTGTAGCCGCGCCTCATGACTGTGTGGGCGCATGGGTTTGGTGAAATCGCGTCCTTGGTTCTTTTCGTTCCTGGTTTTATACAATCTCCCAGGCCGTAACGTGTCGATTCAAAAATAGTCCAAGGTCATAGCGCTGTCCGTTCAAGTCAAGCCATTGGTGTGTTCCTCTGGTTTTCAGGCCGTTGCAGGTCACTGCTCGTTTATCCAGCCCTGGCTGATCCGGTGCTGATAAAATCACGCTTTTTCCTTTTGCGTTAAACAGTTCTTCCGGGCATAATGGTCGTAGCTCAAAAGGTAATGGCGTAACGGTACTGATTGCTTGGTTGTGGTCGTCCCAGTCGCGCCAGGTTTGTATCTCAACCAGGTCTTCTTCGTCCCATACTGCAGGCTCGTCTCCAAGCGCTTTTAACGCATCTTCACAGCTTATGTATTGCATGTCGCATCTCCTTGTATTGTGGCTCACAGCGCGTCCCTGCGCGTCTCAGACCATGTTATACCGTGCGGTGTCGCGGTTTATGAATAGATCTCTGGTTCCGGCATTATCGGTTCATCAAAACAGCCCAACCCAAAATCTCCCGGCCAATATTCGCCCTGCAGCCATTCGCTCTGGCTCTGAATAATCTCGTCCAGGTTGTCAGGATCTTTCACCAGGTTCATTGGCATCAGCAGCGGAAGGTACTCACCTCCGTCATCCATGATAGTGAACAAGCTGGCTAGATCGTCTGCCGTTGCGCTTTGTAACTTTTCAAGTCTTGTCATGTGGTTTATACACCTCCTTAGCCCGCCGCACAGGCGTTTCCAGCTCGTATCTTAACTGGGCTGAATAATTTGTTTCTGCCATCAAAGGCTGATCATAGGGGCTTGCAGGGCCATGTCCACCAATGGGGTTAATTTTATCCATCATTGTCCACACATCCCGCGCCAGCATCAGTTCAATCGTGTCCATGACTTCATCCAGCGTTTTCTCGCCGCACAGGTGCGCACAAAGCAGCTTGCCAAGCTCCCAATGACTTTTATTCGGCATGTCCTTTATCACAGAATCCCTCCTTTGTTGTTTGGCATTCGCGCAGTGTGCAGTAGTAGTAATCTGGGCATTTAGGGGAAGTTGCCACCTCGTCACAATCCTCACACCGCACATATTTTGTCATGGTGGGTGCCGCATCAATGGCCTCCAAAACTCGCTGCACACCATCCAGATAAGCCTGCCATTCGGCCTCTGAATACTTCGGGTCGCGCTCAATGCAGTACGCCTCAAATTCCTCCGCATCAATCAGTCGTGCCATAAAATTTTTTCACCTCCTACAATAAAGTTACGGTTCAAGGCGCGGCAGCCAGCCGCGTCTTTTTCCATCTCAAAGCCGAAGCTGTTAGAATGGGAGAGCAAATTGCCTGACATAGCTCACCTTGGGCCGACACGCCCGTAAATGAGTCCGTCAGCCGCCTCTCTCATTCGCAGCATTCGATTTGCGCAGGTTGTACCACCGATTTGCGGTGCGTTCGCGTCACCCAGGAGATTGAACAGGCGATGAGTAAACGGCGGAAAGCCATATCCAATCAGAAGGAGGAGCAAAATGAACGCAGTAGGGATCGACATTTCCAAAGGGAAAAGCACGGTGGCTGCCCTGCGGCCAATGGGTGAAGTGGCATTTCTGCCACAGGAATTTCTCCATACCGAAGTTGGTTTGGAGCAGATGGCTGGCGCCATCGTCGCATTGGGCGAAGATACCCGCGTCATCATGGAATCCACAGGCCGTTACCACGAACCGGTAGCGGCAGCACTGCATGAGTACGGGATCTACGTCTGCGTCCTGAATCCGCTGCTCATCAAGCAGAGCGGCGGCGGCTCCATCCGCAAGGTCAAGACCGACAAGGCTGACGCTCTGAAGATTGCAAAGTATGGCCTTGACAACTGGGTGGATCTGCGGGAATATACTCCCATGGATACGATTAGACAACAACTGAAGCTGTGCAGCCGCCAATACAATCTCTACATGAAAACAGTGGTGTCGCTGCAAAACAATCTCATTTCGCTGACCGACAAGACCTTTCCCGGTGTAAACGAGCTTTTCTCCAGCCCAGAGCGTGCTGACGGCCACCAGAAATGGGTGGATTTTGTCATGACCTTCTGGCATTGCGATTGCATCTGCCGTGCCAGCGAAAAGGCGTTTACAGAACGTTACCAGAAGTGGTGCAAACGCAAGGGATACCATTTCAGTGCAGAGAAGGCGCTGGACATTTACGCCGGAAGCTGTGGCCATTTTACGACACTGCCGAAAAACGAGAACACAAAGCTGCTCATTGTCACGGCTGCTCAACAACTTCTGGCGGGAAAGACCACGCTGGCCACTCTGCGGGCGGAAATGACGCGGCTTGCATCCCAACTTCCAGAATACGAAACCGTGTGCGCCATGTACGGCGTTGGGAAAATAACTGCCGCGCAGCTTATGGCCGAAATTGGAGATGTGCGCCGTTTCCCGCGCCGCAGCTCCATCGTGGGCTTTGCAGGTGTTGATCCCGGCGTGGATGAATCCGGCAAGCACAGCGCAAAGAGCGTTCCCACCACAAAGCGAGGCTCACCACATTTGCGTAAAACACTCTACCAAATCATCTGCACATACCTGAAAAAGTCTCCAGCGGATGAGCCGGTGTACCAGTTCCTTGATAAGAAACGCGCAGAGGGCAAGCCCTACTTTGTCTACATGACTGCCGCTCAGAACAAGTTCCTGCGCATCTACTACGCCCGCGTGAAAGAATGCCTGGAGGCCTTTGATACAGAACCTGCTAAGCAATCGTAATCTTTAACAACCGAATTTCTTTCCGGCTGGCGAGATGCTTTCTCTCCGGTCTGGTTTGTTGTACCTTTTTTAGCCTCGCAAAATTTGCGGGACTTTTTTTATTTCATCTATTGACTTTTGTTTGCAGGACTCATTTTTCGTTTTTATTGTTCACGGAATTTTTACATGTGAACTTTTTGTAATATTTCTTGGCGATATGTAGTGATGTTGTTGTTATCTTCCACGCGCCAAAAATCAGTAGCGTCCATACAGCCCCCAATGCCAACAGCATCAGCGGTCCCCATAGGTAAATCATCAGTATGGCGTCCACCGTAGATTCCCATGCCTCGCTCATTTGCTGCCTCCGGTACCCAGGTTTCGCATCATCTCGTCGGTCAGGTAGTACACGGTGCTGGTATACCGATCTTCGAATGATCCGTTATCATATGTGGTGCGGTCGTAACAATCAGCCTTGTAGCTGTAATCTTCATCAGAATATTTTATGGTGACGTAATCTACATCCTTGGTTTCTTCTTTTACGATCCCATCATCCTGTATCACGCCGCAGTGCAGGTATGTGTCAGCGCCGCAAATGCCGCCATACCGGTTTGTATACGGTCGCGTTTCAAGGAATGCGTAGGAGATTTTGTGTGTGATATATACAGCAGTTGTGTCTACAGCCTTTGGCGCTTTAGCTTCCAAGTAAAGACCAAAGTGTACAGCAGCTCCAACAGCCAATACCGCAGTGGCCGCAGCGCAAGCGTAAGTTATGGCACTGGCAATTTTTAACTTTGACATAAAGTTTCTCCTTATTAGTTGCAGTCTAGGATCTCGAAACTGTCAAGCAGAGCACCGAACGAATTCTCCCAGTCCTTATAGTCTTCCTGTGTGACTTCTTTTACCGGGTTAAGCACAATCCAGTCGTGCAGCTGCCGCATCTCGTCAAGCAATAATTGCAGGTTACTGGAAGTCTCTTTCTTGCGGATTTCAAATTCTTCATTGGTCATTTGTTTGTTTCTCCTAAATCAACTAGCATCTGTCATATCCTCATCGTCATCCGGCGCACCAATCAGTCCTTCGGCTTCCATCAGCAGCCGGAACGTCTCGCGTCCCTTGGGCGTAATCAGTGTCTGGGTCCCGGCATGCCCGTTACCGCGGTTCACAAATTCCTTGATCTCAAATAATCCATCGTTGCGCTCCGCATAAGCCTTAAGTTTGCCCTGTGTATCACGGTACAGGTACTTTTTGTCTAGTAGGAACTGAACCAGCACAGTTTGTTTGATATGTAATTCGCTGGCAAAGGTTCTGAAGTTGGTCAGCAGATTCCGATCGATCACGGCATCGAAATACTGTGCTTTGCCCGACATTTCAGCGTTCTCGCTTTCCAACTGTTTGTTTGTGGCGGCCAATGCGGCGCTCTTCTCCTGTTCAGCTTTTAATTGCTGGCACAGCTGAATCATCATGTCTGGGTTCAGGATAGCCGCCTGTAAAGTTTCCGGCGTCATATACGCGCCATGCTTGCGGATAGTAGGCAACACTTCAGCCGTAACCCATTTTCGGAACGGTTTAGCTTCAGGTTTATCGCTGCGCAGGATGACGTTGTATAAACCGGATTCGTTGATGCAGGTCATTTCTTGTGCGCCACCAGGGGTGTCCACTCTAATCGGCGCCCTTTCGTCTGCGTCCAATCTATCTGCCACATCACGATATTTTGCGATTCCTAGTGCTTTACACACATCTTTCAATACAAACCACGGTTCGCCATTCATCTCCGCTGTGCGAACATCGTTGTTTCCGTATTTGAATACCTGCAAATTTTCCATAAAAATCTCCTTGTAAAAATACTTGGATTATTTGTTATTGACCCCATTATTCAAAATCAAGTTTACCTACTGGCTTTCAGCTGCCGCGCCATAATTCAATCGTCATGCCGCGCCTCTTTTATTCCGGTAACGGCCGGTATTTATTCATATCGCAATAGCCGCTCATGGCGTTCATGTCGTGCAGCATCTCGCTTACTACCTCGTTCCGGTCAAGGCCATTGCGGTCTGCATAATCTACCATGTCTTCAAACATTACGGCGATTGTATGTGTGTAATCCTTAATGTGTTCCGTCTGTGGCTGTACGGAATATCTAAAGCATGTTTGTTCCATTGTTAAAAATCTCCAAAGTTATTATTTAAGAATGAGGATTGGTAGTAGCTGTATCGCTCGGCTCCATATGGTCGCCAAAATAAAATTTATGTACGCCCTTGGCCCCTACCCAGTGGTCAAAACTTTCATCAAAGCTGTCACTATGTACTGCAGCTGGCACCTGAATAATGCAGGGCACTTTCTGTGCCACCATATCGTCCTTACACCAACCGCTGTTGCAGGTCCCGCAGCAAGGTTCCAGTACAAGGTCATCAAACGGGAACATCATATCGCAGTAACCTTTGATGTATTCGTCATAAACCCGTTCCGCGTTATGTTCATACGGCGTATCATCCCAGTCATCGCCGTACCATTCTACCAGGTCATCATCGCCCAGGTAGAACCGTACCAGGTTGCCCTTGCGTTCGAAGTCAATAATTTTCATGCCTTCGCTTCCTCCTTGGTGGCTTCATGTTCAGCATCAAACATCTTGGTCATATCTGCCGGAAATTCATGCCTGCTGTACATATCCGCCGTCCGCCGCACCAACTCGCACGGATCAGGATTATTTGCCCCAAACTCCGCGTTCAGCTCGTCTTGCGTCACCGGCCACTTAAAGCCAAAGTCTTTGCGCTTGATTTTGCATAGCGGTGCTCCTTCATGCCAGAACACAATGCCCTCCATGGCGGCCAACTCCAACCCGCGCCGGATTCCCTCAAAGCTTAGGTTCGGGATGTCAATACTGATCGTGCCATGCCGCACCAGCACGTCCTTGTCCAGCCCGTAGGGATTCTTCTGAAAGTGCGGTCCAATCGCCTCATAAGTTGCATCCGGCAGGTTCTCCAGGCTGTTGTTTCGCGCCGCTACAAACCATTTGTCCGCGGGGTTATCTGCCGCCACTTTCACCCAGTTGGGCCAATGGCCAGTTACCGGGTCTGGCTCGTCACACGGAATCGCTCCCTCCGGTACTGCTCTACCCGGCTTGGCATCAAAGCGCTTGTAGAATTCGCCGTTAATAATCGCGCAGCAGGCACCGTCAAGCTTCAATGTGGCAATGCTCTCATCCGTCAGCGCCGCTTCACAGCCCGGCGTAATCTCGTCACGGATTCCGATAATCTTGTGGCCACTGAACTCGCGCTTATATAAGGTTGGAATTTTCTTCATTGGTAAAAACCTCCAAAACTTTTTTGCGAAAACTTGTATTTAATAAAGGTAAAAAAAACGGGTGCTTGCCAGGCACCCAAATTTAATGGGCATCGCTATATAATAGCCAGCGGCGGCGCCCCCAACACTGTATCTACCGCCATTGCCGTTGCATCAATCTGCTCTTGGCTCAAGCCAATGTAGCGCATCGTAATGCTCTGGCTGCTGTGGTGGAACTTGTTTTGCAGCGTTTCCATTACCTGACCAGCCGGCAGCCCGGCCTCTGTCATAGCGTGGTTTGCAGCATAGCCATAGGTTTTACGCAGGCTGTGGGTACTAATATGCTCTTTAATGCCGCACTCTTTGGCCGCTTGGTTCAAGATCCGCCACACCTGGGTTTCGTCCAGCGGCTGCGGCACTCCCTTGGGGCTGCGCATACTCTGGAACAATGGCCAGCCTGGCTTCAGCACATTCATGGTTCGGCCCCGCATCTCTTCAATCAGGGTGGTAATCGCGCCTGCTGCCAACGGGGTAATCAGGTCATTGGTGCGCTTGCCGGTCTTTTCATTGATGATAATTACGCGGTGGCGCGGGCAGTTGTGCTCACAATCCCACACATCATCCACGGTAAGGCGTAAAAGATCACCCACACGCAGGCCCAGTGTCACACCACATATAAATAAGGTATAGTTCCGCTGCCTGTTATACGGGCGTCCCTGGGTGTGCAGGTAGGTGGCTATGGCGTTAAAGTCCTCGCGGCTGCGGATCGGCTCTGCCGGCGTTGGTTTTGCCACACCATTGGTTTTTACCAGGCTCAGTTTGGGCTGTGCATAGCGGGCGGCACGGGCTTTCTTACTGCGGCTCCGCTGGCGCGGCTGTGGTGTTTCGCGTACCAGCTTATAACCCATGGCGGATGCCAGCTGTTCCATCAGGGCGTTGTGGCCGTCAGTATCGGCGCTTGACTGCATCATCGCCATCAGTAAGCTTGCAGCACCTTGTAGGTCCAGCCCACCTTTGGCCTCTGTGGCTTCCTGCATAGTAACAGTGCGGGGAATAAAGTGAGCTACGCTGTTTCTTTTTTTCATAGTGGGCTTCCCTCCTGTGTGGTGTGTCCTGCGGAGCTTTATCCTGCGGAGCTTTATCTTATGGTTCTATTATAGCACTGCTAATTACAAGAAGTCAACAGTGGCAAAAAATAAATTTCAGGAGAAAGCGTAACAGGCTGCGCCTGGGGCATTTCAGGCTCCGCCTGTAGGGGCGGGGGTTTTGAGCTGCGCTTGAGGCGTTTTCAGGTTCCACCTGTAGGGGGGGGCGAGAGATTTCAGGTCGCGCCTGACCATGTTACGGTGCCGTTATACTCCTGCGGGAGTACCCACTCAAGGGGACCCACCCAAAGGGACCCGATCGGTGTTGTAATGGAAACTATCCCCCCCACCAACTGCGGTGGCGGGACCTAACTTCTCAACCGCCTGCGGCAGCGGAATCTCAATTCGCCTCCGTAGGGTGCCTTCCTTTATATATATGGCACGCTAGAGGCCAAAACAGCACTCACAGAGCCTGCAGCCGTCTTATAGTGGTGCCTATTGCCATGATTTGCCATGGAATTGCCGGGATTTAACCTCCGGTGGGGCCAATGTTGGGGCGTTTCGGGGTTGTAAAGCGGCGTTTCGGACTGCTCCGAGGCGTTTTCGAGCGGAAATTATGCGTTTTTTAGCGTTTTGGCGCTGTTTTTGCGTGTTTTAGTGGCCAAATTGTGCGTTTTTATGGCGTTTTTGAGTAAAAAAATAAGGCCCCAAAGGAGCCTAGAAAGCGGATTGCTATGCGGTTTTTACCGAGAAAGGGAACGATTAAGGAAACAGGGATCTAGAGGGAGGAAAGTGGAGGAAAGGAGGGACTTAGAGAAAGGAAGAGAGGAGGTGGGGAGGTGGAAGATGGAGAAGTGGCGTAGGTACGCTAGTTTGTGTTTTGAGAGCCTGGAGTGAGATTGGATAACTGACCCGTTTTCCACGTTCTCACGTTATTTTTTCTTTTTAACCTGCCCCCATATGCAAACTATTGAACGTGGTTTGCAAGTAGCGGATTTTTGGCGGTATAGCGCCGTTTTATGGCCTTCTGACCTACTGATTTTTGGCGCTTTTCTTGCTTTACAGAGGGCATACCAGGCGCTGTTTTAGCTAAAGAAATTTAGGTAAATATATTTAGCTAAATTCTTTTGTGCCTTCGGATCCGCCGAACGTTGGTCTATAGCTATAGACCAGGCTATATTATACGGCATATAGTATACAGTCAATACACATGTATATACTCATATATACTATTTGCATTATATTCCTATATCTACCTATGGCCCCATATAGCGCCGCACTTTATTTATATACATTTGTTTCATATATTTATAAATTTGTTGTAAATATCTTGTACTGTGATAAAAATCTACTTATTATAATAAGTACGCGGTACCATATACCGCATACCCCGAAGCTCATTAGCACAACACAACACACAGTAAAGGAAGGTACAAAAAATGTTGAACGAAAAAAAGAACAACAAAAATCAAAATGTTATTTTACACTTTGAATTTACCGCGCCGGCGCAAAAGTGGAAACTTGCCGACAATATCCCCCCTGTATACCGTGCGGCTATTGGAGCCGCCGCCGCCGCTACAAAAACCGCGTGCGATAAACAATATAGTGATACACTGCGCAACCTATATCAGGCTATTAACAAATACGCAACCTGCGGTATATGGCCTGATAATAGCACAGCCGCCGCGGATTTAATCCAAACTATTGTCTTGCGCTATGCTGACCTTGCAACCGCCGCAAAACAGCCGCTTGTTAGTTGGGTGCAAGGCGGGAATAACAATTTTACTGTAGTCCGCGTGTATAAAAAGAGAAGCACAAAAGAGCTTATACTATTGCAAGGCCCCCGCGCTGTTTTGTCATATGGTATTAACGCGGCAAACAAATGGATTAACAGCCAACGCGCGGCGCGTGTTACCGGACGCGTTACTTATACAGATAGCACCGGCAAAGTATGTACTAAAACTGTACCATTGGAAAGTGTAGAGAAGCTAACGGAAGGTAACAACGACGCCATACAGGGAAACGGTACCGGATTAACAGAGCCGCGATATAGTAACCCCAATACAATTCAATCACGCGCGCTATTTTGGGCGGATATTGGCTATATCTTGCGCAATATCCCGGATGGTCAGGATATATGCTATTTAACCGCCGCCGGATACACGCAACAAGAAATTGCAAAACTGTTAAACTATAGTCAATCAAAAGTCGCAAAAATCCTTGTAAAGTGCCGTAAAGCTCTATTAAATAATGGCTTTGCACCTTCTACATTATAATAGACAACACAGCACCCCGCTATATTATCCCGCCGGATAGTATAGCGGGGTATTTTTGTTATGTTTTAACTGCGGATCACTAATTTCAAATTTTCTAAAAATTTTTTTGAAAAGTTGGAATAATACCCCTGTTTTTTTTACGTTATAGGTGTAAGCACTTACACACAACACAGCGCAGTACAACACAGTACAACACAGCGCGGCGCGGTACACAGCGCTTACACCTTCCCACGCGGTCAAGTTTAGACCTAAAAATAAACAGTACATTTTGCTAAAAATGCGGGGCCTGTTATCCTAGTGAAAATGACAGGGCGAACAAAAAACCGATTGGCTATTCGCAAGTTCGGCTTGAACGAAGCATAAATCGGGCTGAAGTCGAAAACTAGGTAAAGTTTGGGAAAACTATGCACAGGAAACTGTTACTTCAGACCTCCCCATGCGTTTGATGAACCTGATTTTGCAAACGGATTCTAAAGCGACTGGCATTTACACTGGCAATATCTCCGATGTTATCAGTGTGCCTTTTTGTCCTATCTCCGATGGGGCATTGACTGCTTAAAACCGTTGGCATCGCAAAACCCCGCCGTGCAAATGAAGTGGATTCAATCACACAAGGAGTATAAACTTGACTCGGAAATCGAATTCCGCCCCGCAAGGGGTTATTCATAAAACCGAAACAGACCGCCTTTTCGCAAGAAGGGGCGGTTTTGTCGTGTAAGGACTGGCTCTTATACCTGATGAGGGAAAGCATCCCCCACGGAATTGCCAAAATGAAAGGAATTTGACTATGAAAACCGAACTGAAAACCACCAACATGGCCGAACTGAAAACCCTGATTGCCACCGCTGAAAACGAAATTAAGCTGAAAACCGTGGCATATAAGGACCTTCTGGCCGCCGATGACGCAACCCAAAAGGATCTCGCAACCGCTGAAACGGCATTGGCTGACGTGATTGACGAGTACAACGAACTGAAGAAGAACGAAATTTACCTGACCTGCTATCAGGCAGAATCCCCCATGCTGGCCGCCTGCAAGTACGGCGAAATGACTAAAAAGGTGCTGAAGAAAAAGCAGAATGAAAACGGCACCGTAACCATCAGTGTCGATGACCGCAAGGCCCGCAATGCAATCGACCTGGTTGACTTTGAGCATTGCAACCCCGAAAAGAGCACTTTGGCCGTCAATGGCCAGTGGCCCTTCTATCTTGAATCCTGGCTGAAAAGCCTGGCTCTGAACCTTGGCACCGAAATTGAACTCGATGCCAAATCACAGAATGAACTTGCCGCAAAATATAAGGATGCTGACGGCGAATTCGCTAACCTGTCCCGCAAGTCGTGCAGCATGAAGAGCATGGTTCGTGATTTGCAAGCCATTGTTGATTGCATCGTGTTTATTGATTACGTTCCCAAAGAGGAACCGACCGATGAATCCGATTCCAAAAAGCCGGCCAAACCGGCCAAAAAGATGAACGCTTTGAAGGTCACTTCCAAGGACATCAACTACATCAAAAACCGCATGACCAAGGCGGGCAAAACCGCTTTGGCAATCCGAATGGCAAGCCCGAAGGAAATGCGAATCATTGTTGGCAACGTCATGTACCACTTGACCACTGGCAAGCCGTACACGATTGAAGCGTAAAGCGTAACCCCAACCGCTGGCAGACCGGTCAAAGTCTGCCCCTGTTAATGCAGCCCAAAAGGAAAATGAATTGAAAAAATGAACTTTCTTCTGGATGGTCACAAGCCCATAAAAATGCAGAGTGGCAAGCCGCCCGTTGTTGATTCTTTTGCGAATAGGTAGTAAAATGAAATTACATAGGGTTTGCCGTTTCGCAAGCCCAATTCCCTCGCAAAATTCAAAACGCAAAGGAGTTTTACAATGGACCCAACTTTTGAATTCGATTTTGAAAACGTTGATCTCGGTCCTGACGCTGACCCGCACGATTCTGTTATTTACGCAATCGGAAAAGCAGTTGAAAAAGAACTTAAACGTCCTAAAACCCTGATCGTGAATCCCGTTCAGCTGCAAAAAATGAATCAGCTGCAAAAAGCTCTTGCAAAATACATTGAACACGCCAAAACCTATCCGCTAAATGATAATGTGACGTTCAAAATGATTCCAAAAGTAAACCAGCATGACATTGAATTTGTTTTGGCCCTTGATGATTTTGTTGACTTCAAAGACCTGATGCTTCTTGCATTTGATCTCGGCGTCAATGTTCGGATCTGTACCGCAAATGAAGATCGCGTCAGAGTCAGCTTTACGATTGAAAACCTTTACGTTGAACCGTAACCATAACTAATTTCAAAATCGAATTCCAAACCGGAACCGCTTTTCACAAGGCGGTTCCTTTTTTATTGCTTGTTTTCATCTCTAAGATGAATTTCATATTCCCCACTAATCAGCCGCCGTATCATCTGCGGAAACGTGCAGTCGAGTTTTGCAAGAAGATTATTAAGTTTGTCATTATCTTCCGTATTCAAAACGATTCCTTTTCTGTGTTCGTTTCCGTTTTCCCTATTTCTTGCTTTACGTTCTCTGTTAAGCCGTCGAATATGTTCCAGCTGTTCCTCTGCTGTTTTGAATTGCTTTTCCATTCTAAAACCTCTTTTACAACTTGATTTTTCTTATATTATACCAGAATAAAACTATTTTTACAAATCCAAACCATGAAATGAAAGGAAGTCCCATCATGAAAAAGCTAACAAAATCCCTCACCCGCTTCACCCTGTTCAGCACCGCCGCGTGCGCCATTCTCTTCGGCCTTCCCGCCCTGGCCACTCGCCACCCCTTCATCCTGTTGGCCGTTTCCCTGTCCGTTTTGATTCTGGCCGTGTATGCCATTCACAAACCGGCAGCCAAACCCAAAGCGGCAAAGCACCGCACCGCCACCCACCGCAAGGCGGCCTGACCCCACCATTCCATCATGAATATCATGAATAAGTTCTTTGCGCTCTGACTTCACCGCCAGGGCGTTTTTTTATTGCATCATAAATTGAATCGGCTTTGCCAATGAAAGGAAGTCTCCCAAATGAAACCTCGCCACATTCTTTCCGTCCTCCTCCTCTCCCTCGGCCTTATCCTCTTGACCTTCGCCGCCACCTGCCGCCTGGTTATGACCAACATCCAAATTGATTATGACCCGTCCAGCCCTGCAACCGTCACCCTCACCGTCTTTGGCCAGTCGGATGAATACGCCCTGGCCATTGATGCCGATTGAACCATGAATTGAAAAATGAAAGGAAGTACCTAAAATGTTGAATTCTCTTTATGCCCTCATCCTCACCGATTCCCTTCACCTGCCCACCATCATCGGCTATTTCAACACCCGTCCCGCCGCCTGTCAAGCCCGCCAGAGTGCCCGCGCCTGGCTGGAAGGTGAATCCCAGTCGGTCGAAAGCCTCAAGTGCTTCTCCGCCGCCGCAATGAACATTCTTGACCAGTGCTGCACCGCAATCGAAAAGAACCCCGCGCACTATATAGACCTGCGCATTCGGCCTGTCGATGACCTCTCTGACCCCGAAACAACCCCGTTCCGCGTCTATTATGAAACCGCAACCGGCGACCGTCACTTCACCGTTATGGAAACCGTCACAGATCTCACCGCTTCCCGTATCGTTTCCCACACCGTTCCCGACTGTACCGTTATCGTAACAGCCTTCCCGGATGAACATGTTGAAACCGTTGGCTACACGGAAGTCAAGCCGGAAATGCTGGATGCCCTCGCCCTTCATCAGCCCAAACCTACCGCCGGTTCCCTCATTGAATTCGCCAAGCTGGCCGAATCCGGCACCATCACCCGCAGCCAGTTTGAAACCTTTGCCTATCACGCCGTCAACTCTCCCATGCCCAATGAAAACTTCACGGACCTCAACGCGCTCGCCGATACCCTCCGCAAGGCCCTGGATGAAGGCACCCAGATCATTCTCTGATTGAAAGGAAATACCAAAATGATTGTTATAAAAGAGAATGAACGTCTTTACGCAACCTCCTGGCAGTATAACTCTGCCCGCATCCTCACCCGCCTGGCCCAGCTCATCACCGCCCAGGGCGGCAAAGTGAAACCCCTGAATCCCGCCGTCCTCTCTGACCGCAACCTGGAAGAAGCCTGCACCGCAACGCAGCGCCGCCTTGAATCCTCTTCAACCTTCCATCCCAAAGTGCGGGAATCGCTGATTTCCAACCTCCAAAAGGAACTCGCCCGCTTCCAGGCCATCCCCAACGCCCCCATCACCGTCACCCACACCAGCTATATCAACTTCACAATGAACGGCGTTTATTATTCCTATAGCCTGAACGATAACCCCTTCTTTCCCTTCCACTACATCAAAACCCCTATCGATCCCAAAAGTGAAACCTACTCCGGCGATGCCTGTCTGGAAGAAAGCTCCAAGTCCTGGCTTACTGACCCGCTTATCGGCTTTGGCTGTCCTGATTCCGAGATTGAATCCGCTGCCGGGGCTATCCTCTCCCTGCTTCTTTCCGCCCCACTTTCCGCCATTCGCCACGATACCAAGCGCACCCGCATCCCCAACACTTACGATGACGGCTACCACTTTGAAAATATCCCTGTCGAAGAGCGCCGCCTTAAGATTGATTTTTGAACGTCAAAACGCCGCTCCCCCATTCATAACAACACAGTTTGCTAAAGAAAGGTTGAACCAAAAAATGAAAACCAAAACCCGCCACCCCTTCAACCTCCAGTCCGAACTTTCCCGCCTGGAACTCAACGGTGCCTGCTCTTACGATGGCAAGCCCCTTATCCTTCTGGAACAAGCCTACTGCTCCTATGATTGTTACCACGGTATCGCCCAGTACGTTGCCACAGCCATCTGCCCCAACGAAATCGCCAAGGATTTAACCGCCCCGTGCTATGTCGTCACCTGGCCCATCATCCGCCCCTCTGCCGAAAACGAAGAGGATACCTGCGATTGGTCCACCCCCGACGGCCTCACTCCCCACGGCGAATATGATCTGGAACGCCGCTATTATTACTGATGTCCAACATCTTGTACTGGCACGCAACAACCATTCGTTGTATAATCCAATCATAAGCCAAACCGCAAAACAAAATTATTTCTCCGTTTCCGCCAAACTTTTCAAACCAAAATCCGCATAAATTCTACCATCCTAACAAACATCATGAACAAATTGTAAATTCAAAAAGAATCCGCAAGCCACAAAGCTGCGCCGCATGAAAGGAAGTCCCGCCCCATGTCTACCCAAATTTTCAACCTCACCCCGCACGAAATCAACATTGGCACCGCCTCCATCAAGCCCTTCGGTGTGGTTGCCCGCGTCTATGTTGAATCCATCTCCGACGGCGAATTCACCACCGCTTCCGGCGTAACCATCCCCATCTCCCACTCTTACTATGGCGATGTCGAAAACCTGCCAAACCCCATGCCCAATACGATTTATATTGTCAGTGCTCTTGTCGCCTCCCGCGTTCCCACCCGCTCCGATGTCTTTTACCCCTGCTGCATGGTCCGCGATACCCAAGGCCGCGTCATCGGTTGCAAAACCCTCTGCTGTGCCGCCGCCCCCGTCCTCGCCGCGGTGCATTAACCTGCTGTGCAAAACGAATATCCGCCACCAAAGCCCTGCTCACCACGCAAGGCTTTTTTCTTTTGCCTCTGAAAAATTTCAAAGAAAGAAAGGAACCTTACCATGCCTTGTCAGCAATGGGAGTATCTTGAAAGCTGTATCTCCCCCAGCGTTCTCACCCGTTACCCTGTTTCCAGTTATTACTTCTGCAATATCCCTCTTCACAAATATGAGTCTCTCCGTCGTGCCTTTTATGACGAATTCAGTTGGTACTTTCGGTCGCAGAAATACCGTGTCGCCCTGAAAGAATGGCTGCTTCACACCCACGACCTCCAATTTGAAACCAAACCGCAAAAACAGTGTGAGCTGCTTCACAAGTGGTTCCCGCTGTCCCCTCTCGCTCTTTCCTATGACTCTTCCAAGGATGAAGAATATACCTCCCACTATTACGATGAAATGTATGATGCCTTGTCCAGAATTTTTTCTATGGCACAAGAACACTACCAGAAAGAAGGAACCACACATGCCGCAGAATGATATTGAACTCAAAGAACACTACTCCCGCATTCTCGATGAAGCCATCGCCAAATTGAAAACCCACAACGGTTGGTACTATTACCCCAAGAATAAACTGGCACAGTGCCTGGCGCAAGAGTTTGATGCAGCCGCCGATGCTCAGGATTTTCCTGTTGCTCTTCCCGTCCGCAATGTGATTTCGTACAGCCTTACCGCATTCAAAGAGTATGTCCGCCTTGGCTGCTGCTACCTCAAGTCTTTGTACGCTCACCCAAGTCTCACTCCGCCTACAATCTATATGGCCGGCCGTCGTTATTGTGCCACAACCCTTCACGATGATTCTTTCAACGGCAATCTTTCCTTGGAAACGATTTTTGATGACCCGCTTGCCCACTCCCTCTTTGTCATCGGCTGTTACAACTTCTTCCACGAAAACGCACAACCTCTTCCTCAACCCAAAGTTGAACCTCCGGTAACTCTCCAGTCCGCCACCACTCTTGCCGCTCCTCCCATCGCACCCACCATTCCCATCACCAAAACAAACACCGTTTCCTGTTCCGCCACCAAAACCTGCGCCGCCTATAAACCCGTACCCCAGAGTCCCGCAAAACCGTAACACAAGCGCAAAACCCGTTTCCATTCCAAACGCCGGACGCACTGCCCTCTTATATATTTTTTTTATCTTTATATATAAACGCTATTGACGTGCAATTTTCAGCCCGATTTTGAACCTTCCTAGTCGTATTGACACGCAATTTTTAGGCCGTTTTGGAACATTGCTTTTACTTACCCACCACTTTACCGGGTTTGTACCGCCAAAAAACGAACATATTTTGTCATTGGCCATGCAACATTCTCACCGCATCAAGCAACATTTTTACGGCTTGAACATTTGCGAAAACTTGTATATAATCAAAATCACAAAGTCACCCGCCAGCATGAAACCGCATCCCTCTCAGCGCCCCACATAGCCCCTACAGGCCGTGTTTCCTTGTGGCCATGCAGTTTCTCGCCTGTTTTCTTCTCGTTTCTCACAGCGCATCCCAGCCTTATTATAATTTGTTCCCCGCCCTGCCCCGTCTGGCAGGTTTTATTTCACCCTGTTATTTACAAGTTTTCGTAAACAAAAGGAGTTGACCCTCATATGCCACAGAATATCGGCTATCTTACCGCAGATAAAACCACCGCCGGTGATGAACGTTTTACCCCCTATTACGCAGTGGAACCTCTGCTTGAATTTCTTCCGCCCACTGATACCGGCATTACTATCTGGTGCCCGTTTGATGAATCCTGGTCTGCTTACGTTCAAACCTTCCGGGCAAACGGTTACAACGTGGTGTACGGTTCTTTGGCTACCGGCCAGGACTTCTTCACCAGCCAGCCCGCTCACTGGGACATTATGATTTCCAACCCGCCTTTCTCCAAAAAAGATGCCGTTCTCAAACGTGCCTGTCAACTCGGCAAACCGTTCGCCCTTCTTCTCCCTGCAAATAGCATTCAGGGCAAGTCACGCTTTGAAATCTTTCAGAACAACATCCAGCTTCTATGTTTTGATTCTCGTATTGGCTTCCACGATGAAACTCATATGAATGCCCCACAGGAAGGAACTTCGTTTGGCAGTGCTTATTTTTGCCGGGATTTTCTTCCCAGTAAACTTGAACTCCGAATGCTTAATAAAACCATTCATCCACTTGTAAGGAGTTGACCCTCATGTACATCATCATCCCCACCCACGGCCATTACGAGATCCGTGACGGCCCCACCTTTATCCAGTCCGCCGATACTTACCGCGAAGCCTGGCATGAACTCGCTTCCCTCACCAATTCCCCAACCTAGGCAACCGTGCATTCCGCACTTGCAAATATTTTTTACATTGGCTACACGCCAAAGAAAGGACACACATTATGTCTACTGTCAAAATCAACGAAACCACCTTCTCCATCACCTCCGCCCTGACTATGGCCCAGCTCAAAACCCTTCATACCAAGGCTCCTCAGGCCCTGCAGCTGACCAAGCCCGGCAAAAAGTCCGGCGATGACGATGAAATCATCTTTGCCATTGCCCCGTCCGCCAAGCAGAGCATGTCTACCTACGGCATCTGCTTCGCCAAGTCCGCCTTCGGCACCGACAATGCTATCTACGTTGAGGACCTGCCCGCCGACCTCGAAAACATCACCAAGGCCAAGGAGCATGTCGCCGAGCGCATCGGCTTCGCCAAAAAGCACCTGGATGAAATCGAAACCCAGGCCGCCGCAACCCTGGCTCAGCTCAAGGCCGACCACGATGCCATCATCGCTGGCATTGAAGTTTCCACCCCGGCCACCCCGGCAAACGAAACCGCCGCTCAGTAAGCAAAACGGCCGGTGCTTACCCTCACAACAAGCAGCCCGGCCATGATTTTTCTTCCCCAATCCACAATCCAACATAAAAATATTTCATCATAAGGAGATTTTCACCATGATTAACGTCACGATCGTCGATAACCTGCACCGCAACACCTACCCCGTTGACCCCAACACCACCTTGCGCTCCGTCCTGGAAGCTCATGATGTCGATTATACCACCGGCCAGACCAAGCTGGATGGTTCCTCTCTGGCCGCAGGCGACCTGGATAAGACCTTCGCGGACTTCGGTATCGCGGAAAAGTGCTACCTGGTCAACATTGCCAAGCAGGATAACGCCTGATTGATTCCTCTCCGGTGGTGTCTCTTCCCCCACCGGGGTGCTGCCTTACAGGAACAGCCTCCACGCGGCGGGCAGCGGGCAACGCAAACGCGGCCAATCGTTCCAAATCTAATCAGAAAGGAAAAATGAATCACCATGCCACTCCCCCACTACGCCGATATTCTCAACTACATGTCGCCCACCATCACATGGCAGGACAACACCCCCTGCCGCCCCTCTTTCAAACCAATTTTCACCAAGGCTTTGGCCTGCACGGTCTACCCCCGCCTCACCGCAGGCAATACCCTTGCCATCCTCGGCGATGATTCCGACCTGCAGTCTTCCACCAACCCGAATGAATCTCGTCTGTTCTTCGTCACCGATAAAGCCACCATCCCCGTTCTCATCCAGGAAGTCAAAGATATCAGCGCTTATCTCTCTGATAAGTACAAAGTTTATCAGGATGCAGCCGCCCGCATCACCATCGTCCAGTACCAGCACGACAGCGGCCTCTACAGCAGTAATTTTCACCGCCGTTTCGCTTCGGCCATGCCCCGCCTGCTGCCCTGGCTTTTCAAGGACCACCCCCTCACCTCCGATGAACTCGCTTACCTTCGCGCCCTCTCCACCCCGGATACTGACTCGGAATCCCTCGCCCGGATGGCGGAAGCCCTTTATAACAAAACCGATCTGCCCTCCAGAGTCGTAGATAAAGCGATCGAATCCCTCTTCAAAGGTACCATTAACCGCCGTAAAGTGGATCTCAAGCGCCGAATCGAATCCCTTTACAGTGAGCTGAAAGAAACCCGCGCCCGTATCTCGGAAATTTTTACCGATATCACCAGGTTCAACTGTGAGCTGACCGGCCTCGACTCCAAAGATGAATCCACCTTTATCACGGAACTCAAGGATTATCTCCACACCCAAAAGGGTATCTCCGTCGGTACTAACGACGGATCACTTCTTCTCACCATCACTACATCCCTCTCCAACTATGACCCGGATGATGTCGAAACCTTTATCTTCAACAGTGACCTCCCCTATCGGGATCTTACCGGTAAAGAAGAACACGATGTCCGCATCCTTTTCCGGGCTGTGTTCATTGACCATATCTTCAAAATCAAACTCGCTGCCACCTATAAGCTTGATTACAACTGCCATGTCACAGCCATGTCTAACGAAATCAATATGAACGTTGTTCAGGCTGTTCCCAACCCTCACATCAATCATCACTCCTGCCTCGGTAACTATGAACCCATGCTGGAGGATGCCGAGGATCGCCGAGATTTACTTGCCGCCATTGCCATCTGTCAGCAGAGCGCCAGCAGCATGAACCTCGTCGAAACAATCTCCACCAAATATTTCTTTGATGATTTCGCCACCGCCTATCACACAAATATCCCCGTCATCCTTACCGCCGCCGGTGAATCCATCACCCCCAAGCAGGCCATTGAACAGCTCAAAGCCGCAAACGATTCCGTTAAGGAAGGAGAATAACCATGCAAGTTATCCACATTGATCAGACCGCTCTGGATGCCGCCATCGAACTCTATCGCCAGCAGCTCCTCACCGGCTCTGTCAAACTCGCAAAAACAAAAGCAAAAGATAAAATCAACATCAATTTTACCGCCGATGCCTGGGCCAAACAGTCCCGCCTCATTGATGATTTCACTTCCGAGGTCGCTTGGCACGGCCTCATGCGTCAGATCTCCCCCACCGAGTATGAAATCTATGATATCCTTGTCTACCCCCAGCAGGTCACTGGCGTCACCGTCGAAACCGACCAGGATAAATACAACGACTGGCTGCTCTCCCAGCCCGATGAAATCTTCAACAACATCCGCTACCAGGCTCACAGCCATGTCAACATGTCCACTTCCCCTTCCGGCGTCGATGACGAAAACGAGTCCAAAATTGTCAATAAGCTCAAGGGCAATGATTTCTACCTCTTCATGATCTGGAACAAGCGCGGCGAGTTCACCGCCCGCTTGTATGACTACGCCGCCAACAAAATCTACGATAAAGACGATATCTCTGTTACCTACACCGATACCCTCTCCGATTTTGCCGCTACCGCTCAGTCCCTTGTCACCAAGGCCCCGCCCATTTATTCCACAACAAAACCTCCCGTAAAGACCACCGGCGGCACCGTACCCCACGTCTTCTGGGATAACGCCGCCCGCTGCTGGATGGACGATGACGGCAATTATTACGACCACTACCCCACCTATTACGATTATCACACCAATGGAGGTGCCTTATGAATCTTGCCAAAAGCCTGGATGTCTTCTCCCCGCATGATGTCAAAGGCCGCATCCACATCATTGGCTGCGGTTCGGTCGGCTCCACCATCGCGGAGCTTCTTGCCCGCTATGGCCTGACCAACTTCACTCTCTATGATTTTGATACAGTGGAAAAGAAAAACATCGTCAACCAGATGTTCTTCGATCCTCAGGTCGGCCAGCCCAAAGTGGAAGCCCTCCGCGATATCCTCTGTGCCATCAACCCGGAAGCCAAAAAGGATATCCGTCTGGAACCCTCCGGCTGGAACGGCCAGCCCCTCTCAGGTTACGTTTTTCTCGCCGTGGATAACATCGAGGTTCGCCAGAAAATCGTGGATGCCAACCGCTTTAACACCTTCATTAAAGCCATGTTTGATGTCCGCACCGCCCTCTTTGACGCCCAGCTCTACGCCGCCGATTGGTCGGACCCTAACCAGGTCGCGGAATTCCGCGCCACAATGAACTTCACCCACGCCGAAGCCACCGCCCAGGTCCCCGTTTCGGCCTGCGGCACTACCCTCGGTGTTGCCCCTACGGTTCGTGTTGCCGCCTGCTATACCGTCACCAACTTCCAAAACTTCATCAAAAAAGGCGAGCTGATCCACACCGGTCTCTCCGCTCCCTTCAACCTCCAGGGTGAATCCGCATTCCTCGGTCTGTAACCCTGTCGTCTTAGCATTCAATTAAATTTCGTTTGTGTTGTATACTGTAAGCTTTTTTCGCTTCAGGCTCTTCGGTCATATCCAAGAGCACGAATTTGTTACCCCGACCCACCCCACACCTGATCCTGGCAGACCTCCTGACACTCTGGTCTCAAGGCCAGTCCCGACCACTCCAGTACGTCATCCGAGTCTTAGGTCAAGAGCCAATTCAGAAGAAAACGCTAACCCCAATCCACAGAACGCAGCAAGCAAGGGTGCATTAGCCCAAAGGTAGCACCAAAGATTGGCCACAATCGCATCTACTAGAACCACAACATCACCCAGTTCGACGACGGGGTTATCCTCGGCAGCCACATCTCCCATCAGAACACAAACACAACCCTCACATAAGGAGCACTCACATGGTTTACATCACTTATAACTGCCCGGAACGTTTCCGGGAAATGACGTTTGAAGAACTCCTCCGCGGGGATTTCAACCTCGCTAACCTTTCCACAGGCGGCCACGGTGCTACCCGTACCGTCATCTGCAACAAAGTTCCTCCCCGCATCATGCGCATCACCAAGGTGGAGCAAATGATCTTCCAGCTCCAGGCGTTCAACCAGCAGTATGAATCCCTTCGCCTCACCACTCCCCGTTCCAGCCTGTACAACCATTTTCCCATCCCCAAAGCTTCCGGCGGCCTCCGCTGGATCGATGCCCCCAATTCTGACCTAATGAAAGCCCTCAAGGAACTCAAAACCCTCTTCCAGTCCTGGATGTTTGCCGACCACCACACCTGCGCCTTCGCCTATGTCGAGGATCGCAGCGTCCTCTCCGCTGCCAAACGTCACCAAAAGTTCAATGCCTGGTGGTTCGCCCACTTTGATTTCCACGGTTTTTACCCCTCCACCACGCCGGAGTTTGTCCTCTCCCAGTTTGAACTCATTTATCCTTTCAACCTCATCCTCGCCAGCCCCACCGGCCGCGCGGAGCTGCTCAAAGCCCTTGACCTCTGCTTTCTCAACGGAGCACTGCCGCAGGGCACCCCCATCTCCCCGCTCATCACCAACATCATGATGATCCCCTTTGACCACGCCTTCGCCAAGGCCGTCAATCATTTTGAATCCGGCAAGCATAACCCGGACGGAACCCCCATCACCGACCGCCTCTGCTACACCCGCTACGCCGATGACATCATCGTCTCCTGCAAAGTTATCTTCAATTTCCATGCTGTCGAGCGCCTCATCGTCCAACTTCTCTCCCAAATGAATGCTCCTTTCACTCTCAATGAAACCAAAACCCAGTTCCACTCCCGTGCCGGCCGCAACTGGATTCTTGGCGTCATGCTCAATAAGGATAACCAAATCACAGTCGGCTATCGCAAAAATAAAATTTTCAAAGCCACCATTGATACCTACTTCCGCGATAAACAAAAGGGCAAAAAGTGGCCGGATGAAGACCTTCAGTCCTTCCAGGGCAATATTACCTGGTTCAAGGATGTCCAGCCCGATACCACCAAATACATCATCCAAAAGTATAACGCCAAATATGGCCTTGACCTTGAATCCTGTATCAAGGCCGATCTCGCCCCGCCCAGCGTAACCGCATAATCCAAAAAATCAATTTGTGTTAAAGGTAAAGTTTCGTTTTGATTTTATTTCAAGTCAAAGCCAAACACCCTCCGGTCATATCCGAGGGTTTGAATTTGTCCCCCTGTCCTACCCCCCTGGAGGCGACCCACTCGCGTCGCAGTAAGGACTGCAACAAGTGTTCAACTCCCAGATACACGGACACTGGCTTCAAGGGCGCATCAGAAAGGTTCGTCTGCGCACCAATCTTCAATCAGATCAAGTGAGCAACCTAGGTGCAAGAACCAATCAAACTCATAAGATTCGTCATCACCACCGACCCGTTCCGGCGGCGGCCTCTCATCATCAGCTTTCACAAATTGATTTTTATTTTCTCCATTCCGCCTCATGGTTCCGGGGCATTCCCAGGCGCTTCAGCTGTTTCTTCCTTTCTTAGCAGCTCGTTGCGCCCCCTGTTCGTGCGCCTGGTAAACGCACGGTCATGGTTTTACTTTCCTTTCGCTGGGCCTCCGGCCATCCCAATGGTTGGAGCGCCTGGTAATACCCCGGAACCCGCCCACAACAATGAATTCAGGTGATTTTTATGAAACTTATCTCCCCCGGCTCACGGGTCAAATTCTTTACCGTAGGACCCGTTATCGGCCATGATCACAATCCCATGAAAACTAAATTTCAAATCATCTATCTCTCCGGCACCGTCCACGAAGATAACGGCAACCGCGTCACCGTCTGGACCGATGATTCCCGCACCTTCCACGTCCCCCATGAATACATCACCGAAATTCAGGACCCCAACGATTCCTTTGTCTATAAGTCCCCCAACACCGTACCCCCGTCTACCGTTTCTTTTGATGAAATTATTTCTGTTCTCTAATTCATACAGGTGATTCTTATGGGTCCTTATTACATTCAACCCGGCACTCCCGTTTATTTCAAATATACAACGTTTAGCAATCTACCGAGCACATGTACAGGCTATCTTACCTTCCACGGCTTTGTCCAATCTGATAATGGCGTTTATGTCACCGTTATTGTCCCCAGTATGAATAACAAAACATTTGTCACCACCCATTCCGCCCTTACTTATGACGATACCCCCGAAGCCGTCACCCCCTCTCCTCTCCCCACTCCTACCATCTCTTTTGATGAACTTATTTCTCAAGGCAGGTGATTCCTCATGACCCCTTTCCTCCCCGGCTATGAACCTGGCACCTGGGTCGAGATCGTCTCCGCTCCGGAAATGCTCTGCTCCCTCCAGTATGATTACGGCACCACTTTCACCCTCACCGATTCTCTCCCCTATGATCCTATCCTCGGCAAGCAGGGCAAGATCGTTGCCATCCTCGGTACATCCGGCCTTCTTCGCCTCTACTTTCCTCACAGCGATTCCTACCACATCATCCCGCCCAGCATGATCTCCCGCACTATCCCCACTCCGTATCCCAGCTTTGATTCCCTTATCGCAAACCTCTAACCCCATCACAGAAAGGAAGCCTACCATGAATCCCACCTATAAAGTTGGCGATATCGTCCAAATCATCTCCGAAGAAGAAGTTTATTCCTGTCCTACGGATGACTGCGGCAATTTTATTCTTGCCCATTTTCCTTCCGGCGCAGACGATTCCTTTCACAGAGATAAACTTCCTATTTGCGGCTGTTCGGCTGTCATTACCGGCATTTTCAGCATTACCAAAGGCGATGGAGGGAACCTATACGAACTTACCCCTCTCTTCGCTAAAGATAAAACCGTTTTTCACTGGGGCACCTGGCTCTTCTCTGCCTCTGAATTTCACTCTCTTATGGATCTGCTGAGTGTCGTTTCTCCGCCCCAAGTTTCAATGTCCTTCGATGATTTGTTGAAAGGAGTTGCGCAATGAAATTCCCCACTACCTACCCCGTTGGCACCCTCGTTCAAATCATTTCTGCCGCAGAGTTTGACGCTCTTCCCAAAAATAATGATGGTTATGCACTGTTTCTCGATCCCCTTCCTAATGGTAACGCAGATTATATACCCCCTAAACGCCGTTCTCTTTGTGGCAGCATCATGCAAATTGATCGTAAATTTGGCGCTTCTGGCTTTTACCTATTAAAACCCTACGATCTCTCCACCGCTGTCGATCCCTCCGCCGCTGCCAGATACCCTTGGGACGTCGATCTTTTCACCTACAATGAATTCCACCCCTATGACACCCCGGTTCCCATTTCCCCTGTTTCCTTTGACGATTTCCTGAAAGGAGGCATTTGAATGTCAGCCCCCTACCCACCTACCACGTCGGTGATCGCGTCATCGTCCGCACCTGGGATGATATGATGGAAGAATTCGGCTCCGATCCTTACGGTGATATCGCTGTTCATCCCAATAAACTTTCTTTTATTCTTGGCATGAAACCTTTCTGCGGCAAAGAGTTTATTGTTGCCAGAATCGTTCATGATAAAAATCTTCCTGATGAACCCATTTATTTTCTCAATTATTCATCGGATGTTTATGTAGACCTTAATGATGGTGATTCTCCTCGCGGTTGGTTTTTCACCTCTGCTATGCTCCTCCCCGCAACCCTCCCCAATGAACCCCAAAACCGTATTCCCACCCCTTCTATTACCTTCAATGATTTACTTCAAGGAGTTATATAACTATGGATACTGCCCTTAACCCCAATAATTATCCTACCTACAACGTTGGAGATAAAGTTACCATCCGCCAATGGGACGATATGGCCGCTGAATTTGGTTTGGACGAATATGGTGGAATTAAAGTTCCAAAAACTTTCACAGAGTTTATGAAAAAATATTGTGGGCAAACACTCCCTATTGTTCATGTACGCCGCTATGCACCTCAATTTTTTGATTCTTATATTCTCGACGGTACTTCCGTGGTTTTTTCTTCCCCCATGTTTGAACAATCTTGTCCCACAGTTGTCTGCGCCTCCACTCTCTCCTTCGATGATTTATTGAAAGGAGCTGCCGCTCAACTGGCAAATCCCCAAGCATAAATACCACGGCGCTTCCATGGCCGATTTTGCCAGCCACACCCCGCCATGTCCCAATTATCAACCTCAAAAATAAAACAGCCTAACAAGGTATAGAATCATTTGCTGATCTTATTTCAGTTCATGCTTTCACTCTTCGGTTATATCCAAGAGTTCGAATTTGTTACCGCCTCCCCCTCCCGGATCGTAGGCGCCTTCTGCAGACCGAGCACCTCATCGCCTGCCGGCGACAAAATCAAAAGATCCACCACAGAGCCAAAACAAGCGATAATACGTCATTCGCAAGACAAACTTTCGATCCATCTCAAGAAGACCGTTTCCCACCAGCTTGTTCCCTGTTTTATTTTGAATCTATTTTTACATCAGAAAGGATCAACCATTATGACCAAACTTACCTATACCCTCGCTATCATCAACGGTACTGTCTGCTATGAATGTCAGCCCTCCACCCCGCACGCCTTCTATTCCTGCGGCGGCTGGTTCGCCCCGTTCTGCACCGTCCTCGAACTCACTTGCAAAAACACCGTCAAAGCATAACAAATATCTAATATCCATTTATCCCATATCACAGAAAGGAACTTTCAAAATGACTCAAAATCTTACTCTCGTTACCCAAAAGCCTTTTGGCTCCCTCACCTGCAACTTCTATAAAGATGATGCCATTGAAAACGAATTTTATATGACAAGGCGTCAAATTGGTGAAGCACTAGGCTATGTAAAAGCTGATGATGCTATTCAGCAAATTCATGATCGAAATAAAGACCGTCTTGATCCACTTTCAACAACCCTCACTTTGGGGGGTGTTGAAGGAAATAGATGGGTAAATCGAAATACTCGTGTCTACACCCTCCGCGGTGTTATGGAAATCTGCCGCTTCTCCCGCCAGCCCAACGCGGATAAGTTCATGGACTTCGTATGGGACGTTATGGAATCCCTTTACCATGGCCGCAGCGTCCTCGCCACCCCGGATCAAACCTCCGCCGTCGCCATGCAAACCATCCAGGCCCTCGTTGATTCCACCCTCAAAACCCAGGCCGAAACCACCCGCTGCATGGTCACAATGACCTCCACCCTCGCCGCCCTCGCCAATCACTTTGCCGGCGCTGTCCCCGTTCAGCAGCCTGCCCCGCAGCCCGTCACCGTCACCCCCAAGGATTATGCCGTCCATGATGAACCTGTCCCCAGCCCCAAAAACGAATCTACCCCGGCACCTGCCCCGCAAAAGTCAAATGTCTCTGTTGCTGTAACCTCCAAACCTGTATCCACCCCCGTCACCTGGCGTGATGAAGTCTATCAGACTATGGATAAAATCATCCGCAACGCCCCGGAGCTTTACTCCTCCCGCCGCGATATCCTCAGCCAGATCTACACCAAAATGAAACGCGATTACGGCTTTGTCCAGGAGCAGGAGCGCATCAACTACCGCAAGTCCCACCCCTATGATCCTAATCTTTCCACCATCCAAATTGTCGAATCCTCCACTACCTATCGCGAAATCTTCGATTCTATTTTGAACGATCTCTATAACGATGCCATCATCAAGCACGTCCGCAAAAACGATTCCAACCCCAACTCTCAGCTTCCCCTCGGTGTCCAGCGGGAACTCGGCCTCATTAAAACCGAACCCTGCATCATCAAATCTCCGGCCACCTCCGTTCTGGATGAACAGCCCGTTCCCGCCCCCCTGCCGGATGAATCCGCAAAGCAGCCCAAGCCCGCCCCCTCTCAGTCCCTTTTGGATGAACGTGCTGCCGCCATCAATGCCGCCATTGCCAAGGCCGCTGCTATCTACTATGATACCTCCTGCAACTTCTCCGTCACCTACCGCAACGTCTATAAAATCATGAACACCGATTGGAACGAAGCTCATATCCAGTTCCGCAACCGCTATAACCGCACCGCCCAGCAGCTCAAAACCCTTGTCATGTACAGCGGTGTCCTGTTTGATCGCTTCAATGCCGCCGTCAACACTTATATTAACGCCGCATCCAAGCCGGAAGTTGAATCCGCACCCGTAAAGGAGGCTTGAAATATGTCCACTCTCACCATCCCCGTTCAAACCAAACAAACCCTTACCGGCACCTACGCCAAATCCAGCAATGATCTTTATTTTATCTCCGAAGAACCCGACCTCTTTCCTCCCAACCCCCGCACGGATTGGGATTGTTACTCCACATTCTATATTGCCCCCAACCGTTATTTCTCCGGTGATATACCTGTCAGCGCTTTTGTCCCTGATGTCAAAGCCGGCATCGAACCTGAATACGTCAAACTCCCTATCTATGCCTACATTCACTCCGCCATCGCTCTCTCCACCACGCCGTTCCATGATGATTTTGATTCCGGCCTTGCCGGTTTCGCCGTTTGCACCCGCCAGGACGTGGCCGACCTCGGCTACTCCACCCCGGACTGGCGCTCTCATGCTGAGAACGTGATCAAGAGTGAGCTTGAACTCTATCAGCAGTATCTCAACGGCGAAGCAAAAGCTCTCACCCTCTATCAATATAACCCCGATTCCAATGAGTGGGAAGTAAACGGTTCCTGCGGCGGCTGCTATAACATCGAATCCGATCAGGATATGGTTGATGTCTTCTTTTCCAACGCCACCGCCCTCGACCACCCCGATTTTGAATCCTGAACCCCCCCTACATACAAAAAAAGGAAGTTGATCTTATGCTTTACACCGTCAACGGTCACGAATATTCTTCCGATTCCACCCCCAACCAAAAAATTCTCGACCAGCTCATCAACCGCGAAGTCTTTTGCAATATGAACCTGGAAATGGATTTTATCCTCTCCGCCCTCGCTTATGACGCTAGTATCCCGGAAGCTCCTCCTTTCGATGAATCCGATTACGAATCCGCTATCTGTGATGCCTCCTCCCAAACCTGCTCCGAGTGCGGTAATTCCAGCTACTTTGATGAAGTTGACGTCACGGACCTCGATGATTCCAAATTCCAAAACCCGGATTATGATTCTGACGTCCCGGAAGCTGTTGCCCCCTATATCTGCCCCGTCTGTGGCCTCACCTATCCTACTCTCGCCCAATCCCGTGCCTGCTGCGAGTCCGAAACCGTTCATGTCTGCCAGTGTTGCGGTGCTGTCTACAGCGACGATGAATACGATGACCTCGATACCACCCCGCCCGAAATCTTTGAATGGTGGGCAGTCTCCAACTGGTTCGGTGAAAAGCTCAAAGCCCGCGGTGAAGTCGTTATTGATTGCTGGGGCAAGTCCTACTGGGGCCGCCAGACTACCGGTCAGGCCATCTCTCTTGATTTCGTTATCGCTTCCATTGCCAAGGAAATGCAAATCCTGGATGGCCAGCTCTATTCCTGGGCACCCAAACCCCAGTCCAAATCCGGCAGCCCCACCCCTATGCCGAATCCTATCATCACTGACGCTGCTTGTTATGGTGCTCATACTGTTCAATGAGGTGATTTTCCTATGACCTTTCAAGACCTTTACCTCGGCCAGCGCGTCCGCATCCTCTCCTGGGATGAACTCAATTCCATCAGCCATAATGATAATGTCTATGGTATTCGCTTGCCGGACAACACATTCTTTAGTAACAAAATGAAATACCTCTGCGGTGCCACTCTCACCATCGTAGGCGAACCTTCCTATCTTGACAGCGATGAAGATTATCTTTCTCCCGATATCTTCCAGTTCGATGATCCTCTTCTCTCTTTCTCTCATATTGGAATCCGCAACTGGTTCCTCTCACCCGCCATGCTCGCCCCTCTTAACGAATCCTCTTCCGTCATTCCTCCCGCCATCTCTTTTGACCAACTCCTTGCCGGAGGTGAACTCCCTCAATGAAACCTCTTAACCCTGCCGATTACCCTACCTACAACGTTGGAGATAAAGTTACCATCCGCCAATGGGATGATATGGAATCCGAATTTGGTTTGGACAAATATGGTGGAATCAAAGTCCCAAAAACTTTCACAGAGTTTATGAAAAAATATTGCGGACAAACACTTCCCATTGTTCATGTAAACCGCTATCCATCTCCAAAATTTGATTCTTATTTTTTCGACGGTACTTCCGTGGTTTTTTCTTCCCCTATGTTTGAACAATCCAAACTCCAATCCGTTCCGCCCTCTTCTCTCTCTTTTGATTCTCTTCTCCAAGGTGGTGACTTCTTTTGATTCCCGAAACAACCGATCTTTTTTACCCCACCATCCTTCCTAACCAAGAAATTCTCTTTCCCTCCTTCGCTCAATGTAAAGCTCTCTATGATGATTTTTGTCAAAGCTCTGATCCGCGCAAACAATCCGTCGCTCGCTATATGGACTTATCAGATTGGGCTCGTTTCGGTTTCTGTCCTGTTTCTAACTTTTATGCCGTTTCCCGCGGTGATTTTGATTTCCCTCAAATCGTTACTGCCACAGGTGTCTGCAATAAAAATTTCTTTGGGTTCACAACTCAGGACGGCAAACTGTATTACGCTTCAAAAATTTATGCCGCCTACCAATCTCTTATTGAATCCTCCCCCGTGCCTACTCCTCCCCCTTCCGTTTCCTTTGACGATTTACTTCAAGGTGGTGCTTAACCTATGCCGTCTTACCCTCACAATTTTCAGCCTGGCGATACGGTCACAATCCGCGCCTGGGATGATATGCTCTCTCAATATGGCAGCCGGGATAGATTATGGATTAAAACCCCTTATATAATCTTTGGCCCTGATATGAAACAGTATTGCGGTCACTCTTTCAAAGTCAATAGTGTCCGGCCATCCCTTAACGATGAACATTGGATCTATACATTAGACAACGGCCACTATTTCCCTTTTACCGAATATATGTTCGTTTTACCCCTACCTGTTCCTGCTTCTACCATTTCCTTTGATGACCTTCTGAAAGGAGCTTCTTAATGGATTTCAATCCTCAACCCGGTGATACCGTCACCATCCGCACTTGGGATGACATGGCAGAAGAATACGGTTTGAATGAAAGTGGTGAAATTAAAACTCCGCGTATCACCATTTTGAAAAGCATGAAACGATTCTGCGGTCACTCTTATGTTGTAAAAGAGGTTCACCATACACCTGATAGACGAACGTATTCTTTTTACGGTTGCCCTTTTTACTTCCCTATCTGTGCTCTTGTCGGTTATTCTTCCTCCCTACAGTCCGTCCCCATTTCTTCCATCTCTTTTGATTCCCTCATCCAGCCTCTCACCACCCCTGAAAGGACTACCCAATGAAACAATTTTTCCAAACTGACCCGGACACCCGCCAGTACTGCCGCGCCCTCTCTCCCACTACATACCAGTTCACTGATATCGTTCCTTTTCACTCCAAATCGGCTTCTCCCAACCGCAATTATTATGCCGTTGCCGCCGAAACGATTGACCTCTCTGCCTACACCATCCGCCAGCTGGAACAATCCGTTGAGCCTTATTACTGTTCTCTGCGCGGTCTTGTCTCCGCCTATGGTTCTGATACCACCTTGCCGGAAATTATGCAGATCATCGCGGAATGTGTCTTTGAAAACATCGAAACCCCAAAACTTGTTTCCCCAGCTGCTGATTATCCCCGTGCCGTCTCCTACCAACGCCAGTGGATTTCCCGCCAGGAATCTACCCCCGGCCTGCCCAAAACGATGTTCAAATCCCTCACCGATTCCGTCACTGCATCTTAAATTAAGGAGATGATTCTATGTCCTACTTTACCCGCTACACTCTCGATGTCTTCCGCGATGACACCCCCGCTTTTATCCCGGAGCAAACCCGCTGTGCCATCCAGCAGAAACTTCAAACCCTTTACGCTGATGCTTCCCCTTGCCTCATACCCTTTGATCCTTCCGCCTATTTTTATGATGACGAGAATGATATCCTCACCTTCGACCCCGAAAACGAATGTCCGTTCGATGTCGCCAACGATATGATCGCCCTCTCCCGCTCCTTCCCTTCCCTCACCTTCCGCATTACCTCCAAAGGCGAATGTGACGATGACTACTGGCGTCAGTATTTTGTCAATGGCAAAACCTGTACCTGCCCCGGCAAAATCGAAATCACTTATACCCCTTATGACCCCCGCAATCTCAAAGCCCCGGACCAATAACCGTACCACTTCCCATTTTTGTAATATTTTCCACCACCTTGTTTTATTTTTAACATTGTTCCGTAACAAAAATTAAAATTAAAAGGAGTTACATATTTATGAAAATCGTCAACACCGGCATCGAGTACCAGATCTACGATGATTCCCTTCGCACCTTTGATTCCCTGCCCGCCGCAACCTACTGCGTCCGCTTCTCCAAGCTCAGCGGCTTCTATCTGGAATCCCGCCCCAACATGCAGGTCAACGAAACGGTCTATGGCCCGCATGAATCCAAGGTCGAAAAAGTCATAGCGTCCTACAACGCTTTCCCGCGTTCTCTTGGCGTCATCCTCAGCGGCGCAAAAGGTATCGGCAAGTCCATGTTCGCCCGCCTGCTCTCCACCCGCGCCATCTCTGCCGGCTTGCCCGTCCTCATTGTCGATGAAGCTATCCCTGGCATTGCCTCCTATCTCGAATCCATCGACCAGGAAGTCATGATTCTCTTTGATGAATTCGATAAAACCTTTGCTCACCCCTCCGATAATGATAAAACCGATCCTCAGTCCACTATGCTCTCCCTGTTCGATGGCACCTCCAACGGCAAGCGCCTCTTCGTTGTCACCTGCAATGATCTCAAAGGTCTCAATGATTTCCTTGTCAACCGCCCCGGCCGCTTCCACTACCACTTCCGCTTCGATTACCCCACCGCTGATGAAATCCGCACCTACATGCAGGATAAGCTCAAACCGGAATATTATGACCAGATCGATGCCGTCATTGGTTTTGCCGGTCGCGTTGACCTCAATTATGACTGCCTGCGTTCCATCGCCTTTGAACTCAACACCGGCCTGCCTTTCACGGAAGCCATCAAGGATCTGAACATTGTCAACCTCAACGCTGAGCACTATAACATCACCATGAAATTCGCAAACGGTATTGTCTATACCGCCAGCAATGTCCGCCGTGATCTCTTCGACCCCTCCTCGGAAGAATACGTTCGCTTCTTTAACAAAAACGGCGATTTTATTTTTGAAGTCACCTACAACAATGATTCCGTTCAGTTCGATAAAACCTCCGGCACTCCCTTTGTTGAAGGCAAGGACCTCACATTTGAATATCGCCACATCTCTGATGATGAACTCTCTGACCCGGATGAAAAGGCTTGCTATGATGCCATCGCCCAGATCAAATCCACCACTCCTGCCGCTCTCACTTTCCGCCGCACCCGCTCCCGCGATATCCACTACGCCGTCTAAGGGGGTTGTCCCATGTCCGCCACAAATCCACTTTACGATGAAGAACTTCGTTGCCGTCACTGTGCTTATCAGGGTACCAAATGTAAGCGTGCCAATAACACCACTGTCAATCTTGTTTCGGATTGCGCCCATCTTCATCGCGGTTCCTATCAGGGCATCTGTTCTGATTTTTCTCCCAATCCCAACTACCCGTTCTACTTCAAAAACTGGACAAGCTTCCAGGATTATTTTGATCACGCCGCCCCGGATATCCCCCGTCCCAACCTGTCCGACCAAACTGCTGCCGCTGTTTTCTGTTTCAATGGTGATCGCAGCACTCTTTACTTTGTCAGCCAGAACGATTTTATCTTCGGCAACCTCTATCAGGATGGTAAGCTCCGCACCGTCTATCGCCAGGTCAAAACCAAAAACATTCATTCTTCGTCCGGCTATTCATACCCAACCGAAGCCTGTGATTTCATTCCTCTGCCCCAAGGTGCATCCGTTCCGCTGGAAGCTGTCTGCACCACCCAGCCCGCCTATCCGCCTTTAATCTACACCCCGCCTCTCACCTCAGAACAGGATCGTCCTTATCCCTATGATGAAACTTTTACCTCAAAAGTTTGGGAAGGCAATGATTCCATGCCGCCGCCCACCGTCTGCCCCTGGGGTCCCAACGTCCACCGCTGGCTCTCTTATTTTGGCGAAGGCTACACCTCGGCAAAGGATGATTCTCCCCTCGATCTCTACTGTACTCCGTCCGCTGGCATCCGTCTGCAAGTTACCGGCCCCTATTTTTACTTAACGGAAACTCACCCCGGTGCCGAGTTTCTTTTCACCAACAATGAAACCCATCGCAACTTTCTGGCTCAAGCCTGCGCTCTTGCCCACCGCGATATGTCCAGGGGCCGTGCCCTGCAACTCCTCTCCCGCACAAAACCGGATTGCAAACTCTGGCAGATCTTGCGTACCCACTGCCTGCCCCTTGCCCAGTCTGCCCATGATTTCACCCAATAAATCGGGTATTTGCAAAAATAGGTGGTTTGAATAAAACCATCTGTTTTTACAAATACCACAGGCATTTGGATGTTTGTTGCGCCTATCGATTTTCCCAGTTGATAGCTCCGCACGAGTGGCATTGTCTCGTACAATACCGCTCACAGCAAACACCCAGCCAAGGGAAACACAACCTCCTGTTTCAGCAGGAGAGACTTATCATAAAGGAGGGTAGCGTATATGCCTACTGTATATGTGTTAAACAAAGATGGTAAACCTTTGATGCCAACGACTCGCTGTATGCATGTGCGCCATCTCCTTAAGAATGGAAAAGCACGAGTCGTAAAATCAAAACCGTTTACTATCCAGTTGCTTTATGAAACTGATGATGTAGTTCAACCCCTATACTTGGGTATCGACCCTGGTAGGACCAACATCGGCGTTGCCGTTGTCAAAGCAGACGGGGCGGCGGTCTTTACTGCGCATCTTGAGACCCGCAATAAGGAAGTCCCTAAGCTGATGAAAAAGCGTAAGGAATCACGCTGCGCAAGACGCACCAACGGCAGACGCTGCCGCCGTCAGCGGAGAGCAAAAACCAACGGCACTATTTCTAAGAAGTGCGTAAAGCAAACCACTGCTCAAAATGGTAGTGTTAGTAAACGTGCAAAAGAAATTGGCGTTATCAAGCGCCATCTTCCGGGTTGTGAGAAAGATGTACTTTGCATTGGTATCAAAAACAAAGAGGCAAAGTTCACCAATCGTGCAAGACCGGAAGGATGGCTTACGCCTACTGCAAATCAGTTGCTACAGACACACATCAACTTGGTGAAGAAAATTCAGAAGTTTCTTCCTATCAGTGATGTTGTGCTTGAAGTCAACAAATTTGCGTTCATGCAGCTTGACAACCCTAACATTCAGAAATGGCAGTATCAGCAAGGCCCACTCTACCAAAAAGGGAGCCTTGAAAATGCTGTTTCTGAAATGCAGGAACACCATTGCCTATTTTGTGAGAAGCCCATTGAACATTACCATCATGTAGTACCAAAATC